CAATTTTAAAAATCATCTATCTAATTAGCTATTCTATTTATGATACCGGCTAATTCAATTAAATTCTATTTATATGTTGATAAATTATTTTTTAATTTTTGATTTTCATTGCGTAAATAATTAATTTGGTTTTGATTTTGTTGTTGTTGTAGATCTAACTCATGACCTAGCTAATTAAGCAAATTTTGTATTTCCATTATTCTATAATCTCCAAATGATAATTATTTTTTTCATTTAAACAGTCCAAAAGAGTATAAAATAAACTATGATAATAAGGTGGAACCCATTCTGGAGATAAACAGATAAAATATTTATCATAAGAATTAGCAAATTTAAATTCTTTAAATGGTATTTTGTTATATTCAAAAGGTACTTCATAATTAGGATTCCAAGAATTATTATTATGAACCCAAGTATAACTTTTTAATTTATTCTAATCATAGAAATATTTAACCCAATCAGCACAACTACAATCACACAATTTATTTTCTGCGTCTTTAGGATTATAAAAAATATCATGATGATGATCTATATTAGTTATATTTAAATCATAATCATATTGTAAATATTCTTTTATTTTATTATGACCATAAGAAATATAAATAGAAGTTGTTTTATCTATAGTTCGTAATAAATATCTAAGTATATTAGAATAAATATTTAAATCAGCAGGAGTTGTTGTAAGATTGGGTAAACTTTTTAATAAATCATCCCAATTAGTCCCAGGAACCATATTATTATATAAATTAATACTTGGTGCCATAATAATATCAAAATCTATGCTTAATACATTCATATATTATTTCCTTATAACTACTAATTTTTCACTGGCTCTTGTAATGCCAGTATATAAATATTTCTAATGTTCTAATGTATCAAAAGGATGGGCTTCTTCAATTAATAACACTTTATCCCATTCACTACCTTGAGCTTTCCAAACAGTTATTGCATAAGCATAAGCAAAATAATAAGGAGCTTCTAATGCATCAGAATTTCTAGCAAAACTATTCATTCTAAATGCTTGCTTATTATCAAAGGCTGGAGTACCTGTAATTAAAGCCTCATAATCAATAGGTATAGATTCAAATCTTCCATTGGGTATATCCATCCCCGTAAACATATACTGAAGTTGTTTATTATAAATAAAGCTTGGATAATTATATGGAATAATTTGATAATTAGTAATCGTTCCAATACATCCATTAGTTAAAGGCCATAAACCATCAGTAGATGTAAAATCCCAATGGTTAGTTAATCCTATAATTTTATCTCCTATTTCTGGAGTAGCTCCTCGTCCTTGTCGCTCTCGAACTTTATTATTAATTTTAATACGTCTTTTATTAGATGCACATAAAGTTTGATCTGCCCAATCATACATTTCTGGAATTAATTCATATGGCCTTAAAATCTAGACCTATTCTTTAGCTACTGGGAATTGCCCAAGGGGTTTACCTTCTCGTACCCACATAGATAATCTAATAATTTCACTATCTTGGGCCTGTCGCATAATTTCATCTAAAAAGATATGCGGCCTATCTAAGACATGATTATCTTCATTTTGGTCTACTGGAGGAAGCTAAAAGGGATCACCACAAGCAATTACATATTTATGGTGAGAAAGAAGTAAATCCCACATTGTTTTAGGTAACATTGATATTTCATCTACAATGATTACTTTATATGGAATAGGCCATCTTTTTTTTAAATAAAATGTACCATTAGGTCTTGGTTTAGCTTCATATAGTAATTTATGTGCTGTTGTTGCATTAGGACATCCTTTTGTTTGAAGAACAGTGGCTGCTTTACCAGTATAAGCTACATATGCTACATCAGTTTCAGGATTTAAATTCAATGATTGAACTATAAATTTTACTAATGTAGATTTGCCCGTTCCAGTTAAGCATAGCCAGCAATACAAGTATAAGGTTCACGGCTCTTGTATCTGGCTACGGCAATTTTCAATCCAGCATTCTATTTATCAGTTAGTATCAATGGGATTTACTTCTCCTTTCCATATAAATTCATCATTTTCAAAGACTACCTTCATTGGTTTTTCTTGAGCTGTTGGAATAATATAAACATAATCTTCATCAAATGGCATTTTTAATCTACTATCACCATTTTCATCAAAAATTTCTAAATCATATTTTCGATTTGAGCTTTCGGTCTCTACGCCTGCTCTTGGCCGGAGCATAGCCATTTTTTTGTTGCCTCTACCGCCCCTAATTTCATAGGCATCACAAGGAGCTATTTTATTAAATTCATCAAGTTTAGTTATTAAATCATTAATAGCTTTTCCAGCTTCTTCAGCTGAAATACCAAAGCTACCCCAAGAAGCAGCCATTTTATTTATAAGTTTATTAAATTCATCTTCATTGAACGAAGTATTCATAGGCTATTGTTGCATATTGTTGTCTAACATAATTTGATTGTGGTAATCCTCTTTCATAGCATTTCATAAAAGCTAAAGCAGCTTCTTGCTCATTTTCCAATTCTAAAAATTTTTCAAAATTAAAATTATTTGAATAACAAAAACCAAACATATCAATTTGATATTTAATATCATCACGAAGAAAATCCATTTGACCCTTTAGGTCTGCACCCCATACTTCATCAGTAAATACCTGATTCCATTGACATAATCCATAAAATCCATTACCATAAATAGTAGTTTGCAAATCTAAAGTCCCGCCACCAACCTCAGCCATCATATTACCTAAAATTCCAGCACATACATAATTATTCCAGCCAAGATTTTTCATATATTCCCAAATAAGAGTAGCGTCCTTGTATTCAAGGTCATCTAATTCTTTATTAATTTTATCTAATTGATTTTGATAAAATTTAATAATTTCATTATAAAAATACCACTGACTTTTAGCACTTATAATTGGTTGACTATTTTCTGTATAACCAATCATTCGAGCTTTATCAGCCACTAAATGCACTTCTTCTTTTTTCAATGTATATTCTTCAATTAAATTGATAAGTTCCCAATAATTATTGGTTTCTTTTAAAGGAGTATATTCAACAGCTATTGCACTTACATTAATAGTTAAAATTAAAAGAATACTAATAATTATAATAATTTTTGTTTTCATATTTTTCTCTCTATCTATTAAAAATAATATTTTACATTTTTAGTAATATGATAATCAGTAATAAAAATTTCTGGATTAGTTTTTCCTAAAAATTCATTTATTTTACAAGTACCTATAATATCAATAATAATACATCCTGTATCACTATGTAAATTATTATATTCTTCTTGATTGACATTAAATTTAATTAAATCTAAATCATTTGGTAATTTAATCTTTAATGTTCCAGTAGTCTCTTTAGGATAATAAATTACATTATTATTTGTAAGTTTTAAATTTTTAATAACTATATATGGCTCTTTAAAATTCTATCCCCATAAAGGTTCAAATTCTGGTATTTCTAATATAGTATTTATATCAATATTATTACTATCAAAAATATAATCGGCTAAATAAACTGGCTAACCATCATAACCATACAATTTACTATTTGTATCTGTTATAAATTTTCTTATATTGCTATCTGCGATTTTCGCACCAAAAGCTCCCTAATGACCTTCTGCAAATTCAAAATATCCAGTAGAGTTAAGATAAGCCTTAAAATCTTTTATAGGCTCAAAAAACTCATAGCCACGACCTGATCCTTCCCAGTATTTTATTCCATTTTCAATTACTTCATTAAGTATAAGAGTTGGCTTCTAAAATCTATTTGCAAATTCATTTGCAATTAATCCAGTTAAATTTTTATTTACCTCATACTTTTTCTCCAACTAAACAACTAAAATCTAATCATTTAATAAACCTTGTTCTTCGATTAATTTCTCAATTATTTCAACATTAGTATCACGGATCTTAGTCTATCGCGTTTTTACATTACCACTTACTCGGCATGCTTGTTCTACAATAGTTTCTGCCTATCCTTTACATCCTCTTTTGGTTGATGGAACTAAATCATAAGCAAGAAAATCTAACATACTCTAAAATACAACTTGTCGTTCATCAATTTCTCCAACACGTGTGACTGCATTAATAAGTGGAGCAATATAAAAAGCAACACCCATAGGAGTTAAAGTTTCTTTTAATTTGAATTTATTTTTTTCCATCATACCTTTAATATAGGGATTTTGAGGATTTTTTAAACCTTGATTGATAAAATAACGAGTTTCATAAGGTCTACTATCTACCATATCTCCGATTAACCCAAGAGCCACTAAATCTAAATACTTGTTTGAATAATTAGTATTAATAATTTCATCAATAGCATTACAAAATTTATATACTATTGCAACACCTGATAGTGCTTTATTAGGGTAATTGTCTAATTGATTATTAATCGTACAAGCATAAGGAGATATTTTATCTACTTCGTGATGGTCTAAAATTAATATATCAATACCTTTATCATAAAGCACTTTATGTTCATTATACTAATTACTTCCAGCATCTGGGATTATTACTAACTTAGTATCTTCTGGAATAGTATCTAAAATAATACCATGAGTTTTCTGCGTATGGACTCTATAATAAACATTATTAGATACATAATAAGGAAATAAATTATATAAATAATTAATTAATAACGCTGATGATGTATAACCATCACAATCAGCATCTACCTAAATAAAAATTTTATTATTCTATTTAATATGTTTTAATAATAGTTTAATTCCCTATTCCATGTTATTTAATAATTTATTAGGATATATATCGGATTGCGTGGGATTAAGAAAATGCTAAATATCTTCAGTCTTAATCCCACGGTTATTCATTATTGTTTCTAATGGAGTTTTTTGTGTATCATTAATTAATTTATAATTCATATACTTACTCCTTATATAATTATTCGGTCTTTATATAATTTAAGAAATAATTCCGGCCCTTCATCAGTTGGACTATCCTTATAATTAGTAAGCATATTCTTATCAAAAATAAAAGATATATTAAAATAATTTCCATATTTAGCTTTTATTTTTAATAAGTTATTCTTTAAATGATAAAATTCTTCATCACCTATTTTTTGAAACTGTCTATCAAAAGCAATAATAATATCTTTGGCACCAACTTGTTCTAATAACTTCATTTGCTGCGCTGATACACTACTGCCGCAACAAGCTACTGTTATATCATTCTCAAAACCAAAATAACTTTGATATTGTAGAGTAGATTTTTCACCTTCAAATATTATTGCTTTTCCTAATCTACTTATATTTGCTTTACTATTATTTAAATTATATAAATTCATACCAAGAGGATGGGAATAAAGAATTTTATTAATTTTAAGTGGTCTATATTTACCATATAATAATGCTTCTTCTTTCCCTAATACTCTTCCTCTTAGGCCTATAAAATCTCCATCTATATTAAAATGAGGAATTGTAATTGCATCGCCGCCAGGGTAATAACCAATTATCGCTTGATCTAATGCCTCTTGGCTTATTCCTTCTTTTAACCACGGAGTTAATTTTATATTATAGTTAAATCTACTTAAAATTTGGCTATCATAAATTTTTAATTCAACTTTAGAGTTTAAATTTTCTTCTATGTTATTTTTATCATAATTAGCTAAAATTTTCCAATCTTCTAACCCTAGCTTTTCAGCATCTTCTTCAACTGAACCAGCAATCCCAAAATAATTAGCTATCCAACGAACTGCATCATTTAAGTCATATTCTTTATTAGATTGGATATAAGCGACTTTAATTACTAATTCAAATATATCAAATATATCATCACAGCCAGTATAGCATTTAAATAATTGACTATTTGAATAGTAATAAAGTTTTTTACTTCCTACTCCTGGTTCATTATGACAAATGGTTTCAGAAAGAATACCGAATTCACTATATTCAGGATTGCCGCCCCAAATATTTAGTAATTCAAAGATATTATCTAAAGTTAAATTATTTTTTATTTCTGTTTTATCATAGCTAATCATTATTAACTTATAAAATTATTAAAATGTAATTACATTAATACAAGTGCCTTTAACACCAAATTCTTCATTAACTACTTTAATAAGGTATTCCTTTGGATGTTTCTTTGCAAAATCACCCTTAGCTGTCTTTAAATACATTGCTGCCATTTCTTTCGGCATCTTATATTCAATAGTTCCATCCATAATCTTTTTTTCAAACATAATTTAATCTCCTTATTTTAAAAAGCACTATCTTCAGCAATTCTAATTTTTACATTTTCCATATCTACCAATTCATAACTCCAATCAGTGCAGAAAATTGGAATAATACGACAACAACCTAAATCAGCTTTACACCAAAGATAAATTCCTTTATATTTTCCTCGACGATTTTTATATACTGATAATTTTATTGTTGGACGTTCAAACGTATTTGTTTCAAGTATTTTTTCTAATGATTGATAATCATTATCACGAGCTTGAAGAAGAAGCATACCTACATCAATTTTATCAGCAATTGCTTTTGATCCACGTAAAACATTCTGGTCTGGCGTCTCACTATACTGGTAATCAGCATTTAACTGAGTAGCAGACATAATAAAAATACCATATTGATTACAAATATCTTTCAAACGAGTAGAAAGCATAAAAAGAATATTATCTTCTCTTAATTTTACACCACCACTACGCTTACTAATTTCTTCAAGAATTTTCATACTTGTATGAATATAATCATGAAATACATATTTAACTCCATGATCGCGGATATTTTTCTTAATAACATTTTCTACATCACGCAAAGAAAAATCTGGCATTTCAACAACAAATAAATTAGCCTTACGAAGATATTGTGCAGCTTCTCTTACTCGTGCTAATTCATCACCAACATATTTACCATTTAAAATATGGTCTTCATTTACGTTAGATAAAAATGCCAACATCATAGTTTGAATTTCATCTTTAGTTTGTTCAGTAGAAATAAATAAAACAGGTTCTCCTCCGCCACCAGATTTGATCCATCCAATTCCTTCCTGATAATATTTTTCACAAGAAAGATAACAAGCGTCAGCAATCATACTACGAGATTTACCTACACCAGTTGCTGCTGAACGTAGATAAAATTTATTTAATCTTGCTCCACGAGTAACTGTATTAATTAATGGACCAAATAATGGAGCACCAACTTCAGGATGTTCCAAAAGATTGTCAATTAATTCATCAATATTATTGCCGGCCTAGTAAGCATCATTTTCCATTTCAGCTACGTATTGATATTTAATTTCTTCAATCTTATCATCAATACGTTGAGCAATTTTTTCTAATGAAGCATTATCTAACCATTCTTCTTGAAGCTGCCGTTTTTTAGTGTCTAAAATATTATCAGGGTCATATATATCACTTACATCAAATCCATATCTATCATAAGCACGAAGTAATGACATCTTCTTTAAACGCCCATAATAATAATCAAAAGTAGTATTATCACTATGTAAACTGGCTTCTTGAATCCATTTATTTCCTTTTTGGGCTTCATAAATAGCTTGATATTTTGGACGAGTGCTTAAAAAATCTCCAATAGCATCTAAGGTAATACTCTCTGCGCCAAGCTCATGTAATTTATATATTGATCCATATACTATCTTATGAAAATCATTATCAAAATCATCTTCAGTGATAATATATTTGTCAGTATAATCTAATAATTTAGGATTGTTATATACACAACCAATTGTCTAAATAATGGCTGTTGTATCAATATATTTTGAAGCCATTAATCCTCCTTGTCATCCAAAAAAGAAAACAGATGTTTCCGATAAGGTTTAGGCTTAGGCCGTGGTATTATTATTTCTGTTTCTTTTGGAATATAATTCTCAACTGTTTTATTAGTATTTTTTTGTTGAGCTAACCAAATAGCATAATAGTAATTAAATGCTTGCTTATATACCCAAGGCACTATACCAATACCATCGTTTGATTTCTCTACTGGATTTTGTTTTACTTCATAGAAATAAACTAATGATTTTAAAATTCCACTATAAGTAAAATTATATTCTTTAATATAATTTTTAATTTGTTTTTGAATACGAGGATCTACATAATCAGTATGAAATAATTGATTGATATACTATTCTAATTTCATTTTATCTAAATCTTCTTTATTCATTACTTCTTCTTTACGTTCTGCACATTCAGGATGTGCATAGCGTTTAGAACTTACTTGAACAAATGGATATTTATCTCTATCAAAAGTTTTCCCACAATATAGACACTTTACATTATGTGCTATTGGTTCTCACCACCAAACATTATAATTTCTATATATATTATACTAAAAAATAGATAAAAAATCAACCCAGAGTTTCCTCTGGGTTGATAATTATTTATTCATAAGTTCATCCTTAATATCATCAATAATAAGGCTTACAAATTCAGCTTGATCAATAGAGGTTTCAGAAATCTTCTTACCCTTACCAAGATACTTTTCAACAATCTTAGTAACCCGTGGTGCATAATATTCAGAATTCTTTGCCATAAGTTCACTAGCAATTTGCTGGAACTCATTCATAAGACCCTCATAATCATAAGTAGGAGCTTCAGGAGCAACTGTCATTTTTTCATCAGTGACAAATTTACCCTTAGTTTCTTCAGCTTCCTTGTCAATAGCAGCATGAATAGCATTTACGAGGTTTTCATAACTCATAGGAATTTCAGGCTCAATATATTTAAAACGGCCACCACAGTCAATAGCATCAGTGCCAGAACGAAGAGTCAATACTGACATTTGGCCTGGACCCTTTTGATGAGCATAGCCATAAATATCAGCCATACCAGTAATAACAGTTCGAGTAGATTGAGATAAACTGGGTCTAATAATATTTGCTTCAGTCCCATCAGGACGATTAATAGTTTGTTCCTTCTCATGGCCTAAGAAGAAAACAGCATAACCAAGACGAGTTAAGCCACGGAACACTTCATTAAATTCATCCTTAAATTTAATCCAACCCTTACCATAACCAAGATCACCCAAAGATTCAATACCATTCTGATTACAAATATATTTTTCACAATATTTTGCTGCTTCATCAATAGTATCAACAATAATTGCATCATAAGCTTCCTTTACTTCTGGACGCTTAAGATCACGATAAACCTGCTTCATTTCAGTCCAAGAAGTAATATCCGCCGCCATTACGCCAGGCAAGCAGTTATAACCTTGTTCGAATGCTAACAAAAGAGACTTAGGCATTTGAGTAGCTAAAGTAGTCTTACCAGTCTTAGGTTTACCATAAATAAAAGTAATATATCCGCCTAAATCTTTACTAACCTTATGAGGCTAAATTTTTAAAAGGTCAATAGCCATTATTTAATTTTCTCCTTTTTTCTCTAAATCAAATGGTTCAAAATATTTATTTAAAATTTCATTTATTTCTTCTCGATTTAATAAACTGTCATCATATATATTTAGTTTAGCTCGATGACCTCTAATGAGGTCATCATTATTTGGCTATTTATTAGAAGTTAAATCCTGCATTTCCATTAGAAGCTGTAGCTGGTTTTGCACCACTATTATTCTTAGTAGCAAGATATTCATCTCTACGCTGCTTAATAGTAGCAAGATAAGTCTCACGATCAGCAATTGCCTTAGTAAGTTCCTCAGAAGTATAAGTATCTTCCATATCAAATACGAAAGGCTCTTTCTGAGAACCAGTAATTACATAATCCTTATAAGTATTCTTAAATTCTTGAACTTCAGCATCGCCCCAAGAACTTTCCTTAGTAACCTTTTTTACAACAGTTCTAGAAACCTGCTTACCCCAAACTTCTGTGAGAACAGGATTCTTTTCAGAAGCTTCAAGGCCTTCAAAATAATTCATACCGCCTTCATTAAGGACTGTATAAGAAACAGGCAGAAGAGCTTTACGGAAATCAAAAGCATAACCACTAATAGTTACCTTTTCAGGAGTTTCCTTTTCGGGATTAGCTTCAGTACGGACGGCTTTAGTAATAAGCATTGTAGTCTTAAACTTGCAACGTTCAATTTCCTTCTCATTAAATGGTTCATTCACCATAACATGAACAAATCCACCTTCATTACGCTTAATACTTACAAGTTCTTCCTTACCATCACGTTCAGCATAAAACTCATTAAGACCAACAGTAGAATCAACACGAATACGAGTTGCATTTTCAACTCCATCGCCCATTACTGTATTATATTCACCATCAATAATCTTACGAAGAGTAGTAAATGTAGCATTAGTCTTACCTTTAGAGGTAGTTTCAGTTACATAAGTAAAATGAACCTACAGAACATTTGTTAAAGCATTATCAGTAACAATACTAATAGTGCCGCTAATAAAAGGAGTGCCAGGATTCTTTGAATTAGGACCGCTTTCCTTCATTTCCAGATTATGCTCATATAGATAACCTTCAATATGTGTTTCATTAACAAATTTCATTTAATATTTTTCTCCTTAATTATTCTTCAATTGTAATTTCTTTTCCTTTATTAGTAATAGCATAAACAACTGGATTATCATTCAATTTTTCTACAAATCCATCATTTACCAATTTACGCATTCCGCCAGAAACACTACGAGAACTAATGCCAAGTTCTTCAGCTACTTCGCGTGCCTTCCATGCTTCTTTTTCTGGATGCTCTTGAAGACAAATCAAAAGCCGTTTTCCATTTTCAGTAAATAAAGGATTCTCAATTTCATTATCATTACTATTTTTAAGGTAATTCCAATAGAATTCAGCATCTTCGCTCATTCCTACTGGATGTTCACAATTTTTAATCAAGTCATTTACAAAATCAATAAATGCTTGTTTTCTATTCATTTTTATTTAATCTCACTTTCTACTCTTTTATATAAATATTATATCATATTTTATATAAATTTTCAAAGTAATTAATTAATCAATAACTCTTGGGCGTAAGGAAGTGTTTCAATCCACTTACAAAATTCACGCCACTCAGGAAGACGATGATTCTTACGCTGCTTATAGATATTTCTTAGACAACGATAATTAGTAGTCATGCGTGCCGTTAAAGTAAATCCAGCAGGATTAGAATAAAGAATTTCAAGATATAATTTCTTTAACAATTCAGATATTCTTGTTGCTTCAACTGGCTTATTTTCTTTAATATATTTTTCTTTTAATGCTACTTGAGTATTATAATAATCAACTTTTTCTTTCATAATCTTGATAATTCTATCATCAACATATTTATTATATGCTTCATCAAGATTAAATTTAGTAATACGATGCATAGTAGATTGAGAACTTACAAATTCAAGGAATCTATAACGTTCTGCTTCAACCCACATTTTATTAGAACAAGTTAAATCAAAATTAACTCGAATGCCTGTCAAAAACTATCCGTGTGCTTGATTATCTTTTACACAAGCATTAATAAGAGTATCACAACGTTTAAAATCATTTTCATTTAATTCTCTGTCCTATTGGCTTTCAATGTCTACTGACATAGGATAACCCGCCGCAATAATTGACTTATCTAAATCATAAATACATACATTACTTACAATATCCATTAGGTTTCATCCTCCGATAAAGAATAGCCAATTACATTTCCAAGGCATTTAACAAGTAATTCAATTTCATCAATTAAAAACTTTTGACTATAGCCGCGTCCTTTATAACAATTAACATAATCAGCATAAGACATAAAATTTAAATCTTTAAATCCATAATATAGGGCTTTTTCCTACATCATTGCAGGATTAGAACATACAATAGTAGCTCCTGTATCTTTAGCAATTAAAAATAATCTACCTGTTTTACCAGAACCACGTTTATCAATAATTCTATACATTTTTTTTCTCCTTATTTAATACTATAACCAAATTCTTTTGCTTGATAAAATTCCTGCCAATAATCTTCTCGACTATCCAATAGGGATTTATCACAATCTTCAAGAACTTCAAAAGTAAATTGTTCCGGACCTAATTCATACATTGCCGGATAAAGCTTATTACGGGTTGGTGCTTCAGCACCTACTCCACGTTTTATATGTTGTTTCCAACGGTCAGCTATATTAACTGCCTAACCAATATAGCATTTCTAACTTTCTATATTAGTAATTTTATAAATACCTGTACGAATTTTCTAACCAATTACTCTGCCTATTAAATCACTATAAGGTTTTTCATAATATACTTTCCAAATTACTTTATTAATTGGTTCAGCACTTCTTAAATAAGGAATAATTGAACGAATTTTTTTAATTTCTTCAATATCAATTTCACTTAAATTAAGTTTATAAAACTATTCTTTTTGTTTTACTTCTTCCGCACGTTTATTAGCTTCAACAATTGCATCTTGTTTTGCTTTTGCATCAGCTAATTTAGTAAGAACTAATTTTAATTCTTTCTATTTTTTATCAATAGTTAATTCATATTGTTTAGCGGTTTCTTCAATTACTTTTAAATATTCTTGTTGATAGTTATCTTCTGCCTATTGGTATTCTTGAGCCATACGTTCTGCAGACTAAGCAAATTTTTCTGTAGCTAAATCATTTGCTTTTTGATAATATAATTCAGCATTTTTATTTGCTTGTTCATAACTATCATCAAGAGTTTGCTTTTTATCTTTTAAATAATTTATATCTTTAATTAGAGAAGTATATTCATTATTTAAATTAGATATTTCTTCATTTAACTAATTTTGTTTTTGAAGAAGTCTTTGACTTTCTTCAATTATTTTTGCGTTTTCTTCTCTTGTTTGAGTATCTAATTCAATTGTGGCTTTTAATTTATTACGCAGTCCTAAATATAAAAGACCAGCACCAAGAAGAAAACATATTACGCAATAAATTACAGTCATATTTAAAAAGAAAAAGGGCAAATTACTTTGCCCTTTTAAATTTTATATTAAATTACTCAGCGTCTTCTGCGTCAAGGTCAAGAGCAAGACCAGCTTCAGTAAGAGAGAGGAACTTTACAGCCTTATGGGTGCCATCATCAAGTTCAACCTCAGCAGGGGTACGAACGCCAAAGCCCTTGCGCTGAATAGCAGAAGTAAAGATGCCATCAACAGTACGCTTCTCAAGACCGAGAGCCTCAGCAACATCAGCAGCGGTGACCTATTCACCATTAACACTCTTTAGATAACTAAAAACTTTCTTAGTATTTTCCTTCATCATAATAAATAATAATCTCCTTAAATATTTTTTATTTTTATTGTTTTTTTTCTTTTTTAAGCATTTAGCTTATGTAAATATTCTACTAAAAAATTTTTTTAAAATCAAGAATTTTTTAGAATATCCTAAATAAGTTCATCCATAAGCATAATATCTTCCAAACTATCTACATGGCCTGAAAGCTTCATAATTTCATCTTTTGCTTGCTGAACTTGCTTCGGGTCTTCATTACGCTAAATTATCTATTCTAATTTAGCAATTTTATTAGCTAAATTTTTTAGCTCTTTTCTTTTCATATAGAAAAATTTTTCTTCCTTATTTACGAATATATTATATTATTTTTTTTGAACTTTGTCAAAATATTGTATTCAATAAACAATCCTGTGGATTTTTATCATTGCGGAATCCTTTAAAGAAGGCATGACGTAATGTATGATCTTTTACAGATTTTTCCATACATTGTAAAGAAACTACTCTATTAAGATACTTTTCAGGATGTTTTGCAAAATCAGCACGTAATTCATCAGTTAGGCCTGAAGAGACTGTTCCAATTTCTACAATGTTGCCATCATCATCATAGGCTCCAATGTGAATTGCAGTTTTCCATCCATAAAAATATCCTTTAGTAACTGGTGTATAACATCTTTCATTATCATTTACTAATTGAGGACCCCAATTAGTATTACTGCGGTTTTGAGTATATTTATAATAATAATTACCGCTTACTAATTTAGGATTAACCCAACCAGCAAAACAATGATCTTCTTCAAAACAATCATAAAAACTTGGTTCTTTTACTTCCCAATATTGCCAACTCTGAATTTCTTTACCTTCATATTCTTTAGTCGCATCATCAAAACCAATAAGAATTGCATCAAGATAATCAATTTTTTTAATTTTAATAGACGACCAAGCTGGTCTTTTGTCAGGAGCATATTGAGCAGTTTTTAATTTAAGAACTACGCCTTCTTCTCCATCTTTAAGAGCTTGAGCAGTATAATCATAAATATCTTCATAAATTGCTTTTGCAAGTTCCATAAATGGATATTGACTTAAATTAAATTTTTCCCAAATTTTACATAATACTTTATAACGAGTTAATGCACCATAAGATTGTAAATCTATTCCATTATATTTAATTACATCATGTAAATAAAAATGAACTGGATTATCTTTTTGGCGGTTAATAGCTTCATCAGCTAAACAACCCATTACTCGTGTTACATCTTTAGATGTTTTACCTGGATAATAAATTTCACCAATTAAAATTGTTCCCGTAGGAATAACTTGTAACGCTTCTTTAATATGAGGAACATTTGCTAATTTTTCAGTAAGAATGCCAGTATTTTTACTAACATTCCTACTGAAAAGATACATATGATTATTAGTTTTTTCAAACTCATACCAATATCCATCTTTTTTTAATTCAGCAAAATAATTCCCATTAATACACATTTCTGGAAACATATTTTCTTTTCCATCAGGAAGTTTCCAAATTTTCATTGCTTGAATACACTCAGCTTCAGGAGCATATTTATCAATAAGTTCTTGAGAGAAAGACATAATTTATGTCCCTTTCTTTATTTATATTATATTAAAATATTTTTTGAAATGCAAATCAAATTTTAAATTGCATTAAATTATCTAAACATTCTGCAATATATTTTCCAAAAGTAGATTTAGAACAATTAATGAAAACATCATGCTTGTCAGGGGATTCAAACAAGATTTGTCTTTCATTATTATCATACCAACATATTGACCAAGGTTCAATAGATACTATTTCTTCTCTACCTAAATAATTCTTTACATTTAAAAATTCAATATCATTTTTATAACTTTCTGAATATTTATATTCATAATCATCACAAAAATGCCTAAAATCATAATCTTTATAAATAATTTTTATTCTTTTCATTTTAAATATAATCTTCTCTTAAATTTTTGTAATTGATTTTACTCTACTATTTTTAATTACTGATGAACCAACAGCATATTTAGAACCCAATGTAATATCTTTAGCAGAAATACAAATATTGTGCTTATCGCCACCAATAAATAAATTATCTGTATCATTAATCAAAGAACCACCAACAATCGGACCAGTCATTTTATCTACCTTATATAGATTAATGCCGCGGCCACTACGTTTTTGAATAGGTAATTCACTTAATTTAACTTTTTTAGCAAATCCATTTTGAGTAAATAGTCCTAAATAATCATTATTGTCTCTTAATGGCAAGACACAGACAATTTCATCATCTACTAAGTTAATACCTTTTACACCACTGCTATTTCGAGAAGTAGATCCAATTTCACTACTGTTAAATCTAATTGCATAACCATTCTTTGTGAGAATAATTAATTGTTCATCTTTAATTAGAGAAACATTAGCTAATGCATCATTTTCTCTAATAATAACAGCAGACATACCAGTTTTCTTTTTTGTTTTAATATATTCTTCAAGAGTAGTTTTTTTAATTAAACCATTCTTAGAGGCAAATAAAACAAATTCGGCGTTTGTATCTCTATAAATAGAATACATTGTAGTAACTTTTTCGCCAGGTTCCATTGTAATCAATGCTGAAATAGGAGTTCCTGCACTTACATTTGTTCCTACTGGAATATCATTTACCAATAGACGATACATCTGTCCTTTATTAGTAAATAACATAAGATTATCAATAGTATTAGTTCTTAATACACAATAAGTAATATCTTCTTGTGATTTTATTCCCTTACCATTTTTCTTTTGGGTTTTAAAACTGGTAATAGGAATACGTTTAATGGTTCCGCCTTCAGTCATTATGACTACACATTTTTCAGGTTCTACATTAATAATTTCTTTTTCAGCTTTTTCTTCTACAATTTGAATTAATTCAGTTCTACGTTCATCGCCATATTTATCAACTAAATTTTTAAGGCGAGAACGTAATTCAGGAATAGGATTTTCACAAATGGCTTTAAGTTTAATAATTAATGCTTCAAGTTCAGCTTTTTCTTTTTCCAAATCCATTTTATCCAATTTAGATAATTTAGATAATTTCATGTCAAGAATTGCTTGTGCTTGAATATCAGTAAATCCCCAAGAAATTAAAGTCTGTTTAGCTTCATTAGAACTTTCAGATTGCTTAATCATTGCAATAATTTTATCAATCATATCTAATGCTTTTAATAGTCCTACAATAATATGTAATCTATTTTCAGCCTTATTAATTTCAAATTTACATTCTCTAATAATACAATTAGAATTAAAATCAATATATAATTTAATACAATCTTTAAGATTTAATTCAGTAGGAGTCTTATTAACAAGAGCTACTTGATTATAAGAAAATGTTGTTTGAAGATTCGTTTTAGCAAATAATTTACTTAAAACTGTTTTAATAGAAGCATTTTTTTCGCATTCAATAACAAGACGGAAGCCTTGTTTTCTATTACTTTCATTACGAATATCTTCAATCCCAGTGATATCACCAGCATCACACAACTCACCAATTTGAGTCATTAGATCTTCAGTGGTAATTCCATAAGGCATTTCAGTAAATACAATATTATTATTTTCAAATTTATATTTACCTCTAACCTTTACAGAACCATGCCCTGATTTCATAATTGCGGGTATATCATTTTTATTAATAATTACACCACCAGTAGGGAAGTCAGGACCAGGAAGCATTGGTTCTTTACCATCAATATAATCATAAATGGCTTGAGCAACTTCTTTTAAATTATGTGGTGCCCAAGAACAAGCCATTGCAACACCGATGCCAGAATTTGGATTACATAACAAATTAGGAAAAATAGAAGGCAATTCGACAGGTTCTTGTTTAGTTTCTGAATAATTAGGAACGAAATCTACACTATCTTTTTTAATAGAAGATAACATTCCTTCTTCAGTAATTTTAGCTAAACGAGCTTCTGTATAACGTTGTGCTGCAGGAGGGTCACCACCAATATTACCATTAGCCCCATGAAAATCAATTAAAGGATAACGCATTACCCAATTTTGACTTAATCGAATTAATGCACCATAAATAGAAGTATCACCATGAGGATGCCAATCAGCCATTACATTACCAACGATATTAGCACATTTAACATGAGGTTTATCATTTTTAAAACCACAATCATAAGCACCATAGAGGATTCTCTTTGCTACTGGTTTTAATCCATCAGTAGCATTGGGAATAGCTCTATCTGTATTAACGGCAACGGCATACTCAATAAAATTAGTGCCTAATTCATGTAATACATCATTATTCAGCATTATAGGTTGCCTCCTTTGAATGTTCTTTGATATAAGCTTTTCGAGCATTAACGCCTTGTCCCATTAAATCTTCAAATAATTTGTCAGTTGCTTCTATATCTTCTACAGTAATCTGTTTAATAATACGATTTTCAGGGTCAGTCAATGTTTCTTCTGTTTCATCAACATCCATTTCGCCTACGCGATTATCCAATATCACTATTGGCACTGACTATTTCTTCACTCAGGCTTACGTATTAACTGCCTTCATTGTGCTCACCTTTTTGAAATGCGTATCAATAGCATTTCTACTCCCTAACAACAGGGATAGTCGATACAGGTTTAAACTATGATATTTTTCCAATTCTAATAAGTCCATACATTCGTAAATGAACCATATGTTATTTTATTAGAATAGTCCTTATAAACTTTTCTTATATTTTCACCATTTTTACGACGTAATCTTATTTGATATACATCATTTTCATTTAAGCGAGAACGACCATTTTCACTACCTTCATTTGATGTGTTGTGTTTATGAAAATTTTTATTTTCTTCAGTAAATACTTCTGGCATAACATTTTTCCACGTTTCACCATTCCATATTTTATGAAAACCTGATTCTCCAATTAAATCTTTATAATCTTCATAAACTTTATTTTTTCGTTCGTGATTATTATATCGAGAACGAATATTAATGACATCTTGTTTAGTTAATTTATGACTGGGATGACATTCTTCAGCATTAAATTGTCCTCCAGGAGTCATGTTGTATTGGTCAGGATAAGTATTATAATATTTAATATAATACTATTCTCGTTCATTTAATTGATTCATTTTACATTCTTCTAATATTTCAAATGTAAAATTTTCTAACCCAAATTTTTGAATAGCCTGATATAATCGTTTATTAGTTTCTTTATTCCAATTATATTGGCTTTTATGTTCTTTAAATCGTTCTTCAATTTGAGTACTCTATCCAATATAAGAAAAATTATTTATTTTATTTGTAATTTTATATATACCTATCATTATAATTACCTCACTTAATTAGTAAGATAATATCATAGTTTCTTCCCACGAGATTATCTTCATTTATATTTAAATTTTATCCATTTCAAGATTTCCTGAAATGTCCAATTGTTTTTTGAAGACTACCTCGTTAGCCTATTACAATTAATAGACCCCACTGATAAGTGGTAAAGTGAGTAAGGGCCAGACTTTCTTCTTACCCTTTCATACGATTAACGATATACTTTTTACCTACATTTTCTTTACGAAATGCTTCAAGTGCTTCATCATTTTTAAGGTATTTATATTTTTTACCAATAGTAATCTTATAAAGTGGTGGCACACCAGCATATACATATCCATCTTTAATTAATTCTGGACAGAAATTCCAAATGAAGGTATAAAATAGATTTTTAATATGAGCACCATCCACATCAGCATCACTCATAATAATAATTTTACCATATCGTAAGTCCTCTGGATGATAAGTGATTTTCATATTCTTAGGATCAATAGTTAAACCAAATGCTTGAATCATAGTCATAATTTCCGCATTCTTTTGGATTTTATCAAGACTTGCTTTTTGAGTATTTAAAATCTTACCACGGACAGGCAAAACTGCTTGAAATTCATTATTACGAGCATCTTTTAAGTTACCACTTGCACTATCGCCCTCTGTAATATAAATTTCACATTGACTACGCTTCTTACTATAACAATCAGCTAATTTACTATCAAATTTTAAGGCTTTTTGTTTCTTTTCATTTTGATTACGAACAGTTTCTCTGGCTTTTCTTGCAGCTTCTCTTGCACGACGTGCATTTAAAGCCTTATCAGCAATAATTTTAATTGATTTTTCATTAAGCTCAAGCCATTGTCTAATACTTTCAGTAATCCAAGGGGTAAATGGAGACATATCTAATTTTACAATTCTACTCTTAGTTTGAGCATCATAACTTACTCCAGGAGTAGTAAGATTGAATACAAGATATAAGCCTTCTTGACAATCATCACCCGATAAATTTTCTTCTTTTTCTTTTAACCATTTTTTCTCACGGAAGAATTTATTTAATTCACGAGTAAGAATAGTTTTAATTAAGGTAATATGCGGGCCACTATCAGTAAGTCCGGTATTTACATAAGGAACAATGATAGATGAATAACTGCCAGTATAGGTTAATTCAAAATCTAATTTATTCTTTCCTTCATTCTTTTTAATAATTAATCTATTATTAATTATTTCAGTATTTTTAACTGCATCATTTACTAAATCAGTTAATCCATTAGCAGAATAGTATTCTTCACCATTAAGAAGAATTTTTAAACCAGGACATAAACATACAAGAACTTTAAATAACTGTTTAATAGTATTTAAATTGACTTCAGTATGAGTAAAAAATTCTTCACTGGGTTGCCATTGTACTAAGGTACCTGAAGGGTTATTTTTGTTATTCCAATCTCCACATTCGCGTTTAACAAATTCGCCTTCTTTAAACCAGACATGTTCATATTTGCCATCTCGATGAGTAATTACTTCAAGCCAATGAGATAGATATGTGGCTAATTTACTACCAATACCATTAAGACCCAGGGCAGTTCCTTCGTATACACCATCATCATCATATTTACCAGAGGTATTTAATACTCCAAATGATGCTTCAAGAATAGTTTTACCATCTTCTCGCATTGCATTTGGAATAAAACCTTGTCCATTATCTTCAACAATAATTACATTATCTTTAGTAATATCAACTTTAATAGTATCGCCATGACCTGCTTTAAATTCATCAATTGCATTTGATACAATTTCAATAAGTAATTGAGTAGAATATTCAGTTGAGCCACAATATACACCTGGTCTAAGACGAGTAAATTCCAATGGAGTTAATGATTGAATACTATCTTCTGTATATACTTTATTACTCATTCATATCTGCTCCTTTTTTTAAATTAATCGGATCAGTTTTACCAGTAGCAATCATATCAGCCAATTCATTGCCTTTAACGCCCGAATGACCTGCTACTTTACGCAAATCAATTCTATATCCTTTTTTGACTAAGTTATAATATGCTTGAATTAAATCAAGGTTTTCAGGAATTTTTTTATCACTTTTACGCCATCCATTATTAGCCCAACCATACATCCATTTTGTAAATGTCTGATGCACATAAGAACTATCTGTATATACAATAGGAATAGATCTAGGATCATTACCATATTGTATCATAGCATAAAGAACAGCTTTTAATTCTTGAATATTATTTGTAGTATTAGTCTCCCAATGGCCATAAGCGTCAATTAATTTACCATTATCATCACAGACTACTACACCATATCCACCTTTACTATTAGCTTTGCCATTATCTTGACAAGCTCCATCAGTGTAAATAATCATAAAGAAGGTCCTTTCTGCCAATCATGAGGATTATCCATCCGATATTTACGAATTAGCTGATTATAGGTTCCTTTAAGAAATTCTTCATTTAAGATAGCTTTTGGATTAGTATGATATTTTTTAAGAAAAATAAATACTACATCTACAAATTCTTTAACGACAGGATGCATAAGAACATGTTTACGTTTTCCTAGCCACCATTCGTATTCTTTTGTATAGGTAAAATCAGAACCCATGTAAGCTCTGGCGGCTCCAAGATAATCACAAATCATTTCTACACAATCTTTATAAGGCATAAGAATTGCATTGGGATGTCCATCACCAATATTATCAATCCAGTATTCCCAATGATGTGTATTGCAGCCTTTATGATGCTGCCAAGCTTTACTGTATCCATTTTCATCTTTGCAGTTATCTATTGGGCTTCTATTACCAGTCCAATATTTACAACTCTCTTTAAATTCAATATTTGAGAATTTGGATAAGTCATGTTTAATCCCTCGCCAAGGAATCCCAGCCATTCTACAATATCTATTAACCCATTTTTTATGAGTTAAGACTGTTTTCAAATGGTTGAAGTAATTCATCAAATTCAGTCCTTTCTTTTAAAATATCAATACCATCTATAAATTGACTATGAATAATTATAATTTTATTATCAGGAAATTCTTTTTGCATATATCTATGAATAGATGCTGTTTCATCAACTGGAACATCTTTATTTATATATACTAAAATTTTATCCTATTTACTTAATACTTTACAATCTATATTCTTCATAATTAGTATTTTACCATAATTTTTTCTTAAAGTCAATGAATGTATCTTGACCTTGATTTTCTTAAAATTTTTTTGTATTCTAAATATAGAAAATATCTATATTCTTTCTTATATATATTATATAATATTTTTATAAAAAAATAAATAAAAAAATAAATGGAGGATTTCTCCTCCATTTATATTAATCAGTAGTATTAATTTCGAGCTTATTATCGCCAAACGTTGCCATCCAGCTTGTAACTGTCGGATAATTTTTACGAACAAAATCAAGTTCCAGATCAGCCTTAGCTTTTGTATAACGAATGAGTGCATTCTTATAAAGATTAGTAACTTTAGTTAATGTATCATTATCACAATCTCTATCACGGACAATTACTTCAGCCATAATATCCTTATAAGCTTCAGTTTCAAAATAGCTATCCTTTAGTTCATCAAGATATTCAGCAGGAATATCAATAAAATACTTCATAATTTATATCTCCTTTTTATCTTTTATAATATATTTTATTATATTATATTCTAAAAATCAAATACCGTAATCCATATTTAGTTCTTCACTATTCTAACTATCAGTATAAACTGTTAAATCAGTAGTAACAGTAGAATTAGATGAAGAAGTAGAAACCTAATTATTTTTAATTAATTCTTTAATGACTTCATTAAAATCAGCATTATTAGTATAAGTCATATTTAAGTATTTCTCTAACTAGCTATCTAATTCTTTCATTACAGTATCATATTTAATACCGCCTTTTGTATTTTCAAGCATACTTTTTTTATAATAAAATACCTAACTAACTCCATAAGCTGCCCAAGGCAAAGAAGCTGAAGCTGTTATCCAAGGTAGAGAGCCAGTGTATCCTTGAATTATACAAAAAAATGCCAAAGCAATATATAAAAGGCTTGTTATCCAAATAAGAGCTGACTCTTGAATAAGTAAACCTTTTGAGTATTCTCTTTTTGGTTTTCTCTATTTTATATACATTTTATCTCTCCTTTTGGAGATTATTTATCATTCATAATACGATAAAGAACTTGAACCATTTCTTCACGAGTCATGAATTTTTTATACATTGTATGACCTTTACCGTCACCTTTAATATAACCATTACCTTCAGCCCAAGTACGTGCGTCAGCAGACCATGCACTAGGGTCTTTCGCGGCAAGTTCAGTCAAATAATTAGTCATAAGTTCATTAAATCTTTCTTGAGTCATATCTTCATCTTCCTCCTATACTCCTAATAATTCATTTACTTTTTCGGCAATTTCATAGTGTTTATTATATAAATAATCACCAGGGCAAGATTTATTAGCAAACCATCTATGAACTGTCATATTCTATTCTTCTGGATGACCAATTAAATTTTTATCAGCCTTCCATTTTAATGATTTAATATTATTACGTTTACAAATATCAGCAAGTAATTTAATTAAAGAATTAAATGCTGCATCAGTTACTTTATATGGAGCAAAAGTATCACTGGCAACTTCAATGGTAATTGCTCTATTATCATTAGCTCCATTAGAAGAACACCATGAACGATCTTTTTCTTCAACGTACATACCAATTCTGCCATCAGGTCCAATACCATAATTAGAAGAAGCTTGTCTCGATGTTGGTGCAAATACTTCTCCAAGAGCTTCAACAGAACATTGTCCAACTACACAGTGAATTGTAACAGTATCAATTACATGGTTACGAGGACTTGTCTTATTAGGACTAATTTTAGTATAATTTACTAATGGACTATTAGTCTTACCGTAACCATATCCAGCCATAGGATCATTATCTACAGTATCACCATCTTTGACTGCTGGATTATAAATAAATCCAAGAAATTTATAACCGGCACCAGCACCCCAGTTGCCATTTCCCTTTTTACGTGTTGCATTCCAGAATGGATTTCTACTGCCCCAACCACTTTCAGATGTAATAATTTCAGTAGGACTTATTACTTTTTCTACAATAGCTACGTGGCCGACACCATCGCTACCTTTTTTAGTAGCTCCTCCTTGCCAAACCATGCAAGCTCCAAGTTTAGGCGCTTGTCCGACTGGAATACCAGTATTATTATATTCCATAAAACGTTCAGCATTAACAGGGCTTAAATATTTACAATAACCCCAATTACCAATTTCATTAAAACGCCCATATGCATAGCCCACACAATTTGATAATACATCACATTTACTATCTGTTGGACTACCTTTAATAGCGTATGAATAACCACCATTAGCTCTTGTAATATAATATTTATTGCCTGCTTCTGGTCGTGTGGTTCTCATTTTAAAAGCCATTATTTGTCTCCTTTCTCTTATATAAAAAGAGAAGAAGGTTTTCCTTCTTCTCTTACATTTGTTCTGCTAATTCAGCAATTTTAGAACGATGAATTTGTTTTAATTCAACTTCACCATATATATCATTATTTCGTAACACTTCTGACGCACGACGCATACCGTTATTTAGTCCAGAAAAATTAATATCATCAACTTGAGTTTTTAAATCGCCGTCAATAATACAGATACTATCTTCTCCAATACGTTGAAGACTTAATTTCATAAGACCAATATCCATATTCTATGCTTCTGAAATATAAATACCTGCACGCATTCCTGTTGTATCATAGCCACGTATGTCTGATAATGGCAATAAAACTAATTTATTTTCATCAATTAATTTTTCTACCATCATTTTATCGCCAAGTTTACTACTTAATAAATTACCAATTTGGCTATCTAAAAGTTTTTCATCACGAGTGCCTGGATAAAAACCTAATTTTGCGGAATTTTTAGTAGCAACAGTATTACAAAATACAATTATTTTATCAATTTTATTTCTTTCAAGAGCATTTAATAAAAATGCTAATGATAAAAATGTTTTACCTGAGCCGGCAGGTCCTTTAATCATAGTAATTTTATTATTTAAAAAGCTATCAACAGCTAAAGCTTGATAAGGGTCATTTTTAAATGGTTTTACATTACCAAAATAAGTAGAATTTAAATTGCCATAAGAAATAGTTCTATATGTATCACCATCCCATACTATTTTATCTATTATTTCTTTCTCTTGGTTATAAATAATAGCATATTGATTAGTTAATAAATTAAATTTATTAATTTTTAAATCTTGATATAATTCAGTAATTTCATTTTCGTTTAAAATTACTTCAATATATCCTGTATATGGGTCATGATGCTCTTCTTCTATAGATGATACATTTGATAAAAATAATTTAGCTATACATTTTAGAGTTAAATCATTAGTAATAAAATTATCAATAGGATGATTCTTATTCTATTTATTATAACTTAATGCGGTTGCTAATATTTTCATATCATTAGTTATTGACAAATCATATTTTTGTATTGGTTTTATCATTTTTTCTTTATAGATAATTACTTGACATAAATCAGGATTATCATTTAAAGTTCTTAATAACTAACGAGCTGTGTATTTTGTATTAGCATCTTTATTAGCTGATGTTTTAATATTTTCTAATTCATCTAATGTAATAGATGAAATTATAATCTATTCATTTTTATCTTCTAATAAAGTTCCTTTAGTTAATAAACTACAAGTATCATAAAAATTATATATCATCTTCATATTCAACCTCGTCTTCCTATGGTATTGAGAAACCAATTACATGTGTATTGTTATCAGTTTCAGTCAAGTTTGTGATTTGGCTGTTGTATTCTGCTATTTTAACAGAAAACCAACCTTTGACCAATTCGGCAAGATTTGCTATTAATGCTGTAATAAAATCTAATAGAGTTAATCCAACAGTAGCAAATATAATACCTAGAATAAAATATAATATAAGAACCAACTCCTTTGAGGGTTTTTATTCCTATTATTATTAATTTTTTTAATAATATATTTATTTATTCTGGACCATTTGTTTATCCCAACTTTTGGACAAGTCCTCTAATACTTCTTTAGTAGATCTAAAAGTACCATCAGGATTAGTAAGAGTAACTCCTAAATCTTGGAATAATTTTTCTTTTTCTGCGGCTTTTCTTAATCTAAGAAATTTATTTACAGATTCTTTATTTGTTATATATTCTCTTAATTTACTTTGAGAATATTTAATTTTATTTTTAATGGCAGTATATTGATTTAATAAATTGTCATATTCTGCTTTAATGCGTTTAAATTCATAAGATTGTGGATTTAATTGCTTACTGTTTAACATAGTGCTAATTAAATGTTCATAAGCTTGAATTTGGGGAATAATTTGATTGTTTTTTATGTGTTGTAGAATTTTAATTTTACAACGACGTTCTGCAATTTCACAACCAGTATACTCACTCATATAATCCCAATCATCTGGATGACATTTTGCCATTCCAATAAAAGTATTTTGTCCATCAGAAATAGTGCAAGTAGTTTTACCACTTGCTTTAATATAATTAAATATAGGTTCTCCTATCATAAAAAGAAAATCCTCCTTTTTTATTTTAGTATATAATAAAAAAGGAGGATTGTCAATTTATTTTACAGGGGCTGTCAAGGCAAATATTTTTTTTACAGATTCAATCCAATATAAAGCTGCTTCTCTATCTACAGTACTTAGATGCACTGTTGTTGTTTTAGTAAAATCATCTGGATCAGGAATTTCTAAATCCCAAATTTTAATAGGATTCATTTTATCTTGATCTAACACAATACGTCCTTGATTTAAATTATTTAAATTAATAACAATAGTTTCAAAGGTTTTATTTAATAACATAGTATATGTCATTTTTCCATTTTCATCTTCATTCCAATTGCTTACAAGACCAGCGACACTATTATCACCAAACTCATTTATATAATTTTTATTATTATGTATTTTACTTATTTTTAAATTTTCAAATAACCTAAAAATAATCTTTTTGAGATTATTTATATCATCACTTTCTGCGATACGAGAGATATGTAAATTCTTTTCTAATTCATTTACTTCTTCACTTGTACAGCCGTTGTTACAATGTCCGATACAACCTCCAGAACAAGTTCCTGAACATTGCTCAGCACAAGCTGTTGTACAAGTACCAGAGCATCCTCCACTACAAGAGCCTTCACAACTAGAACAAGAATCATCACAGCCGCCACAATATCCAGTGCAACTATCACAATCACCAGTACAATCTGTATCACATGTTCGCTTTGGACCACAGTCTACACTGCATTCTCCACAACCTGCTACGCAATCACTACCAGAACAACTAGAGCAAGCATTCTCTCCCGTATTTATTGCTGTATTATAGCAATCGGATTCACAAGCTCCTCCTGATTGTCCTGGGAGATAATTATCTGTGCCTTCATAGCGACCCATTTCTCTACTATCTCGTCCTGAATTACAAGCCATAATTATTCCTCCTTTATTAAGTAATTATATTCTTCTTGAGTAATAATTTTATTTACAAAATTATAATCAAATTTGCCAATTCTATTTAAAGCCTTTTTATCATTTAGTTTTTTATAAAAATATATAGTGGATAAACATTCAGCTTTATGGCATTCACATATTGTCGTAGTTCTATGACATAAATCTCCTGTCATCTAATAGCTACATCCAGCACACCAAGCACATCCTCTTTCTATTGGACATTCTAAGCATTCTTTAGTAGATATATTCTTTTTTGTATAATTTTTAAAAATTTCTAATATCTATTTTTCAGAATTAGTATAACCAATACCATGTTTTATATTGCCAATTATTAAAGGAGGTGCATCATTACCTAAAGAACTTTCCATAAAACGGATACAAGTATAAATATCTCCTTTCCAATCTAAAGAAAACATATTAGAAGTAGTTCCACACCATCTTTCTTCTAATTTTTCTATTTCTAGTGGAGCATAATTATTAGGTTCAAAAGGCCTAAAATAAATATCATCTTGTAAATTATTATTGATAATATAATCAGCTATTTTCTTTAATTCATTATAATAAGTTTTAATATACTCTTCTTTAGTCCAAACATTCTCAAAAACACAATTGGCATAAATATTATTAAATCCTAATTCAATCATGTTTTTTACTCCTTTAAAAATATAAGATAAATTATCTGGACTAAAAGTTATTTTAGTTCCTCCATTACCATTTTTAAGTAAATCTAATCCTGCTTTAACTGCTAAATCATAGCTGCCTTGACCATTAGGAAATAAACGACATTTATCATGTAATTCTTTACAACCATCAATAGTTACATTTATTGATGCAAATGTTCCGTATTTTTTTAAAAATTTCTATACTTTTGGAGTAAAATATAAAACTCCATTAGAACATAAACTAAAGGCATGAAACATTTGCCATGGAGAATCTTTTGGAATTTCATTTAATTTATTTTCAAAATATTCACAAATCTAATCAATTAAATCAATTTCTAATAAAGGTTCTCCTCCAATAAAATCTAGAATAAATCCAAATACTTTTCCTTCATAAAAATATGATCCAGGATTAGTCCGTCCTTCAAATATATAATCAATAAATTTTTTAGCAATTTCAAAAGACATTTTATGATGCCCTTTATTTATTTGATAACAATAAGAGCAGCATAAATTACAATCATCAGTTACTTGAAAAGTAATATTTTTCATCATTTTTCCTTCCCAATTTGGGAAAAGAGTATAAACGTAATCAGCATACTAGTAATTAGGTTCTAACATATTTTTACTCCTTTATATCAATAAAATGGTTCGCAAAATTAAATATATATTTTTTATTGTCAGGATTATATTTTAAATTAAATTTACTTAATTCTAAATTAAATAATTTATTATATAATATATAATCTCTTAAATATAAATCATTAAAAGAAAATAACCATCTAATTTTATTATGTTCACTTAAATAAGAATAACGACTTAATTTAAGAAGCTCTTCTTGGTCTACATTTACTTTCATTTATTTACTCCTTTTTCTCTATATTCTTTATTTATATTAAAATTATAAAATATAGAATAAATTTAAATTGCCCTTTTTGCGTAAAAATTGCCTTGGGCGGGCAAATCCAAATCTCGGTCGTTGTTGGGTATAAAAAAATAAGTAAGGGATTTAAATCCCTTACTTATTACTTCTTCAGATAATTACCAAGAACTTCCTTCAAGTCAATACCTGTTGCTTCAGAGAGACCATTCATAATCTTATCTGCGATCTGCATTACATCAGACACAAGCTTGGTGTTCCCACCCTCACCATAAACGGTAATCTTATCAACATTATTAAGAGGCTCTGCGGCATTCTTAACAACTTCAGGAAGTGCCTTGAGATACATTTCAAGAACAGAAGCTTCGCCCATCTTTTTCTGAGCTTCAGCTTTCTTTTCAATAGCAGATGCTTCTGCTTCACCAACTGCAGCAATACCTGCTGCCTTCTGTTCAGCAGCATACTTTTCTGCTTCTGCTCTGGCTTTCATAGCTCGTGCTTCCTGTTCCATTTCATAAGCCTTAGCTTCTGCTTCCTTCTGACGCTTAATCAGATTTGCAGCAGCTTGCTGTTCGGCAGCATACTTATCAGCATCAGCCTGCTTACGAACGAGAGCATCCAGTTCGTATTCCTTCAACTGAATCTGCTTCTGCTTCAGGTCAGCTTCGCGTTCAGCCTTTGCGATATTAGCTTCAGTAGCTGCAACATCACGCAGCTTACGCTGGTTCTCAGCCTCAATGCTTGCTGCGGCATCAGCCTGAGCCTGACGAGTATCAGCTTCCTGCTTCAACTGAGACTGCTTAATAGCAAGATCATTGTTACGAATAGCCATATCTTCAGCGGCCTTGACACGAGCGTCATTAGCATCCTTAGCATTTGCAGCTTCGGCAATTGCAATTTCACGCTGAGCATCAGACTTAGCGATTGCAGCCTTTTTACGAATCTGCTCAACGTTATCAATACCAAGGTTAGTAATTACATCATTGTCATCAGAGAAATTCTGAACATTAAATGTAATTAGCTCAAGACCATATCGGGCAAGGTCTGGTACTGCATTTTCCTGAACCTTTTCGCTAAACAGTTTGCGATCACTTACCATATCAGTAAGATTCATCTGACCGACGATCTCACGGATATTACCTTCCAAAAGGTCATTAATCTTAGAAGCAATTTCTTCTCTATCAACATTAAGGAAGTTCTGTGCGGCGAGAGTCATTAGTTCAGGTTTTTCACTAACTTTGACGGAAACAGTAGAATCAACACGTACATTGATATACTCAGCTGTTGGAACAGATGAACCAGTCTTTACATCAATCTGAATAGCACCAAGATATAGCTTATCAAGCCGTTCAAAGAAAGGAACCTTAAGTCCAGCTTTACCAATAAGAATACGCGGTTTCTTGTGAAGACCAGAGATAACATAGGCAACATCAGGCGGTGCCTTTACATATCCCGTACAGAAAAGAACAATAACTACCAATGCGATGATTGCGAAAGGCAAAATAGACAAAATAATCGTGCCCAATTTACTTATCTCCTTATATTTAATTTTTATTTTTTTTTATTTATTAAAGAAATGCTTTGCATTCTTCAACTTTATTTTTAATTTCTTCAATAATATCATCTAATAAAACTGGATAGCAATTATGTGCATCCATTTCTACGTGGTAAATAAGACCTTTATCCCAATCAACCCATCGGTCTTGGCTATGAGAATGACCACATAAATTAATTACTCGTGCCTTAAGTGGTTTATCATTATCAAGATTAGCGGTTAAAGTAGGATAATGAGACAGATAAAAATGGTATTTTTTATATTTATAAGGTGTAGCATAACCCCAAAATTCTGTACCAGTTTTAAAATTTGCATAAGCTTCAATACGAGCCGCCGTTTCATGATTTCCGTATACAATATGTAGATTTCCATTAAGTCTATTGACACATTCAATACCTTTTTCAGTATCATTAAGCATCAAATCACCGAGTACAATTACATCATCTTCAGGAGCTACAATACTATTATGCTTTTGAATAATAGCTTCATTCATTTCTTCTATATTTTTAAACCTTCGAGGTTCATAAAGAAATGGCTGATTATGACAAAAATGCCAATCGGAAGTTAAATAAATTGCCATTGTTTCATTCCTTTCTATAAAAGAGCAATACCGCCCTTTTCATTTACAATATAAATTTTATCATATTCATATCGTTCATCATAATTCGGGCGGTGAGCACTTTCATACATTCGTTTAATAGCATCTTCCGGCACAAGGCTCAATCCTTCTCTTTTGGCATTACGTTCAAGAGCCACCTTAAGTGGTACGTCCATATAAATGCAATTAATAAGTTTATCTTTGAGGAAATCTTTTCCAAGAGAATTGAGAAGTTTGTTACGCGAACGTTCATTCAAATGGGTTGCATTTGCAATTACAATATCATATTCATTAAATGCTTCTCGAATTGCTTTACAGAATTTGGAGAATACAAGACTTTCTTTAGAAAAATACTCATCATCGTTTTCAATAAGAGAAAAACGAATTACATCTCTTGAAATAATTTTTACATTAGAAGAATTTCCAAAATATTGGTTAAGAAAATAATCCTTGCCACTACCTGGAACTCCCGAGATAATGTAAAGAGTCTTTGACTTCATTCTCATACACTCCTTTTTCAAAATTTTCTTTGAACTCATATACATCTTCATCATTTTTACATTCAATGCAATTAAGTTCTAATTTACAATATGGACAATAAAGCTTTTTCCGATGAAATCTTTCATGCTGAAAACCTCGTTTACGAAATAATTCCATTGCTTTATTACCGCATTTCATACAATAAAAACTATGTAAAACAATTTCTTTACCCATATTTATCAATCCTTTATTTTTATATAAATATTATATAATATTTTTTTAAAAAAATAAATTATCTAGTTTGAAATATGTGTTCATCAAAAGTATCAAGATCAAAACAAATTGTTATATTGGTTGCATAAGTTCCGCAATCAATATTAATATTATGACCATTGTGAGAATACATAACACCAGGGTCTTTTATAAATTCTTCTTCTGAAGAAATATATGGAATAGGAGTGTGCCCATATACTTGATAATCAAATTCACAAGATTTATAATCAGTATTATGCTTGCGGTTCCAAATAAGTTCTTTCCGCAGATAATCTTTCATTTCTTGTGATTCTTTATCGAATTGTCCATTTTCAAAATGACGGATTGTATTCCAAGAAAGTCCAGCATGAGAAAGAAAAATTTTTTTACCTGCTATATTTTTGTAGATATAGAATGGAATAGTTTTCTTCAGAAGAGCCAGCCAATTAGGCATAAATCTATCATTAGTTGCCGCAGTAAATGTTTCATATCCGCCATTTTGACAAAGCAGATAAAAAGCATAATCACATATACCGTCATAATTGATATAATCATCAAGAGCGTTAATAAGCATTTGCTCATGATTGCCACGCACATAAGTAATCCAACCTTCATGCACGCCGCAAAGTACATCTGTAATGATTTCCCAACCATCAAGACCGCGATCAGCACAATCTCCAAGACAAATCAACTTATCTTCTTTTGGATTAATAAAATCTTTAATTTGGCGCCAAAGATTAATATTTCCATGAATATCTGATATACAGTATGTAGCCATTTTTTATCAACTCCTTAAACAATAACTTGTATAAGTAAATTTATAATATTCATAACAGCACAAGCAATCCACATATAACGGCAATATTTATTTCTAAGCTCATAATTATTTTTATTTAAACTCATTTCAATTATAAAGAAAATCCAAAAGGCAAATGAAATGAGAAACAAAATAAAAAGAATAACCTTAAGCATTATTTTTAATTTCCTCTCTTATTTCCATGAGTAATTGACCAAGTGTATTTCTTCCTAAAATGTTAATGCACTTAGGACAATTACAATTACCCCAGTAGTTATCGTGCCAGGTATTACCTTCTTCTAAGTACTGCTTTCCTGTAGCTAAAAGCTTATAACGCAATTCAGGAATCGCAAATTTAAAATGAAGACCTTTACGCATTACATCTACTTTTACGCTTTCCCAGTCGGGTGCAATTTTAATTTGCCGCCCATATTTCTTTGCAAGACCAGGTGTCTTTGCTTTTCTTATCAATTCAAAATCATATAAATCAGTAGCTTTTTGAGCTTGAAAATAATGTTCTACTGTGGGGAAAAAATCACCACATTCATCTTTAAAAGGACTTGCGCTATAATTGCTTAAGAAAGCATATTCCCCATTAAATCTATCAATCATACTTCATACCCCTGTTCTGCCATAACTTTAATACTTTTATAAACCATATGGCCGCTTGCTCTATCTTTAGTCTTTTTAATTACACCAAATTCTACAAGATGATTAAGAATACGACTAAGTTTCTGTGAAGTAACATCATGTAGCACCATATCACTCTTTTGAATGTCTGCGATACTCATTGCTTCTGGACTATTTTCAAGAACATCAATACATCTTACTGTAAATTCACTATTTTGCTGTGCTGAATATTTACTGGTTTTATAAGGCATATAATTATCACTCACTTTCTATATATATTATATAATATTTTTATAAAAAAATAAAGAGGGAATTTTTACATTCCCTCTTTATAATTAATCCTTCTTAGGAGCAAACTGCTTAATGATACCTTCAAGAGTTGTTCCACGCATCAGGCGATCAACAACATCAGCAGAGCTTTCATTGTTAGCAAGAGCATAAGGAGCTACACCATCAGCGATTGTCTTCATCAGATTAGTGTTACCATTAGCCATAAGAGCTTCAATCAGACCCGGCTGGATAGAATTCATAACCTTCTTAACAGTATCAGCGTATGCTTCCTGTTTTGCCTTTTCAATTTCAGCAAGTGCCTGCTTATGAGCGATTTCAGCATCTGCTTCCTTCTTTTCACGTGTCAGCTTAGCCTCATGGAGAGCGTCAGTAAGAACAGACATATCGCACTCAGCCTGCTTAATTGCTTGCTGTTCAGCTTCCTTCTTTCTATTGGCTTCACTCTGCATATCAAGTTTAGTCATAGTTTCAGTACGCTGAAGTTCCAACTTATTAAGGACCTGCTGACTACGGAGTTCCTGTTCCTTCTGTTCTGCTTCAGCCAATTTACTAATAACAGCAATACGACGTTCGGCGTCAGAAAGCTCAAGAGACTTGGCAATCATTTCATTCTGATGCTTCAAAAGAAGTTCTTCAACATTATTGTCTACATCAATATCCAGAACTTCGCAATCATAAACAAACATACCATTTTCTTTGAAGAAACGGCCTGGCTTTTTGTCTGCTCCAGTCTCAAGGATATCATCAATATCATCAGTATCATCAATGGCATAGCTACGAATAAGAGAGCTATAATTCTGATAGAATTCTTCAATTGTATAATTCTTTGCCATTCTCTTAATAATAGAACGTTCTCTATCACACAGATACTTAACATAATTATCAATTGAGAACCACTTATTCATGTAATCCTTATCAAAAGATACACAATAAGAAACCTTAATCTTAGCTTTTACGAAATCTTTAGTTTCAATTTCGATAACATCGCTAATCTTATTATTTTCATGCCGCAGGAATACAGTCTTAATAAGAGTATCAGTAGTCTTTGGCTTACCTGTACTCATCTGAAGAACTTCAAGAGTCTGATCATAATCCAAAAGAATAGTCTTAGGACCACATACAACTTTGCGGTCGCCATTCTTACTTACAACATCAACTGCGTATCCAGTCCATACATCAATAGATACAACACCATCATACTTATTATCAAGAGTAATAGTGCGTGGCTTTGTATAGGAAGTACCGCGAGAAATATTCGCCTTAGCTTCAAGATTAGCCAGAGTAGATGCAGTAGAATAAGAAGCAGAATAAGCAGTCAAATTATTAAGTACATCAGTAGCTGCTACGACGCCCTTCTCAACTGCCTTTTCGTTAAGACTTCTATTGTATTCAAGAGCTTCATTATTACCTGGATACCAAAGAGCACACTGGCTATTTGTCAACTTACGCTTAACAACTACTTCAGTACGCGGATCAGGCAGATACATAGCCGGACCCTTAATAGTTGCAATTTCACCAGTAAGGCGGTTCATGATATAACGACCTTCACCTTCTGGAATAGCAATAGCGTGATGCATCAACTTATTATCATAACTAATAATTGCATGTTCAGGACGCGGATAATAAATCATCTGGTCATCACCAGTAATGAAAAGTTCTTCACCAACAGGATGATGAGTTCCATCTTCATCATCATATTCAGCAATTACCTTAACATAAATACCAGAGATCTTAGAAAGCTCAATTGCACGGAAAATAAAACCGCCTTTGGGAGATGTTACGAATGTTTCAGTCGGCTCAGGGAAGACAACCTTTGGACCATGGACGTAACGCTTATTACCGTCTTCATCTTTAAGAATACAATATTCAAGACGTTCAAGGGTAACAGCTTCACGCACATATCCCTTATTTGCATCATTATTAATAGGAATTACTTCAATACCAGTAGGCGGAATATAGAAGGAAATATCAGTACCCTTAATAACAAGGATTTGACCATTTACACAATTTGTAACAGTATTTTCAATTTCCTTACCTTCGGCATCTACTACCTTACCCTGATTCTTATTAGCTTCATCAGCCTCATAAACACGAGCCAGTAGATACTGATTAGTGCGGAGTGCATGACCTTTAACTACCTTAGCCATCTGGCCCGGATACAATGCGAATGAAACAGGTCCACGAATATTAACCTTACGACCATAAAGCAGTTCAGGAGCTACAGACGCAGCGCCAACATTAGGATGAGATCCATCCTTTGTGGGATTCTTTACAATAGCATACCAGTTTTCAGGCGGCAATACAAACAAAGACTTAGCTTCTGTGAGATTCTGGACTGTCTTAAATTTCTTACTCTTTTCATCAAAAACAACAAGACTATCCTGTGCTGAAATAGTAATGGTGATAGGACCTGTGTATGTCTTAATAGAACCATTAGTATTATTCTGAACAAATACATATTCATTCGGAGAGAGGACAATATCTCGCTGTTGCGGGTTCATCATATTATTATTATAATTACTATTCATTTCCATAATTTTTTAATCCTCATATTTATTAACTTCGTTTGCGGGAATAACACAAATGTGATTATAACTCTTAATAACAATTGCTTTGCTATTGGAAGAAATAATTTCTCCAATTTCAATCTTACCAGTACGCGGATTAGTAAAACGAACAAACTTATCAAAAATAATAGACATAAGAATTATTCCTTTCTTTATTTTCTATATATATTATATAAAATTTTAATTAAAAAATAAAATAATCATCTTCTGTCCAAGGGAATAAATTTTTATTAGCTACAATGGAGTTAGAATTAGTTGAGTAAGAGCAAATTGTAGGTTCGTCAGAGTCTAATTTTATTCTAGTTACAGGTTCATCGAAATTTAATTTTATTTTAGGAAGATCATTAAAAGAACGTTTACCATCTCCGATAACTATCTATGTATAATTTCCATTAATATCTATGAGACCTAATTCTCCATCTAATAGAACAGGATTATTATTTATCCAATTAGTTAAACTATCTCTGCGCTAAAGCAGCCTTTGAGTATAAACCATTTATTTTTCCTTTCTATAAAAAATAAGGCGGATTGCTCCGCCTTATAAATTACTTAATACAAGCATAACGCTTATCATTAAGTTTATCATACATCAAATCCTGCGCCGTCTTGCCCTTCATAATCTGTTCAAAAAGAACAGGAGAGAAACCAGAAACATAAGACACATTCTTTTCATCCTTCATTGCAAAATTATCCTGACGAGCATCGACATTCCAAAATACCAACTTAGGCATTTTATAACCATAACTTTCCCACTTAGCTCTCATTTTTTCAAACAAAGAAGCATCAGTTGCAGAAAAACGATAATTATTACTGGTTACACAACTGTTAAATTCCATATCAGAAATGACAATCAAATTCTGAGGAATTTCATCAGAAGAACAATTATTATCAATGGCAATCTGTAGAATCAAATCAAATGCTGCTTCAATATTAGTGCTACCGCCCCAAGGAGCCTGAAGAATACGACTAACCTTATCACAGAAATCAATACCTTCAACCTTCATGAATTTAGGCTGGCTATTGAAAGTCAAGAAATGACCAGCATAAGGTCCACGATTCTTTTCAGCACAATACATACCAATAGAAATAGCAACATCAATAGGAGCTACAGTACGATTACCATAACCACTGCCGCACATAGAACCAGAAGTATCTACAATGGCAATACCATTAAAAGCTGCACCATTGATATAATCAGCAAGATTTTCCCAATACTTATTGACCATCAGACGATCAACGGTATTAACAGTAGGAGTTCTATAGCCGAACCAGCTATAACCACATCCCATTGCTTCACGAGCCTTTTCTACACATTCATAAGGATAAAGAGTCTTAGCATTTACCTTAGTAGTAGTATCCTTGGCAAAATCTTCATAGGTTTTAGCTCCTGCCTTTGCACGTTCAACATCATGTCTGGCGAAAGCATTCTTATAAAGGAAACCGGCACGAGAAGGAATCTTATCAAATTCAATTTCATCCCACTTACCTGCGGACATAAGACGTTCAAGAACATTAATGCGTTCACGCAGGACAGAAAGAGTTTTACGATACTGCTTAGAAGTCATGCCCAGATAACGACGAGTTTTAGAAGCAAGATCACGAGATTCCTGAGAACTGGTGTTTTCAGACTTCAACCACTTAGCCAGAAGAGAAGGAGTTTTACAAGTAAGATCCAGCGCAAGCTGTTCCTTCATAAACTTAAATGCTTCATCCTGACAAGGAGTACCAACAAACAGATACAAATCATCCCAACGTCCAAATTCAGGAACATACTTCAAATTGCGCTTTGCCGCGTCAATATTCTGAGTAGCCAGCCACTTCATGCAAACGCGGAAGAATCTACGTTCACCCTGGCCGCCACGTACATCACGCAGATAGAAAAGGCACTTCAATGCATAAGGTTCATTCTCTTCAAAAGCCTTCTTAAAAAGGAAAATACAATCATCATCACTTCTGGAGCGATAACTGCCGCCAAGGGCGAACATATCATAAAGTGCAGTAAGGGTAGAACCATATGCGGTTGCACCATTTTCAGTAGTAATAGTATTTTCCATTGTATTAATGCCGTTCATAAATTTATTCATAATTAAATCTCCTTTTTCTCATTGACTCCTCTTGGACAAGAGGAAATTTCTCATTTATTTTCTATATAAATTTTATAATATTTTTTATAAAATTTCAAATTTTATGGTTTACACTCCGACCATTCAACTCTATCAATTTCACCATAATCATCAATTTCCCAGTCATCGATTACTAAATCTAATTCAACATCATTGTCGTAAATAAAATTTTTAGGACTGGTTTTAAATTGTTCAAATTCTTCATCAGTTAAATTTATAGTACCTTCTCTATGACCGTAGCGTAAATGCCCAGTTACATAATCAAGTGGAGCATAAATATAAACTTTTTTCATTTTTAATTTTCTCTTTCTTTTTTCTTTTATTATATAATATTTTTTAAAGAAAATAAAAAAAGGACTGAATTTCTTCAGTCCTTTAAATTAATTAACCTACAGCAAAGTCCGGATCAATAATACCAGGATCAGCTCTTTCAATAACCGTTAAATTATAATGAGTACTGCCAACGACAGGAGTTAAAATAACAGTATCCCCAACATTAAAATAGTTATAAGTATAAACTACAAAAGTTCCCTTATCCTTAATAGTTACAAAATAAGTAGTCCAAATATAAACTCCATCATCATAAGGTTCAGTCGTAGGATCAATCACTACTTCTTCAACAGTTCCTTGAATATATGAGGGATCAGCAATATTCTTACTTACATAAGAAACAACCCAAAGATAATCGCTATGATAAACAGTCTTCTTATCAGTATAAATTTCAATATAATCCTTAACTGCAAGCTTCGTATCACTATTTACTAGATAAGTATTATAATCATTCAAAGTAACAAGATAATAATAACTGCCAGAACGATAATAATCACTTACATCAACAATATCAGTGATAGTACCAATGGCATAAATATATTCTGGTTCATAACTAAAGCCCATTGCTTCATAAAGAGTTTTATCAGTTTCAACGATACGACCCTTTACATATTCAACTACATAACAATCAAGGGCATTATAAAGCATCTGACAAGCTTCACCACGAGTAATAGGATCAGAACTATTTACATAACTATAAATATTAGTATAGAGGCCAATACGAGTAGCAATACGCTCAACATTTACAGGCCATTCGCCAGTGAGTTGTGGAGCATTATAACCAAGAGCATTCAGGATAAGAGTAACCATCTGATCATATGTAATTTCATCATTGGGTGCAAAAGTAGTTGCGTTATGACCATGCATAATATCATAAAAAACTGCGGTATTAACATAATCATAGAACCAATCACGATAAGAAACATCAGTAAAATTAATTACATCATGAACAGTTTTTTCACCATAAAGAGCACGAACAATAATAGCACATGCCTCGGCACGAGTTAAAGTATAATTAGTACCAAACTTAGTTGCACTATAGCCATTTACAAGATCAAGATCATAAAGTTCATTGATTGCCGTTTCATATCTACTTTTGGATACATCAGTAAATCCATTAGCTGCAAAAGCAATAGTAGCAAACGACATAATCATAATTACTGCCATAATAATAGCAATAAACTTCTTCATAATATTTTTTCTCCTTTGATTCTTTTATAAAAATAGAAATTGGGGAACAATTAAGTTCCCCTCAATTTCTTTATAAATTATATAATATTTTTTTTAGAAAGTAAAATTTTAAGCATAAACAGCAGAAAGGGCTTTCCAAGTAGAATTTGTTTCATCCCAATATTTTAATATACCATTGCCATTTCCAGAAGAAATATCAATCCATAATAATTTTTTATCTGCAGGCTCATTAGGAGAAACAATATAAGGCTTAACGCTCAATTTTTCTAAATCCTCATTAGTTGTCTTTCTTTCTTTTTCCAATCTTGTATTCAAATCAGTTGTTGTTATTACTAAATTATTACCTGCTGGATTAGTTCCGTTGGAAACATCATTAATATATAAATTACCAGAAATTATACAATCTGCTTTTGAGCCATTTTGAACAATACTAAAAGCATTTGCTCTTTTTTTATTATTTTCACCATTACCGATAATAAATAAAGAATTATTTAATGGAACATTAAATTTACCGCTTATAATACTATTGGAATTATTATTAGAAGTAGTAGTATTTATTTGTAAATTGGTTCCTATTAAAAAATTATTTTTATTATTTTTTTCAATATCAAATTCTTTATTTTCATCATCGGTAATGATAATATTTCCTGAGCCTCTAGGATTAGTCTTATTCATTTTTAAATTAAAAGTGGTATTATCTATAGAAGTATCACCATCTACTATTCCTAGAATTTCTTGTATTGTCCTTATATCTAATGGAGTTATTTTAGTATCTCCTTCTACTAATGCTGTAGCATATAATGCATTAACCTATTTACGGTATTTTTTTGCAGTAGTAGGATCACTAATATCTCCTGTGTTTATAAATAATTCATTGGTATCAGTAGTAAATAAAATTGAACCAACTTTATTATAAATTTCACCCTTATCTGTAGATAGGAATTCTTTTTTACCCTAATGTAAAGAATAAGAAGTAGCCATTTTTTCTCCTCCTTATTAATTATTTAAAATATCTGGTGACCAAATAGCAGAAATTGGAGTCCATTTAACATTAGATAACTCAGCTTCACTATATTTACCTTCACTATTTTCTCCACCAGAACGCCAATAGACTAAGCCATATCCAGATTCATTATTAGTACAAATCCAAATTTTTGGGAAGAATTTATCACTTAATACTGGTTTATCAGGCTAGGAAACTATTAAAGTACTTATACGATTTAATAAATAAGCATCCTAATTATTTTTATTAATATTTTTTATCTCATCTTCAATATCTCCAATTTTTTTATTTATGGCTATAATAGCATTTTCTAAATTAGTTATTCTTTGTAATATATTATATTTCTTTATTAAATAATAATCAATTCTTTTATCAATTACACTCTATAACCAATTATAAAACCATAATTCATATCCTATAGTTTGATCATTGTTTTTATATACAATACGATTAGCAATATATCCAGGTTGCTCAGGATCATTTTCATCCCAATTGCTAACTAAATCAGATAAAAATGTTGTATTTAAGCTACGAGTTTTATAATGAAAAATTATTTCTAAGTTTTTAGTCTACTTTAAATATCCAATTAAACTAGCTAATCGTATATAAATAGCTCTATCTTTTGAATCAAAAATCATTTCATTATTAATTTCATAATAAACATTTTCTCCATTAAAACCTTCTATAATAGTATTATCTTTATTTAATGATAATGTTTCAATTAATTCTTCTAAGATTTCTTCTGTAATATCCTACATTTCAATTTCATTTAATTGATTCATAAGATTATTTTTAGAAATCTAAACTTGTTTTAATAACTATAATCTATCATCATCAGTTAAATTATAATCATAATAAACGTTACCATTTTTATCTATTTTTTTTTCTAAACTTAAACGTTCAATTAAGAAATTTTTACCATTAAAAACAGTAATATCAGAGTTTAGTCGAACTTTATTACTTAATTCTGTTTTTAATCCTTGTTTTAATTTTAAATACTATTCATCAGTTGGAGCCTTACCTTCAATGAAAGCAATTAAAATAGACTATTCTTCCAAATTAAATCTATTATTATATACATATAATGTGTCTTTAATAATTTGATTTAAAGTCTATTTCTCTTTGGTTTTTAAAATATTAGATTTATAAAACCAATAACGAGGTTGTTTATTAATTTCTAAGCTTACTGAATCATTATTTTTAATTATTTGTTTTAAAGAAGTTTTATCTTCATCAGGTAAATCTTCAGTAATAGCTTTTTTATTATTTATATACTCAACTAAAAATTGAATTTTTTCTTTAAATGAAGCTTTTTCTATATCTAAAATAGCATATGGAGTTTCTGCTGTTTTATTATAGTTTTCAATTGCATTATTTAATAAAGTAATTAATTTATTTATTGTTTCTTCATTTTTAGAAGCATTAGGAACAATAAATTCTAATTTATTAGTAATATAATTCTTATATTTTCCTTCAGTAATATAATTATTAATTTTAATTTTTAATAATTGCTATAATATTTCTGTATATTCTAAATAAGTTTTCACAGTAAGACTATTATCTATTAAATAATTAAGATAATTAATTTCATTATCATAAAAAGGTGCTGTTGCACCATACATATGAATTTCATAATAACCCCAATTATTATCATTATAAATTAATAAGTCATTAGGATGGAAATAATTATTACTAATTTTTATATATTGCTCATTATTAAAAGTTTTTAAATTACTTTTATTTTTTACTGTAATAACTACATCATCAAGAATTTTATCTGTTGTAATTATTTTTGTTAATTCAACTAATAATAATTCTTTATCTGTTGGTTCAATAATTGAATTTCCTTCATTAATTAAATCAGTTAAATAAACAAAATTTTTAGCAATTAATTGGACATCATTAGTTTCAGCCTAATAATAATTCTATAATTTATTAATTACCATATCTCTGTTAGTTTTACCAGTATCATTATTAGTAAAAATTTGTGTATTAGTATTAGTTTTATCTTTTAAATCATAACTACCAGCATTAACTATATAAATTAAAGCTTGCTTTTCAGCTGGTGTTAAAGCATTTGTTTTCTAAATATCAGGTTTTGGATAGGTAATATTAAATAAATCTAAAAGTCCAGTAACTAATATCTATTTTTCATTATCATATAAACTACTTGAAGGAATTAATAATGTTTTTTCTTTACTTTGATAAAATAAATCATCATTAAGAATTGGTTTATTTTTAATATAGCTTGGATTTGTGGGGTCAATAGCTGTCCAATCTCCCTATACATTACCGGCGGTGAGAGTTGGCAAATCTCTAAATAATGTTGTGCCATCACCAATTTTTATTGATATAGGTGCTACTCCTGTGTAATCTATATTTTCTGTAGAAATTATAATATTACCATTAGCTTTTGGATCATTAAATAATACTGACTTTGATACACAATAATGTATTTGTGAAACATTAGAATCAGTATTAAAATCTTCTTGGGCTGGTACTAATTCTAGTTTATCTAATACTATTTCTTTATTAGATTGTATTGCTGAATTAATAGTATAATTAGAAGGTAAAAGTTCACTTTCTTCAATATTAATACTAGGAGTTATTTTATCAGCATTATTTTGAAGCCAATTAAGAAGAACACCAGTCGGAACAGTATCAAATTCAAGTGTTTTGTAGGCCTCATTATCCCAAACAAATGCAGAGTCTAAACCAGGGTCACGTCCCGCAACCTCACCAATAGTGCCATAGACTAAAACATAAGTTACACCATTGCTTGTAATGCCAATTGACGTTGCTTTTTGGTTATTTGTTGTAAAAGGAATATTGGTTGTTGCTAATGTTAGTGAAGTTTCATCAACTGGTGCATTATTTTTAATTTTCCATGCTTCTTTACCAATTAATGACATAGAAGTTATTGAGTCTATTGAAGGAATTAGTCTAATTTTATTTTTCTTTTTGTATTTAAACTCATTACTTACTACTTTGAATTTAACGTTTGGATGTTCAGCTAAAGTAATATAAGTAAAATTACTATTTGTAGAATCTATTTCTACAGTTAAAATAGTCCCTTCAAAATTATGTAATGCAAACTATTTAGTAAAATTATTAATTTTATTATTTATTTTATAATTTAAATATATTTGTTCATCAACAGTTAATGGACTTATATATTTTGATGTAGTAGTTTCATTACCATTAGGGATAGAAATTGTAAGACCATTTTCATTGAAATGAGTTATCTTATTTTCTATTTGAGCTTCATTCTAAAATAAGATGCTCCATGTATTAAATTTTTTTTGTTCTTCAGTAAGAACTTCTTCATTATTTATTAAAGCAATTAATGCTAATTTTTCTGCTTGAGTAAAATAATGTTGTTCTATTAAACTAGTTCGTACTGCTGCTTCATCTTTGGTTATTTCAGAGGTAGGAGGAACTATAATACATACTTCTCCTTTAGAAGGAGTGTAATTAGCTCCAATAGTTTCCCAAACAGCAGAGTTTTTAGCTTTAGTATTTACAACAATATATCTATTCATATATTCACTCCTCCGTTTTATCTTTTTATACTTCTTCTAATAATAAAAAGATGGGTAAGTTCATTATTAGAACTTACCCATCTTTTCCAAAGAAACACCAAACAAACAAAAGGAGGATGACAATATTAGAATCTTAGTGGACCAGAATAGGAGAATCGAACTCCCAACAGATGATTGGAAATCACCAGTTTTACCATTAAACTAATTCTGGATATATTTAAACTACACATTAAGAATAAACAATAGTATGGTAGCTATGACCCGGTTTCATGGTCGCTTTACAGAATGGCAGTCAAAGGTTGTTATCCTTCGCCTAAAATCTCCATCCAAACCTCAAATGAGGGAAACATCTAAGCCGTATCATTCAGTTTTCCTGACTCATTTCGACTTGCGGATTTGTTACCTACCGCCGTACTACCTACTAACCTTTCTATGTTAGCCCCGACCCGTCTATTCAACTATCGTTAGCTACTATTGTTCAATGGTGCCGGTGGCGGGACTCGAACCCGCATGGTGTTGCCACCGAGGGATTTTCTTGCTACTCTATGTCACCATAGCCACATTTCTGTGTTGTAGTCTGGAATACGTCTTTATCATATGCACGACTTGCACTTAGATAGTTGGTATATACTCTCTACACATTTATTTGGAACAATTTTTTCCACGATAAGAAGAGGTTTTGGCATGACAATTTGGACATAATAATTGGAAATTATCTAATTCATTATGAAAATGATTTCCATCTTTATGATGAAGTTCTAAAGGAATTGGGTCTCCTAACCATTCGGTTAATCCACAACATTCACATTTGTACTCTTTATAACCTTCATCAAGAAGTTTTTTTCTTACTTTATTACTCTGTATATCAATACTTTTTTCCAAGTATTCTAACAAAGATAATTCATGTCCATTGGGTTTTGACAATCCTTTACAACCTTGATTTCCAGCATATTCAAGGCCAAGCTTTTTTAATACTGGATTAATTGTTTTAGGATTACAACCCAATTCTCTTGCCATTTGAGCTTTAGTCTTACCTTCAGTAATCCATTGCTCAATTTCTTCTTTGCGTTCTAAAATATCAGTTCTCATTTATATTACCTCTCTTTCATTATTATTTAAAAATTAAAAGAGGCATTTTAATGAGTGTCGTCCAATTTTTTAGAATGTGTTCCAAAACTTAGCACGGCGTTCTCTTAGCCATTCACCGTTTTAGCCAACTTCTACTCTAAGAGTTTCCTCTTAGGCACTCCATTTTAACGTTTGCTAAGTCAAAAGTCCCTTGTGTCTACCATTCCACCACACCGGCAAATACACTATATTAATTAATCAAGACTCAATTTTGAAAAACAAATAATTCATTTTAGGTGAACTTTCAAAAGTAAATTCGCTGCATGAGTCTTATACCTGGCGGAGGGAGTGGGTGCTGCCCCCACTTCACCGGTTTTAGAGACCGGAGCATTTGCTGCTATGCTATCCCTCAATGTTTTATATTAAATTCCATTCTTCATCAGAATAAGAATTTATTTGTTTTTTTGTTGATGGTAAATTATAATTTATACACCATTTCCGTATAGTATTATCACTTACATTATATTTTTGAGCAATTTTAGTAAAAGGTTCAATTCTAATCATTTCTTTTAATAAAAATTTATCAGGACGATCTTCTACTTTTCTTTGTCTAATTTTTTCACAGCTTATACATCTAATAGCTTCATAAGTAATTTCTTTACCACAATCACAACAATATTTTTTTTCTTTTCGATTATTCCTTAAAGGATAATTATATCCTTCCAATCGACGACTTTTCCCTTGATTAATAGTAGAAATAACATCCTATCCTACATTGAATTGCTATGCAATTTCATTTTGAGGTATGCTAGTAGTTAATAATAATTGATAAATTTGTATTAAATCTTCTTTAGAAATTTTACTACAATTATTACAATTACCCTAATTTCCTCCAGTAGTTTCATTATATCCGTTAAAATAAGTATCATAAACTTTAATAAAATATTTTTCTTTTACATCTAAATCTTTAACATCGCATTCTTCTAATATTTCAAATTTAAAATTTTCTATACCATATTTTCTAAATGCCTTACTTAAAGTTTTATTATACTCATTTGATTTTGGATTAAATGCTTTATTTTTTTCTTTAACCCATCGTCTTTGAATGTTAATTGACTATCCAATATAAGATTTTTGATTTATTAAATTTGTAATTTTATAAATTCCGCAAGCCATTGTATCAAACTCCTCTCATTCTATTATTCTTAAAAAGAATAATAAATCAATTCATCTTTTTCGACCTCGAAATTAATAAATTATATAATTACAAGACAGTTTAATAAAATATCTTCTTATGAACCAAAAACATATGATTATCTTTAATAAAAATTTGCTGAAACTGTCTTTATTTTGTAAATATATTATACTAAATAATTTTTTAATTTTCAAATTACTCAGTAGAATGTATTTACAAAAATTAATATATCCAATAGAAATAAACTACACCATAGCCGCTAACCATTTGTTGGTCGCCTCTATGCCTGCCCACGCCGCTAAGTACTTCAGCTTACCTCGTTCATTAGCTATTGGAATATATTAAATTTTTGACCTACCATTAAACTTATAATACCTACCAATAGGAAGTAAATATACAGTTTTTAATAATAGGATTTTAATTCTATAATCTAACACAATAAATAAATAATTCTACCTATTATATGTCCTTTTCGCGTTCCACTACGTCTCATTTTCCACGCCTTTATATGAGAAACTACCAAGTATCTTATTTCCGCACTTGGTAATGGCTTTTTAGTATGTGAGCCATAAACATCCCTATTCAGCTTATTTATAGTGGAGAGCTGGCTGGTTTAGCGTATTGTTCCACTACCTAATTAACCAAGATTAGGACGCTAATCAAATACCTGATACGTATCAGTACGGTTTCCAGATATATCATTTCACCGGACAACAGGCGAGTCAACCTTATTTAATTAGATTATGCAAGAACCCTACAGCCATAGGAGCAGGTTCCGCAGAGGCCCCTAACGATGTGGGATTGGCTACCCAATGGGGTTAATGTGCAAGCCACCGCCTATATTAGCATCTACATAATTCATTTCAAATAAATCATTTAATGATTTATTTTTAACAGGAAAGGAAATCGTAAGTTATTAAATAATAACTTAATTACAATTATACTACGGACCTTCGCCCTACTGGTTAATAATCTTCATTTTATTAGGTAAGTAAGGAAACAAGTCTGAGCTATGAATAGCGACTTCATAACTTCTTGCCCCAGCCTAAGCCAAATCTTACAGAGGACTGACTACCTCTATCTTTCACCGACCATTCAGAATAGTATTACCAATAATTTTTACTAAATTAATATCATACTGTCTTGGCAAATTTCGGCTACTTGACCCTCGACCTTCTCTTATAGTGGATTACGCCACATCAATTGCCAACTTCCTTATTGGTATTTCCTTGGTTTGGCAAGGTTACCAGCCTTACCCTAACAAGGATTCGGCATTGCTGTTAACAATGCTGTCTATTATGGAAGCGAGAAGAACAGGACCTTAAATGCGATTATCCCAACACAATCTCCCCGTAGCCGCATCCTTCGATACGTGAACCTTATGTATCACTACAAAAGATTTAGAAATAATTTCAAAGTATCCTTTGAATATTCCATTCTACAATCTCCGCCAGAGTGGGTCGATTTCTCAGCCTTATGGTGTTAAGTCTGCACTGAGTTGTACTATAACCGTAATTAAATTATTATTTAATTTTAAAAGTTCATTTATTATATAAATATTATATAATATTTTTTTAATTTTTTCAAATTTTATTTTAAGTGGTAGGCCAGGTTGGACTTGAACCAACAACCGCATTAAGCACCTGATTTACAGTCAGGGGTGATACCAATTACACTGTACTGACCTATATTGGCAGGAGGCAAGGGAATCGGACCCCTATCTTCAGGGTCAAAGCCTGACGAACTAACCGTTGTTCTAGCCTCCTAAATCAAATTATAATTTCATTTTCAGAAAGAAAATCTTTTAAAGTTATATTATTATTTTTTTCTAAATAATGAAATTCGTGATGACAATTAGAACATAAGACAATACATTTTTTAATTTCTTCTTGAACTTTTTCTAAAGTATAATTATTAGAAATCATTCGAGAAATCGTATCATCTTTTTCTTCTGGATTAATATGATGGAATTCTAATGCTGCTCCGCATCTATTATAACCACATTTTTGACAATTTAATCCAATTTTTAAATCTTGAACTTCAATCTTTTTTTCTTTGTATTTATCACGCATATACTATGTATGACAATACTTACATTCAGAACGTCTTGTTCCTTTAGCTTTATTTCTCCAATTAAATTCTTCAATTGGAAGTTCTTTACCACATTTAGTACAAATTTTAGTCATAATAAAAATCTCCTTTTTATTTTCTAATGTATTTAGAAGTCAAAACGAGTATTTTTACCTTTTCTGACCAGTATCTTATAAGTAATTAATAATTTCTTATTGATTACTTATATATTATATAATATTTTTTTTAAATTTTCAAATTTACAAGACACGCTATAAATTAGCTATTGCCCTACCATTTGGACGAATTATCTTAAACAGAGATAATATTGGACTTGAACCAATAACACATAGATTTTATCTAATATTTGCTGCGTGTGTCTTTAATGCTGGGAAATCCATATACCACGTAGGTAATATGAATATGAATATAAGCTAATTGTTTAACCCTGACCACATATTAGCAAAAGGGATGGCTCGGTGGGGGTTATCTGCGTCATCTAGACCCTATTTTTTCAATCCAGTATATTTTTTACTAAGATAGCTACTTCTTTTCAAATATATACCTTTAGCAGAGCACCGATGGTCATTTATATATAAATTTCTAAAGAAGTTTGTAATTCTTCTAAAGAATATAAATGCAATGTTAATTTTTTATGACATATAGGACATAAAATAATCAAATTAGATAAATTATTATTTCCTCTATTTTCATCTATATGATGAATTTCTAATATTCTTTCATCTTCATTATATCCGCATATGGCACATCTATGAGGATAAGTATTAAAAGCATTTCGACGATAATCACAACCATTTATCCAATTTGTAAATTCTTTATTTTTGAATCTATTACCACAAGTTTTTGAACAAAAATTATAATTTTCTGAAACTGCACTTTTTAAACGCTTGAATTTTTTATGACAAAAATCACATTCTAATTCAGTATATTTACATTCAGGGCATCCAATAAAATTATAATCTTTAGTAGATGATGGCATAAAACTAATTGGAGATACGTCCCATATGTAATTACATTTTTTACATTTTATTTTTACTTTTGTTTTTTTATTTACATAAGGAGTAATTACTTCTACACTATCATTAGTATATTTTTTTACTCTTTCTACAAATTCTTCATTAGTTATTTTTTTAGGCATCTTATTCCTCCTATCTATCTTTTATTATATATAAAATTAAAAATAGATATTTTAGTCTAAGTTGTCCTTTGGGAAATTTTAGTATAAAACAGTCCATACCACGTGAAGGTATTTCCCTTAATGGACCTAGAAGATGTCGGACTCGAACCGCAACCCAAGCTCCCAAAGCTAGTGTGTTACCCTTACACCACATCCTCTATATGAGGGGGCAATTTATTGCCCCGAATTATTACATTTCCTTGGCAAGCTTTTCAGCTACGCTATCAAACATTTCCTTGTCTCTTGCACTATCATTGAAATACACAGTCATATCATCATAATACTTTTGTGCCTTCTCAAGTGCCAGAAGAGCTTCATCAAGCTTCTTAGTCGCACGCTTCAGACGCTGAGAACTAACCTTCGTCTGGCAACGTGCTGCGGCAAGCTGCTTGCCCTTTTCAATATCGAATGTATCCTTCGGATCACACTTAGCAACACCACGCACAGTCCTACCAGCATAAGTAGAAACTGCAACAACCTTATACGGCGTGCCATCTGCCCTCGTAGGAACAAAATACTTATACTTATCCAGAGAATATTCCATAATTAATAACACCTTTTTCTCATTTATTTAATTGAAAATGTAATTTTCAATCATTTTGTATATATATTATATATTATTTTTTTAATTTTTTCAAATAAGAGAAAATAGCCAAGATTAGAATTGCCAGCAGTTTTGAGTCCCGGCCATCTAGAATCTATTAACTAGAAACGGTTTTATTAACTATCTAATCTTGGCTAATGGTATAATAATTAAGCATATTTCCATTTAAATTTAGCAGCCGTATTTCGCTTACCTTTACATACTTCAGAAATATGTTGTTTTATAGTAGTCATTTTACAATTAGTTAATTTATTTTCTACCATAAATTTAGCTGCTTCAGTAGTTGATGGAAAAGTCCTTAAATAATTATCATTTAAATCATACATATTAATTATTTTCCCATACTTATTTTGAGCAATTTTAGTATTAGGAATAATATCAATTTTATATAATTTTAAAATTTTAGAAACTGAATCTTCGCTAATATTTAATTGTTTAGCAGTATCTACTATACATTGTAAATTTTTATATGTTTCACATACTAATTTATAATCAATATATTGTTTACCATCGCCGCCAATTGTAGCATTATATCCATATTTAAAAGAACCTAACTTTTCAATCCAATAAATTTCTTTATCATTAAGTTCTTCTAAAGAACATTCTTCTAATTCTTTAATAGAAAAATTTTCTGAACCATATTTATTCATTGCATCATATAAAGGACGTTTTTCACATCTAGATCTTTTATAATCTTTAAGATGTTCTTTCCAACGTTCCTAAATATTATTTTTTACTGTTTTACCAATATAAATTTTTCCATTAATATTATTTGTTATCTAATAAATGTATGCCATAGCTAAATGACTCCTTTGATAAAATTGTGAAATTAGTTAAAACATTATCACCACGAGAAGGTTTTCACTTGATAACGAGCCGGCAGACGGATTCGAACCCCCGACCTATTGATTACAAATCAATTGCACTACCAACTGTGCTATGCCGGCATTTAAGAGGGAATTTATTTTCCCTCAATTTCTATATATATTATATAAAATTTTTTTTAAATTTTCAAATTATACAACATAAATAATGTGCTAATTCTAATTGATATTCTTGCTTAAAGAAAAAAGGAACTATTGAAAAAATTATAGTAAATACATCATTCCGACCGCTTAATTTAAAGCTGTTATAGGATAATGGTAAATATTTTTCACATATTTCATTATAAGTAATTTGATCATTCTTATAATGGAAATTCTTTAAAGGATCATTACTTTTTAATGTTTTACATTTTAAAATATCTTTTGAAGTTACTTCTTCATACAAAGTTATTTTAGCAAATCCATTATAATGTTTATATAAATATGGACAAATAATCGGGCAAGGGTCATTGCATAAAAGTTCAAATCTATTTCTTACTTCTATTGGAATTGATTCTAAAAACTTAAAATCTTTTATTTGTCTTCGAGGTAAAACAATTTTATCATACTTATTTAAGAGAGACAAATAATCTGTATCTTTATTTGAAGTTATTATACTTCTTTTAATTTTAAATTTAGGATATTTATTTCTTATATATTCTTCTAAAATAGAGGAAGAAACTAAAATTGAATTATTTTCATTTTCACATAAGGAAACAATTTTATTACAATACCTATCATATAAATCTTCTTTTATTAATAATGGATTTGTTAAAGTTAAAGCAATTTCTATATTATTTCCATAATAAAAATCAATAATTTCTTTTATTTTTTCTAATGAAGGTTGATAGCCTTGATTGACAGTTCCTCCATTCCAAATCATATTTGGGAATGTATCGAATATACTCTCTATAGCTACATTAGAATTGAAACATTCTGGAGCTGTCTATTGTAATTCTAAAAGAGTCTTATATATATTAAATCCAGTATAAAATCCTGGACAATTTAAATTTATTTTTTTCATATTTAAATTATATAATATTTTTTACTTTTTATCAAATATAAAATTTTGAATAATTTGTATTCTCCATTTTTTGAATTAACTAATTTTGATATTTTGTATTGGTAGGAGCATTTAAATAAAAATTTTTTATTTCTGAAATTTTATTTAAAAGTTCATTTCTTTTTACTATAAAATCAAAATTACTGTAATTGTTAAAATTATTTTTTATATCTAAAATGTATGGTTTATATATTCCTAACTATAAACTTTGTTTATAACTTTTTGTTTTATAATATTCAATTATTATTATTAGATCAATAAAAGATTTATAAATTAATTTATAATAATTCTTTAATTTATAATAATTTTCTTGTAATCCAAGTCTAAAAAATCTATTACTTTCATTAATTAATTGAGAATAAATGACTGGTAAATTTTCTTTAACTATATCTTCATTAATTTTTTTTATTTCTAAAGTAAATTCATTATCACTTAAATAATGATAAGGGAATAACCATCTATAATAACTATAGTTATTATTATAAAATAAATTATAAATAAAATGTTCTCCTGTATAAATCCGCCTTGAAGGATTCCAATTTATAATATTAAATTTTTTCATAAAATTATTAGACTATTCCTATGGAATTAAATTTAAATCAAAATTTGAAATTTTTTTTAATTCTTTTTCCATACTTATAAAAGAAGAATAGATTTCAATAATATCTATATCACTTGTGTTATTATTTATTCCATACTGATAAGAACCATCGATCAATCCATATAAAAAATAATCCATAGTCACCTCAATAGTATAGTTAAATTTTTTGTATGTTCAATTAATTTTTTTATTTTAAATATTGTTAAATGAAAAGCCCATTTATCAGGATAATGGTCAGTATCATGTTTATAATAAAATTTTGGTAAATGATAATATTTAGGATATAAGATATTAAATATTTCTTCATCTGTTTGAAAATTTATATAAAACTATAATATTGATTTATATAAATTTTTATTTGGCTTTATTATAGCTATTCCGCCACTTAATCGTCCTTTAGATTCCTAGTTATCATATACTTCATAAAAGCTTCCATCTGGATAATTAAAAATATTATCAATATTTTCAGCAATTAAAATATCAGCATCTATAAAACAAATTTTTTTATACTAAGTTAAAGTATAAATAAAAAATTTGTTAGCGGTATCTTTATAAAAATTAGAATCTCCACAAAAATAAATTGGCTATTCTATTATTTTATAATTTATATTATTTTTTTTTAAAATTTTAAAATAAATATCTGATACATTATTAGTAGTTAATAGTAAAAATGGATATTTACTATTAACTTTTTTTAATGAAAAATATAAGGCACAAGCACATTTAATATATTTATCAGTTGTTGCAAGTGTTACAAAGCAGTATTTGTCGTTCATCAGTGACTCCTAAAATATCTGTTACACAATGTTCAATAAAATCATATTGGTATTCTGGTAATAATAAATATCGAGCATAAGTACATATATTATCAATATAATTTAAAGAACGTCCCTCTAATTTATACTATTCAATACCAAGAGGATAATACAAATTATAAATATTATCTAATGTTACTGTATTCTTATAAGCAATAACTTCTGGGCTATTAACACTTTTAACTGCTTTACAATTTAATGTATAAGGTTTTCCATAAGATAAAGCATATTCGCTATTGATTTTATAATGATTAATACGATTTGGACAATTAGGAATACAAATTGCATTACATAATAATTCAATTTTATTTTTTAAATTTAAAGGAATTTGTTTTAAAAAATCTATATTAGAATTTAAATCATAATCTAAACAAATAAATTTATATTGAGCTTTCTTAATTTCATTTAAACTTTGTTCTAAATTTGTAATTCTTTTAGTGGTTGAAGAAATAAAATTATACTTATTATATTTATTTCTAATATATTCTTCTAACCCTTCATTATTAATTACAATTTCATTCAATCCATTGTTTCCAATAGCTAAAATGAGATTTTCAAAACGACTATTGTAATTTTCTTTAGTTAATAACTAATTTGTAAAAACTAATCTGACCGCAATATTATAAGAATTATAAAAATTAAAAATTTCCTCAATATCTTTTTTTAAAGCCTAATGAGTTTTAAAATTAGTAAAAGTTCTGCCGCCTTCCCAAGAACAAAATTGGAAATTTCCATAACAAGCATGAATTGTAATATTTTTATTAAAAATTTCTGGCTATTTATTAAGTTGTTCAATTGTTAATTTATTTAATTGGTATGTTTCATACATACCTGGTAAATTAAAATTAATCATTACTTATATTTTATCTCCTTATAAATAATTCTTGAAAGGCATATTCTTTAAATTCTGGTTTAATAAAATAATTAATTAAAAATAAACCGTATTCATTTTCATTGTTAGAGAAATAATCTATTAAAAAATTAGTGATACCCATAGGGATATAAATATCTTTAATTTCTTTAATCGTTATATATTGTTTATTATTTATAGAATTTTTACAATTACAAAATGTAGGTTCAAATGTATAATTTAATATATTATTATTTTCTACTATTGGACATTGAAAATAATTTTTACATTCTGGATTACAAAGATTATTAACTGGAATTACGATATTTTCTTTGTTATTAATTTCATTTAAATATTGCTGTGAAGTTTTAAATTCGTTAGGGATTATTACATATAATGGATTTAAATTTTGATGAAAATTATTTATAATATCGGGAGTAAGAGGATATAAGATATTAGCATTTTTAGAAATAACATATTTCAAATTAGGAAATTTGTTATTTATATAATTTAATAAATCTAAATTACTAATTTCAAAAATATAATTATTTGGTAATAATTTTAAAATTATATTACTCATTACATCATAGAAATCTGATTTTTCTAATAAAATATTAGAAAAATCTAACCACAAAGGTAAATTACTTTGCTTAATTATTAATTCTATATTAGGATACAATAAAGTATCACCAACCATATTATTTAATCCTCCGTTCCAAATATTATAAGGAAATGTCCCTCTAATATAGGAAAAAGCTATATTTTTATCAAGAAGCCAATTAGTATGGCTTCTTGATAAATTAATAAATTTATCATTTATAGTATGAAAATAGTAAAAATCAGGTAAGGTAAATTTAATCAATTTTATTCTCCTATAGAATATAGCTAATTTGTTAATTTATTTAGTTCTTTTGAATAATCTATATTTAAGTCTTTTAATCGTAAATCCTAATTCTATAATAAATTAGCTAAGGTATAAATTATTTTTTTATTGACTTCTGGATTTGGTTCTTCTAAAGTAACCATATTATTATATATAACAAATAATAAATCCATATACCCCTTATTTTCTTTTATAATATTATTTGTAATTTCTTTTAAAACATTATCTAAATTATCCATTTAAATCATACCCCAATTCTATAGCTATGTTTTCTATTACTTTTGGTAATATTTTTTGATCTTTCGCACTTTTCAAAACCCCAGTTTCAAAATATAATTTAAATAAATAATTATATTTTTCTTGAAATAAATTACAAACTGATAAACAAGGGATAGAAAAATCACCATAAGTTTCTATCTAAGCTCCCAAACATCCTTTAATACAGACATCTCTACACCAGCATTCTAAACACCTTGGAGCATAAACAGGGTTAAAAGATTTCATTCCTATATAAGCTGTGGCATTATTACTTATTAAATCAATTATCTCTGTTTTTTCATCATTTATTTTAAAATGTCCCCCAATTAAATGATTATAACAAGTACGATGACAAGGAACGATAGCTAAATCTCCAACCCTTATATGGACAGTAGACTACAATGCACAGCTTATTCTGTTATGTCTGTCTTCTTTATCTGATAAATTCATTAATCGTATAGGATCTCCATTGTGCTCATTAAATGTAGGAGTATTATTAGCCCCATCCCCTTTAAACATTGCATAAGCCATAGTATTAATATCATTATTGCAATCATTCAATCTATCTTCAAAGATATGTTTTAAGAATTTTTTATAATTCTCTATAGATTCTTGAGTCCAATTATTATTTCGAACTTCTAACATATAAGGAGTTTTCTGCCATGAATTGTATTCTTTTAATTTCTTTTTAAACCAATCATAAGTTTTAATAGCTTTATCAACATTTTGGCTAGAAATCATAGGATGAAAGCCATCATTATTTTTTGTAGCAAATTCAAATAATTTATTAAAATATTCATCATTTAAATTTTTATGTTCTCTAAATTCAGTGCTATACGGCCCATCAGTAGAAAATGAAAAATGAATTTCTACATTTATATCTTTCATCTTTTGGATATATTTTTTTATTTTTATTACTTTTTCATTATCAGAAATAAAACTACCATTAGTAGGTATTACTAGTTTACCTTTTTCTTTTATTTTATAAGAAAATTCGTACCATTTTTTTAAATATGGGAAAAATATATCTAGTATATCAAAAATTAATCCATCATAAAATAGGTCTCCGGCAAATAATGACCATTCTAAAGGTTTTATTTGTTTTTTATCAAAATAATCTAATAATAATTTTAAATTATCTAATATCTAAGAATTAGAAAAATGTTCTGGATATAATTCTTTGCCATAATTAGTTATATAACAATAATCGCATTTTTGATTACAGTCTTGTCTTATAATTAATTCTAATATTTCATTTTCCATCTTTTTTAATTCATGATTAAAAATAAAATTCTAAAATAGAATATTTTCTTCCTATTGGAAATCAATAGACGTTGTTATCATTATTTTTCCTCCAAAACTTCTTCAATAATTCCATTACAATATCTTCTTAAAAATCCACTATCTCTAAAGAAATAAGAACCAGTACTGATTAAACTGTTAAAAAAGCAAGAATGTATAGGTACTAATAATAATGCTGCTTTCATTAAAAATTTATCATCATTAAATTTTTGGCTTATCTAATGCACTTCTCGTAAATTACATAATAAAGAAACAATCTAATTATATACATAAAAGAAACTAGATACAGATAAAGTTTCAAATAAAAAACAACAATTTTTTATATCTTCATCTTTATCTTTCAATGGATTTATATAATTATGATGATTTGCGGCGAATTGCTTAATAATCCCAATTTTATCATTAGTATTAATATATTCTGGATTAGTATCATAAAGAGAGCTCTAACAATTTACTAATGTTCCATCATATAAAAGTTTTAAGCTTCCTGTTTTTTCTCCACAATATAAGAATGGAGTTAAGTTTCTATTAGCATTCTTTAATTCTTTATTAGAGAATGCTAAAACTTTATCAAGAGCTTCATCTAAATTAGAACATTCCAAATTTTTTAATAAAAATTTTTTTGCTTTTCGAGGTAAATACAATAATCCTTCAATAGAGTCTTTATCTGGATTATTAATTTCTGGATAGTGTTCTCCAATTGATTTACAAATTTTTATAAAATTACTCCAATTAATACCATCAATGCTAGAAGTATTAATAGGTAATTCGCTAGAGAAATTTATAGTATTTTTGATAAAAACAGATTTATTTAGATTTAAATTAGTTAAATATTGAATTTTTTCATTAGCCTAAATAAAATACTATTCTATTTCTTTGTACTTATTATTAAAATGATTTATGAGTTCATTACTAATAACTCCATGAGTATTAAGAGCAACAGTAATATTATTAAAATGAATTGTATTTAAAGTTTCTATTAAATATTTTAAATTATTATATACTACTTTAGAATTAGCTCTTCTTACATTATCAGTACTATAATCTCCATCATAAGAAAACTAAATACAAATAAATGAATGTTTTTTAGTTAAATTATCAAAAGTTTTTAAAAAATCAATTATTTTATCAGTATTAGCCATGCCATTAGTAGAAGTAAAAAATTCATTAATATTGGGACATAATTCAAAAAAATCTTTTAAATTTTTAGTAAAATGTTCTAATACTAATGTAGGCTCTTGGCCCCAAAAACTTATTTTATGGATATTTAACGGATCAACTTCTAATTTTTTTATAACATTTTTAATATTCTATAAATAACTTCCATCTTTAAGAGCCTTTATAGTCTATTCTTGCAACTATTTACTATATTCATTTACAGCCTAAGCTGAATGACAATATTTACAATTTAAATTACATCCGCAAGCTCCAATAATAGATAATTCTTCTATTGAAAAATCTGATATATATTTCATTCCTTTTTCTCCTTTAAATGTTAAGTGTGCCTAGAACCGTAATGACTAGAGCATCCATGAGATGAACACCAGGTTTGATTAACTCCTGACCAATAGGAAGAATGATAACCTGAACCATCATGAGAAGAATTATAAGAAGTATCCCATCCTGCTCCATAATCAGAACTATCCCAACTACTATTATATCCACTACCTCTATGACTAGCGTTATAACTTGCATCATGAGCACAGGTATCATTTATACTTCTAATTGTAGTGGTAAATCTATTAAAAATAATAGGACTAATTAAATCTCCTGCTGAAGGAGGATTTTCACTAATATTTGCTCTTGAACCAACATAACTGCTGCTGGAAAAAGATTCTATATACTTATTTAAATTCTGAGCTAATTGAGCCATAGCTTGTGTTGACTATCCTCCAGGAGTCGCTTGAAAATCACTCTAACTAGGGAAAAATTTTTTTCTTGCGGTATTTAAATTAGTAAAAATAGTCTAAATATCACTCCAATTTATTTTAGAGTTTGAACTAATTGCCATATTTTTCCTCCTCGTATTTTATAAAATCAATATACTCTTTGTTAATAAATTGTTTAATTAGTTTATTATTATCAAGTATATGATTTCCTTTATTAAATAGACTATTTAAATTAAATAATACAGTATTATTTAATTTAATAAAATCTTCTTTTTTTATTTTATTTAATAAATCTTTATAAAACAATGGTAACTTATTAAACAAAATTTTATCATTAATTAAAATTAAACAAATAAGACTTAAACAAATTGCTTCTTCTTGTTTTATGTCTTTTAGATATTCTTTGTCTTTATCAGTTACTTCTTCTATTATAGATAAATTTACAATAATTTTATTAAAAATATGTTCGAAAATAAAATGATTATTTTCATATTTTTTATTTGTTAAATATTGTCTATAAAAATAAGTAAAAACAATTAATTCATTTATTGTCATATATAAAAAATTAATATCTTTACCCATACTTTCATTATTTCTATTATATACGTAAATAGGCTGTTCTAAGAAGGGAATTGCACCATTATAAAAATCAAAAATCTATAATGATAAAAATCTATCTTCATTATAAATAAATTTGCCATAAGAAAAATTATTTTTTATAAAAAATTCTTTATTATATAAATAACTATGAGCATCATGGATAAACTCATTTTTATCATAGGTCTATCCATTTACAATTCCATAATTGTTATTTTCAGCATATATGTATAAATTTTCTAAAGCCTTATTATCATAAAAATAATCATCACTATCTAAACAGAAAAAATACTTATTGAAGCTATTATTAATTCCTAAAGTCCTAGCTGACGCAGGGCCTGATTTAGTTTTCTAAGTGTCTAATAATATTATATTGTATATGTTATTATAAGTTTTATAAAATTCATATACATATTTTTTATCTGGAGAATTATCACTAATTAAATAGATTACACAATCATTAATAATACTTTGTTTAAAGACAGAATCTAAACATTTCTAAAAATATATTTTATTTATTGTATAAAAAGGAATTATAATATCAATTTTTCCTTCGTTGCGTTTTCTAAATGTTCTCATTCTATCAGGAGCATACCAAGAATCAACGTTATTCCAAGATTTCTTTTTTGAAAAATCCTAAAAATTAGAAAAATCAACAAATTTTTTATAATATTCATTATAATTTGTTAAGAATAATTCTTTTTCTGTTTTAGTATATTCATCATAAGTTTTAGTTGATTGATCCCAATCAACCACATCTCCTGACCGACAATATTTACATATATTTTTTTCACATAGTTTTAAATTCTATAAATCTTGTAAATTTGTTTTTTCTGTTAGTTTTATAAAATCTTTATTTTCTATTAATGGAATTTGTTTAAAAAAATAATTACAGAAATTATTTATGTGTGCCCCAAACTGACAAAAATATATTTTAAAATCTTTTAATGTAAAGCAAGGAATCCTATTTGGACAACTATATATACGAGTTTTATTATCTTGTTTACCTAAAGGGTCAACCAATGTCTAATCAAAGAAAAATCTATCATTTAAATATGAGATATTTTTATTATTGCTAAAATCTTTGTAGTCTTGATTAGGATATTTAGAAATACTTATATGTATATTTAATTCTTCTAATTTTTTTAATTTTTTTGTATCATAATTATTTAAAATTATACCATTAGTTAATATCTTTATTTCTATCTCTGGGAGAATATTTCTAGCTATCTAACATAATTCTATTAAATTAGGATGTAAAAATGGTTCTCCCCCTAATAGCATTAAAACTTTAATAGAAGGCAAAGTTTTTTTTACTAATTTTAGCTAATTTTGAAAATCTTCGTAAGTAATAAAAAATGGAGAAGCTAAAGGAGAAAAATGATTACAATTATTGCATTGTAGGTTGCAATGGTCTACTAAATGAATTTCTAATTCAAATCCATCAAAAACTGTAGGCCAAAATGCTCTAGTAGGTCCATCTCTATACTAATTTATTTTATTCACCTTCTTTTTTTATTATTATATAAAAAAAATGCTTGAAAAGCAAATTTTAAGAACAAGCTTTTCAAGCATTGATGTTAAACAAAATGAATAATTAAATTATTAATTTGGACTCCATTATCATTCATAATAAAAATTTCATCTACTTTATTATAATTATTATATTCCCAAATTAGTTCTTCATTATCATTATAAACTTTTATATTTTCAATTTTATCTAATTCCATAAGCCATCCTAACATTTGTTTTATATTATAATTAGATGGCACATTTCCTCTAGCTGCTTCTAATAAAAACATTGTTTTTGGCTAATCATCAGAAGCAGGATGGTAAGCTCGTTCTGTAACAAAACTTAAATTATCAATAGGTTTATCAACTAAATTATTAATTATAATTTTCATTTTTCTTTCTCCTTTTATTTTTTATTAGCCCCAAGCAACTGGAATAGGTTTCCATGAATCGCTTGATGATGTACGATATTTCAATACTCCATTACTAGAAATATCTACCCAAATAAGAGCAGATGAAGAAGAAGGAGCAGTAGTCCCAATATAAATCTAATTGTTTGACGTAAAACCAACAGTAGGAGTTATAGTTGGATTACTATTATCCACATAATTTTTAGTAGCTATATCATTACCAGATATTGGGACATAGTTATTCGCCATCTAAATTTTACCATTGGCGCTCATTACATTTACTTCATCTTTATAAAGACGCTATTCAAAATCGTCGTCTATAATTACTAATGATTGTTCTTCATTTAACTAATTATCTTCTTTTAATTGTCTATATAAAGCTCTAGTAGGGATTTGATTGATAGAAAGAGTATTTAAATTTGTACTAGTTTTTGAAGCCATTTGTATACCTCCTTCTTACTTTTTCTTTCTTATATAAATAAAAAATAGGACATAATAATTAAATTATTATGTCCTATTTAAGAAAGGGGTGAGTTAAATGCTGTAAATAAAAAATTTATTTCTTATTTACATTTATATTATATAAAATAATTTTTTGAAAATCAAATTTTATAATGCCTAACTCCATGTGTTCGCCGCAGTTTTTGCCCATATGCCTTTTATCGGTTTCCAAATATTAGCATTAGTTTTTACAAACATTTGTACTGGTTCTTTCCAAGGTTTAGAATCTTTAGTGGTACTATACAGAGTAGCAGGCAATGTAAAATCTTTAGTCCATTTACATCCTTTAGTTATTTTTAATTCGGCAATATATCCTTTATAATAACATCCTGATGCATGATTATTACTCGCACTTTCAGCTAATGTACCTAATGTTAATCCCACATAGCTGGTATTAGTGTTTGTTAGAGTACCTTTTAATTTTCCATCAATGAAACAATAAGTTGTTGTCCCAGATAAACACATTGCTATATGAATCCAGGTATTAAGTGTAGTTGTACCTCCAGACAGACCAGGCCAGTTGTTAGAAGCAGTCGCTGCAACAAAAGTTTGACTGGCTGTTGTTCTATGCATATACATTCCGCGGCCTTTGGTCGATATTAAAGTAAAAGGCGTAGGATAAGTAGTATTATTATTAGAAGTCTAATAAAACCATCCTTCAAGAGTAATATCTCCTGTATATGTAGAAGGGAATGGCATATACATATAAGAAGAACTGCCATCAAATTTTAATGAATTTTTACCAAAATGAGTTTGTTCATTAGATAATGTAACATTATTATTAGTTACAGTAAGAGATTCATTACCTTGGCTCTATAAGCTATCGCCATTAAAGTAAGCAAGGCTAGAAGAGTCATTCATTAAATTACTTGTAAATGGAATATCAGAAGCAGCATTTGTTTTAAATACTGATGTTTTTAAATCATATAAGCCTAATACTTTATCTGAAACTCGCTATACTGGGATAAAATCATGAGTAAGAGTAGAATCATTATATATTTTAAATCTATATAATTTCATACTGGCTTTATTACCGTATGCTGTTCCTGCTTTATTAATACAACCAATGTACATTGATAAACCAGTAGTAATAGTACCAGTTACAGTAATAGTAGAGCCATCAGGTTTAGTATATACTTTATTTAATAACTTAATATTAATTTTTGATGTATCTTTAATACCAGAATTATATACAGTAGAGCCATATTTAAATTCAGTGCCACTATTACTATCAACAGCTATTGTATCAATGCAGAAGAAATTCTACGTCTCACCTGTGCCGCCAGAGGAATCATTGCCACGCACGCCGAATAAATTATAATATGGACTACCTGATTGACCATTTAATACTTCAAATGTAATATCAAAACCAGTATTACTATCAACAATAGCTCCTGTATCAATATATTGAGTACCTGTAAATTGTAAATATTCAATGGGGCTATAAGTAGAAGGAAGAGTCTAAGGAACTTTTACTAAAGTATTTCCAGAACTGGCTTTTATAACAGTGATACGTATATAACCATTACCTGCATGTCCTGTTTCACTTGTACCTGTTGGAGAAGTAAACGCAGTATTGCCAGCTAAAGTAGTAGCATTTTCAAGATAATACTATGAATTTAATAAACATCCAGAAGGATAATAAGATGCTGAAGAAGCAGTGTACATGTAACCGGAGCCGCCACCTCCAATACCTACGGCGCCACCGCCGCCATACCAGCCGCCGCCGCCTCCTGAACCATAATAGGAGTTTGATTTAGCATTATAATTTCCGCCTTGCCCAAAACTTCCTGCAGTAGCATAATTACCATTATAAGGAGCAATAGCGCCACCTTTAGTTTGGCTACCGCCTCCTCCATAGTAGTTAGATCCTGTAGATGAGTCAGCATTACTGTATGTTTTACCTGATATTCCTCCACCAGCAAAGCCAGCTGAGCTAATACAACCACTAGAACCACTTCCTCCGCCAGCTACTAATACTCTAGCATATAAAGAGTCAGTACCTATACGTATATCAGTGCCACCGCCGCCGCTTCCTCGACTATTCTGTGAAGTAGCAGAGCCGCCTCCATTGAATCCTCCAGCAGTAGTAGCTCCGCTTGAGTTATAGGTAGTTCCACCAAGACCCTAACCGCCAGTATATAGATATAAATTAGTTTTTTTATTTAAGGTAATAGTTCCTTTGCTATAGCCGCCTTTGCCACCAGGATAGGAAGTATTTCCATACCCATTACCGCCTTGAGCGCCCCAGCACTCTAATTGATACTATCCTTTTGGAAGAATTACTGATTTCATAGATCCACTATAAGGACAATTTAATATATCACCAGTCTATATTTTTGTAGGAGTTGTAACAGTTAAATCATATTTATTAGGAGCTTCATATTGAATTGTTTTATTACCAGCAAAATATTCAATATTAGTATCACACCATTCTTGTGTAGGTTCATTTCCAGCACCAAATGCGGCTGTTAAATCAATAAGCATAGCGTCATCAATATAAGCCATTGTATTTGAAGCCATACCTTCAAAATCGAATCTGAATTGAGCTTTCTAGTTGTCATTCCAATTAGCACGAACATTACGCCAACTTAATCGCTGCCATTGATTTAATTTAGTTTTATCTACTTTAGCAAAACCTACTAATGGTTCTGCTATTGGCCAATAACATTGCATTTCAGAACATACATTAACAGTTTCATAAAAATAAACACTTATATAATATATATGATTTTTTCTGATAGCATATGTGTCAGAGGTTACAATTAATGATTCAGAACTTGATGTAGATGTGACTTTTAAGCTATAAGAGCCGGAATGTTTAGGAGAGGCGGCGTAACTAACTGAGCAAGCTGAATTAGCAGTCCAACCTGTCTTTTCAAAACTTGGATTAGTTAATAAATTAGTTAAAGTAATTGTTTGTTTTGCCAATTAAATCAACTCCTTAATTTGCATCATATTGTATCCAAATATCGCCGATATTACCATCTGATGCTGTTGGTTCTGCAGTAGATATTAATATTGGGCGTAAATATTTTACTGATGCAGTAATTGGAGTAGTGCCATTCCAAGTCATTGGTGTAGTTATTCCTGTTGGCTATTCGACTGTTACTGACGGAGACCAAGTATTAGTAGAAGTTAAGGTTAGATATTTAGTACTCGTAGTAGAATAACCTCTATTACGGAAATCTCTATAATAAAATTTTATAGTATTACTACCAATAGGGATTTCAGTTAGCATATAAATATCTGAATTAAATACTACAATAATATCTTTACCGCTGTCCCAAGCATCTTTAATTTCTTTATAAGTGGTAATATCTTTAGTGGCAATAAATACACCGCCTGCATTTTCAATCTATTCTATAAGTTTAGGTTTAGACATTTAAAAACCTCCTTTAATTATTAAATTTAGGAATTGCTATATAATAATAAGTATAACCCTTATTATTGAATATACTAGTATAATAACTACTAGCAGCAGTAATAATAACTGATTTTGAATTCCAAGTAAAACTAACATAAGTGCCATTATTATTAGGAAATGGGTATTTCATTCCTTGTATGCCACACATATAATTTTGAGCAGTACCAGCATTAGTTTGCACCATAAACAGCATCAAATAAGCAGGTTCAAAATTAAAATTAAGAGTTTTTGTTAAAGCATTATTTCCTATATAACTTCCAACATAAGCTCCTTTGATACTTATATCGCCAGTCATTCCATTTACTGATCTAACTAAATGAGACGTAAGATATCCAGCATCATTAGTTAATTGACTTACTTTAGAAATTTTGTTATTCTATATCTGCTAATCAACATATTTTTTATCGGTTAAGTCTCCAGTATTAGATGGTGTATAAGTACTATTCATAGTTATTTTGCCTGTTGTCATAATATTATTTTTTGAGGTTAATAGCATTTCATTCATATCTTTTGGTAATTCACTTATTTTATTATCAATAGCCTAAATAGTATCATTTTTTATAATCTATAAGTCATTTATCACATCTAATAAATAGTCTTCTGGTTCTATTCCTCGAATATTAAGAACGATAATACTATCATTAGCTGATGCCGCAAAATCTAATAACTTAATTTTATTATCTTGAATTATATAGTTTATATTTTTAGTCATTAATATACCATTAAAAAATATATTTAAATCTTCAGGATTTTCAACAATAAAAGGAAAAGTAAATGTTGTATCTCCTTCTTGGGCAATGAAAGAATATTTATAAGGAAGGTCATCTTCTTTATTTATAATGTATATTTCATCATTGTTTACTTTTCCTTGTTTCACCATTTGATTATAAATTTTCCTAGATGGAACTTTATTTATAACTAAAGAATCTAATAATTTTTCATTGTTTTTTATTTCCATCTATTATTCTCCTTATTAACTCCAAGCAACAGGTACGATAGTCCAAGTTCCAGTTTTAGATGTACGATATTTAAAAGTACCAGATGAAGATGTGTCAATCCATAATAAAGGTGCTGTGCCTGACGCGGGAGTAGATGAGCCAATATAGATTGGAAAAGTAGTAGATGTGCCAACTATTGAAGGTTTACTATCATCAACGTATTTTTTTGTAGCAACATCTTCGTTTGCTGAAGGAGTATAAGTACTATACATAGTAATCTTACTATCAGTAGCCATTGTGTTTGTTTTATTTAAAAACATAATATTAGAAGTATTTGATGGTAATGTGGCAACTAAATCATTAATTTCTTTAAGAGTCTTTTCTTTCACAGTATTTATTTCATTAATTGATGAAGTTTTTATAGCTTGTATTTGTTTAATTGCATCTTCGGCCTCTTTGCCAAAATCAATTGCTGCAGCTCCTTCTATACCCATTACAGTAAGATAATCACCAGCTTCGGCTGTGAATCCAGCAAGAGTAATTACTTTACCAGATACTGTGTAGTTGTCTGTTTCTTTCATCATTACACCATTATAATAGAGAGTAAGGGCGCTACTGTCTTCAAAATCAAATGGAATAGTAAATGTAGACTAACCTGCTGTTGCAGTAAATGTAAATCTATTTACTATATGGTCATTAGCGGCAACCTAGTCATCTACATATTTTTTATTTGCGGCTTCTGTATCGGCTGTTGGAGTTTTTAAATTAGTAATTGTTTTATTATTAATATTAATATTACCAGTCATAGTACCGCCAGCAAGAGGTAAATATTTTCCATTTATAGTATCTAAGTCATTAATAAAAACCAGATTTCCTACTTTAGTAGCTCCATCACCTATTTTTATTTTCTTTAAATCATCATATATAATAATTTCGCCTTTTAAGGGGACAAAATTAGTTGCTTTATCCCAATTAGCTTTTGTATCATGCTTCTAAATCATACGGCCTTGGAATGTATTATTTGCCATTATATTTCCTCCTTAAACAAAAATATAGGGAAATAAATATCTTGAAAATAGTTCAAGATATTTATTTCCCTATATTAAATATCTTTCTCAATCATCTATTTTCAAAAGAGTAAAGATTATAATAAATAAGTTATCAATTTCAAACTTATCCTGTCCATTTAGTCCAAACGGCTGAATTAGTATTTTTTACATAAATAAATCCATCACTAATACCAATTGTACTATTATCTATTTTTACGCCGCCAAGAGTAGAAGTTGAGGCAGTTGGTAATGTGTATTCAGATATGTCTGTTTTTAAAGCATATTTAGATAAATCTGGTTTATTTAATAAATCAGCATAATTACCTGACTAGCTGCTAGATGGTAAACTATTTATAATAGCTCGACACATTGCATCTTTGCTGATTGCTTCTAAAGTAGTAGGTTTTTCTACTATCTTAGACCATAAGATATTTGCATCAGCTATAATTTCTCCTGTTGCATATAATCTACCATTTTCATCAATACCGATACCAGTTCCGCCGCCCATAACTATACCTAATGTATTTTCACCAGCTATTGGAGCATGATAATTATTCATGACATCATTTATATACGTTTTAGCCTTTTTTAAAGTTTCATTATCCTAATTATTTACATAATTAAATAGTCCTTGAAATGTATTAGGCCCTTTAATTGTTCCATCTTCTTGTAGCCATCTTAATAAATCACCTGTTGGCTTTTCTTTGGTAAATGTAATTGTATTATAAGCCTAATTTTCCCAAGATATTTCTTTGTAATTAATAGTAGAATTATCTTGAGGATTATGACCAACACAAGTGGTATCATAATATAACATATCTTCAAGAATAATACCATCTTTCTTGGGCTAAGTATTTTTTTTATATTCTATAGAAGAATAAGTTATTCCATTAGAAACAAATTCAATATTACTTTTAAAATAGAAAGATGGGGCTTTATGAATAATCCAGGTTTCACTTAAATCATTTTCTTCATTACCATTAAATTTTGCTTCTAACATTTTAGTATGATTTTTTAAATCATCTAATGTTACATATTCTAATTTAGCTAGTTCACTTTTTAATTCATTTCTAAATACAATTTCTTCAGTCTTTGGAGCGTTATTTAAATCTTTATAATTGCCACTAAATAAATCATTTTGATAAGCTATCCCACCATTGAATTCTATATGAGTTAATAAATCCTATAATTCATTAACAGTTAGTTTAACAAGGTATCGATCTTCTAAGCCTGGCATTTTCAAAGATTTTAATTGTTTATCTGCCAATGAAAGTTCCTCCTTTCAATGTTTCTTATTCTAAAATTATATAAAAAATAAAAATATTAAATTATTTAAATTAGTCCAGATAAAAAAAAATAAAGACTCCATTTTGGAGTCTTTATTGTTATATATTTACAGTTGAAGAACCGCAATCAAAAATTACATAGTTGGCATCAGGGTTAGCGCCTATTTCATCAAGAGTATAGGATGGCTTTGTAGGTGCCTTAGCCCATGCCGGAACATCTGCTCCAAGCCCTGCACCCCAAGGTAGGTTTTCCCATGTGGTCGTACCATCGCCAACTTTAAATAATACAGTAGGAGCTGTGGTTGTTGTACCAGATGTAAGTGCTGGTACATAACAAAATCCCACTTCACCGGCAAGTAAAACTTTTGATTTGTTTGCAGTCCAATTAGCAAGTGTATCGTATTTAGACTTAATACGAATATTTAAAGTTTTATCAGCCATTCCAATCCTCCTAATAGAAAGGGGAGATTTCTCTCCCCTTATGATTTATTAAATTAAAGTACTAGCGTTACCACCATTAAGAACAAGGGTAAGTGTACCCTATTCAAGAAGATCAGTAGAAACTGCCTTTACGCTAAGAGTATGATTAGCATTATTCTCAATAGAAGTGCCATCACCCTTATAGCTTTCAAGAGCTATTGTCTTCTTAGTAGGAGTCTGTTCTGTACCATTAACTGTAATCTTTTCAATTACGTTAACTTGAGCACCTTCAGCAATACCATCAAGTTTAGTAATCTTGGTATCAGCAATTAAGCTCTTACCAGTTTCCTTCTTAACAACATCAGCATCTTTTGCGTACTGAGTGATATCGAGAGCATCGACTGCATCCTTAACTGTCTTAGCTACAGAGCCTTCAACAGTATCAGCACCTTCAAGAGTAGTAAGACGAGTAGCTAAGCCACTTTCAATACCCTTTGCACGAGCAGCTTCATCGGTAATTGCAGTATTAAGCTTTGTTTCTTCACCCTTGGCACGAGTTTCTTCAGTTTTAATAGCTGCTTCATTCGCACTAATCTTAGCAGTCCAGCCCGCAGCTTCAGTACCATGATTTGTAATATAATCTTGTAATTCTTTTAAGGTGTCAACAGCATTAGTAGTAAGATCTGCATCGGCAAGGAAGGTATCAACACGAGATTTGACACTAGCAATAGCAGTAGCATTTGCTTGTTCTTTACCTTCTGCACGTGCCTGTTCAGCAGCAACTGCATCCTTAACTGTTTTAGCCACAGAGCCTTCAACAGTATCAGTGCCATTTAACTTAGTAATAGCATCAGCATTAGCTTTGATACTTGCCTTAACAGTGCTATCATCATAAGTAGCAGCTGCTTGGGCATCAGCAATCATCTGAACAATTGTCTTATCTGCTGGGACAGTACCAACTTTATCGCTTAATGCATTAACAGAAGTTTGAGCATTAGTGCTAGCTTTCTTTGCATCAGCAACAGCAGTGTCAACTTCAGTCTTAACTGCATAACCCTTGGCTTCGACTTCTTTCATTGTAGTCTTAGAAGCAGCAAGTTCATAAGCTTCTTTTACAGTGCCAGTATGTCCTTCACCAAGAATAGCGGTTTTAGCAGTTGCAATTTTAGTATCAGCATTAGTACCTGCAGTATTAATAGCTTCGGTCTTAGCTGTATCAATTGCACCACTTACGCTATCAACATCAACCTTACCTTCAAGAGCGGCAACTTTCTTACCAATGGCAGAAGTATCGCCAACTAAACCATCAGCATAAGTTTTAGCAGAAGCAAGAGTAGTCTTACCGACTTCATCTGCATACATCTTTGTACCATGGATGGTATTGCTATCCTTGGTATCAATATCAGTCTTACCATCTTCGCCGCCAAGAGTATGAATTAAATTATCAACAGCAGTATTAACAGTGCTTTCAGTAGCAACTTTGTTAGTGCCAGCATTATAAGCACCCTCAAATGTTAAATTATTCTGCTTAGCATCAAGAGCACCTTGAAGACCATCAATCTTGGAAATGCCAAGAGCAGGAATGTCAGAAACGGCAAGATTTTCACCCTTAGTTACAAGACCTTTAGCATCATAGGTAATCTTAGTAGCCGTAGCACCAGTAATTGCGGTATTAGCAACAACAGCAGCATCAGCCGTCTTTTTCACAGCAGCAATAGCAGTTGCATTATCGTTATCAGCTTTTTCAAGAGCTGCTACTTTAGTATCGTAAGCAGATTGATCAACAAAATTACCAGCATTTTGCTTTGCGTTCCACTTTTCAATATCTTCAGCAGTAATACCAGCTGCAGGAAGTTTTTCAACTACACTCACGCGTCCGGCAAGAGTAGTTAAATCAGCAGCCTTAGCATAATCCTCAATCTTAAGAGCCTTAATAGCGCCATCAATATAAGCCTTTACTTCAGGAGATTGACCTTCAGCAGTACCAAATCCTTTAAGAATAGCTTTTAATTTATTAATATCGCCAGTTAAACCATTAACAATTTCTGGATGGGTTGCGACCCAATCGACTAATTCCTTGAAGGTATCAATAGTACCATTATCAGTAGCCTTGGTAGCAAATGCATCAATAGCATCATTAACAGCCTTCGCGACTGAACCTTCACCAGTGCCCTTTAGAACACCAATAGCATCTTCATTAGTCTTAATACGTTTACGAAGACCAGCAGTATCATCAGCACCAACAATAGTTTCAAGGGCATCTACGTCTTTCTGTGCTGCAACAGCCTTACCATCAGCAGTCTTTGCATCAGTAACACCCTTATCTGCTTGCTTTTGAGCTGCTTCAATTAATGCGTATAAGCCAGTTGCTGCGGTTTCGCCTTCCTTGGCTGCACCGACCTTCTCAATAAGAGAAGCAACTTTACCTTGTAATGTAGAAACATCAGAAGCAAGATCACCAGAAGCAGTAGTAGAAGCAAGCTTAACAAGAGTGCCAGCTTCGTTGCTGATCATATAAGCTTCGCAAGATTTATTAGTTTCATCGACTAATGTAATAATCTGACCAACATAAGCAGTTACGCCAGATTTAGCATAAGTTTCCATCGTAGCTCTGTCATAATATACAGAACTATCGTCAAGAGGAATGGGGTTACCACGTTGAATATTCATGGGGAGGCCCATGAAATTACCATCTTTTTTAATTAATGCCATAACAATTTATTCCTCCTTTATAAATTAACCAATTACAATACTGTAGCTCTGAGTGCTTGGAATAGAAGCAGGCTCAAAAACCCAAACAGTGTAAGGAGCAGAAGTGTAGCCCTCAGCGCCTTCAACAGCGACAGTGCCAGCCTGCTTTACGAAGTCAGCAGTAGCATCAGCACCCATAGCAGAAGGAAGAGTAACTTTAGTCACATTGTGACCCGCAGGGCAAGCAACGATAACCTTAACCGTGCCTTCACCAGCAGTAAATGTGCCAATGGTCTTTTTAGCAGCGGTTTCATGCTTTAAGCTACGAATATTAGCAGAGTTAAGTTCAAAATCAGCAGACTTAACAACACCATAGAACATATGACGAACGCCAACTAAACTATCACTATCTTTAGAAGCAGAACCAGCAGTAATCTTACCAGCAGGATAAGGATTACCAAGATTGGTCACAGGAATACTACCTTCGCCATAAGTAGCAGTAGCAGTAATCTTCTTAGGTGTCGCTTCAGCAATGACATTTTCAAAAGTACCTGTTGCAGTAGCCTTAGCTTCATCAATACCAGTGCATTTTACATTCCAACTCTGAGCCGTAATACCAGTAGGTGGGCCATAAGTATAACCACCAGCAGATAGTGCCGCTGTATATGTCAGATTCTTCTTAGTACCAATCTCAAATGTGCCAAAACCACCCTGTGCGCTGAAACTAACAGCAGGATTAGTCTTGGATGAGTTAGCTTCCTGTGCCATTAACTTGGACAGAACATATTCAACACTCTTGCCTTTTGCCGCGAATTTAGCAGAACCCGAAGGCTTAGAAAGAGTACCAATAGCAACGGTATAAGTAATGTCATCATCAAAATAAACATTATCAGCACGATAGTTGCCATCCATGGCCTTCCATTCGCCGTCATATACATAGGCAGTATAAGAAATCTTATCGCCAGTAATAGCACGCTTTACAATAGCAGTATCGCCATTATGAAGTTCTGCGGAAGCTACAACACGAGTAATAGCCTGAACATCAGTTTCCTCATTTTTTGGAGTAGCTTCAAAATTTTGAGCTTCATCGCCGCCAACAAACTTTAAATTGCCCAAGGCAGTAGTGCCATCACCAATCTTCATCTTGCGATTAGTTTGGTCATAAACGATTTCGCCTTTAAGAGGGACGGCAGTACTCTTTTTTTCAAGAGCTTCAGCAGTATCATTTAATACTTGAATACGAGTATTAAGAGTTTTATCAGCCATAAATCATTTTCCTCCTATAAAATTAATTAAGAGTATTTGCGTCGCCGCCATTGAGAATATTATAACTATCTTCTCCATATTGAATAGGTACAAGATCATTATTTACATCTACAATATAAGGCAACCATTTATTATTCTAAAAGATAGATACAATTTGACCAACACAATTATGCTAAGTGATATAGTTAATTGCATCTACTAAAGAATTGAAAGAATTTTGTGCTGAAGAAGAAGTTTCTGTAGTTGTCCATTTACCATCATAAATATATAATTTACCATCATAAATACACATTTCTCCATCTTCAGCAGTAGCTGGAAGTGTATCAACTGTGCCTAAAAATTCCATTACATTATCAGGAAGATCAATTGTACCACTTTCGCCACCGATATATGGTAAATCATTCCATAAGGTTTTACCATCACCAATTTTCAGTTTATGAGTATCTAATTCAAATCCAGGTTCGCCATCCTTAAGTAATAAGTTTTTTTCGCGCCATGTAGTTGATCGACCTCTTTTGAACTTGATGATATCAGCCATAGATTATTCCTCCTTCTAGACAGTATAGAAGCCATTGACAAGTATTTGTCTATAGCCAGGAGCCAAATAAGAAGGATCTAATTCTCTATTAAAACGACCACCACTAATTTCAATATGAGGATCGCCCTCAACCTTGAAATTCTTATCTTGTGCAGTAATAAATGTACCGCCACTAATATATGTATTTTGAGGATTTAAATCTTCACTTAATTTACGAAGATAAAAATTATATTCGCCTTGACTTGGCTTACTATTTTCAAAATACCCATCAGTGATAGTCATTGACTTACCATTAGCAAGAATAGTATTATAGAATGTGCCGCCATTAATATTTAAAATAGCATTATCGTCATTTTTTATAGCATATAAACCGCCAGCAAATGTACCATCATTAATAGTTAATGTAGGTGCTTCAGCATTTTGACCTTGAACATAGCCATTAGTAGTATTACCAGCGTGATAATCCCAATAGCCATTTTCAATCATACTGGAAAATTCGCCACCACTCATAAACATGCCGCCATTGATTGTCATAGTGCCATGATTAACAGCAGTATAATAACCATTACCTGATACATCAGTAGTACGTTGTAATTTACCATTATTAATAGTAATATTACCATTATTAAAAACTGCGGCATTTTCATTCTTATTACATTCAATAGTACCTTGGCCCTTAATAGTTAAATCGCCGTTTGCTTTGATATCTATTGGAGTTTTTTCATTATTAATAATATCATTACCATTTAATTCAATAGTCAATGCTTTATCAATAGAAACACTGTTATCAAAGTTAGCATTAAGACGAATTGTACTTCCTGCTGGAGCCTTCATAAATGCTACATCAATAGATTGATAAGGCACGCCATCTACAACTGCTGGATTATCAGTGTATTCTTGAACATTAACAACTTTAGTTCCGCCTACATAAGATAGTTCATTCCAAGGGGTTGAACCATCGCCGACTTTAATCTAATGTGTATTAAGTTCTACGCCGATTTCACCAGCTGCCAGGACTATATTCTTTTTAGACCAACTAGTTGATTTACCGCGTCTTAACTTAATAATTTCAGCCATCTCGTGTTCTCCTTTCTTTAATCATCATCTATAGAGCCGCCATCCCAGCCGCCTGTTGACTTGGAAGTATCTTCTTTGTCAATATCGCCGCCATCTTTGCCGCCCTTATATGAAAGAATAAACATTTTCATATTGTCCTTCTCCTTTCATATTTAAAATTATTTTATATTGCTCTATACCTGTTGGACCGAAAATTTCTTAAATGGAATTTTAATTTAAGCATTTGGTTTTAATGGTCCAAGCCGGCCAGAGCAACTTATAACCTACTGTCTTTAAAATATATAAAAAAAAAGATGGACTGATTAATCTAATCAGTCCATCTTTATAGAAAGGATGAAATGCAATGAACGAATTTGAAACGAGTGGCGCGGAACTGAGGTGTCGATCCCCATCCCTGTCACAGGACCACTTGTTTTCAAGACAAGGCTTACCGCCGGGCAAGTTAATTCCGCATACCATAATTGGCTATAGACCCTTAACTATCTATGATTTAAATACACCACAATTACCATAAAGCTTAGCGATACCAATTATTTTAATAAACAAGACTCATTGAAAAGCCAGAAGAAAAAATGCGAAATTTAGTTTACTAAACTAGCTAAAAAGAAAAAACTTTTCAAAATATACTTTATTTTCTTTATTATACTTTTTCATCTATTAGTAATAAATAAGTATTGTAGAGCCTTTACAGGCAAAAGTTTGCTGAAAATGAGTCTTAATACGTATGGCATAGGAGCAAGGGATTCGAACCCTGGATGTGCAGCTACAATTAGTTTTGGAGACTAACCCAATCGACCACTCTGGCACTCCTACATATAATGGCGGAATCGCCGCGACTCGAACGCGGACTACCCAAGAGGTAGGATGGATTAGCAATCCATTGGAATACCATTATCCCACGACTCCGAATATAAAAAAATAGATAGTAAAAAACAAGCATTGCGCCAAGGCGTAAAAACTCTATCTATTGTATAGTTTTTGTTCCTTACATATTTAAATATATAAGAAAGGATTACCGGTAGCCTGCCGCCTAATGACAGGATTTCCTATAACCGGACTTTATATTCACACCGTGGCCTCGGTGGAACGAACTCTTACAAAATGTTCAGCCTGACGTTTTGGCATCCAAATCAGAGTACCATCATAAAATCTGAAAAGATAAGTCATGAAATTGTCCTTATCATCAGTCTTGCGGCACTTACCCTTGCCATACTTCTTACACCAGACCTTATCTCCTGGATTGAACTTCATTATTTTCTCCTTAACAATTTTAACAAAGCCCTAAAATCATTTGCTGGATTTGAACCAACTCTAAAAAATTTTTGCAGAATTTCTTATTTAACCTTATTAAAAATTGCTGTGTGGGCTTTTCATATGGTTGCGGGAGTGGGATTCGAACCCACGATAACCAGTTTATGAGGCTGGTGTCTTAACCACTTGACGATCCCGCAATATTAACAAGACAATTTTTATACGTTGCGCTACCAATTACGCTATATCCGATCTTCAACCAGACAGTAGGACTCGAACCTACAACACACGGCTCCCAAAGCAAATTTATAATTGCTGTATTGTCTTTCATAAATGGTGGAGCCAGAGGGAATCGCACCCTCGACTTTGAATTAAATTCAACGTTTTCCTACCATAAACTATGTCCCCAAATATGATGGTTATAAAACTTAATCTAATGCAGGCATCAGACTAATAGAACGCTCCATCAAGTTCTATGCACCAGTTGAGTTGTATGTTTTCCGCGAGTGCGGTGGCGGATGCAGAAGGGTATGATCCTCCGACCCATTGATTAACAGTCAATTGCTCTACCAACTGAGCTATGCATCCATATTCATAGGGAAGGCTTCTAGAAAACCCGTGTGCTTACCACCCTACGTGTTTGGAATATATCACACTTAATGGTGGAACTTGCGAGAGTCGAACTCGCTTTGCCTCAAGCTCCAAATATTATAAATTTTTCATAAATTAATAAGAAATAATTTTTTCCCTATTAATTAATTTATATTTATGAGAAGTTAATTTTTTATGACAAATAGGACATAATATGATTAAATTCTCTAATTCATTGTGTTCTCTATTTTCATTAATATGATGAACTTCTAAAATATCTTTATCTTCATCCCAACCACAGATAGCACATTTATGAGGATAATATTTAAAAGCATTTTTACGATAAGTATATATACTTTCAATATTATTTCCATAATGATTTGGTTGAATTTCTTTCAAACCAAACTCTATCCGTTGAGCTAAATCTTTATGTTCTCTACAGCAAAAATATATTCCACTTTTTGAATTATTCAATTTAGAATTTGGACGAATAAATTTCTTTCCACAATAAGCACATTCTAATTCAGTTCTATTTGCAGAAAATTTTTCATTTTTCTTTTCTTCTGAACATTTAGGGCAAGAGCATCTTACTTCTTTTGGACCTCGCATAAAACATTCTGCGGATGCTTGAAAAACAATATCATGAATATTGCATTTTAAATCTATTGGTTTAGATTTTCCTTTATATTCACTTATAACAAAATATTTATCCCCTACACATTTATAAACTCTTTGTTCAAATTCTTCTTGAGTTAATTTTCTAGGCATTTAATTCAACTCCTTTTTTCCTTCTATTATATTTAGCAAAATTTTTGAGGAGTTTAATTAACTTTGCCCGATTTTTATTTTTGTCCACTATTAGCATTACCCATCATCTACCTCGTGGCGGTTGTGGATCTTAGATGACTGGAACACATGAGAATCGAACTCATCTGCTTTTCTCCTTGCAAGGGAGACGACCACTCCATGCAGTCCCGTGCCCCAAATATGATAGTTATAAAACTTAATCTAACCAGATTAATAGAACGCTCTATCAAGTTCTATGTAACAAAATCGCTTATATCGAGAAAACGAATGGCGATGCTAAGGGGACTCGAACCCCTGACCTTCGGAGAGACAGTCCGACATTCTAGCCAACTGAACTATAGCACCATATAAGAATAATTTTAATTATTTTCAATAAATTTCCATTTATAACCATAAGCACTTTGTCTTTTACCTAAACATACAGCGCTTATATGAGTAATATCAGGTTTATTAATAGCTCTACCTGCACTTCCAATAGATGGAAATATATTTAAAATTTTTCCAGTTTTTTTATCACATTGAGCAACTTTTTTACCTGATTTAACTAAATTAACTTCTTGTTGAGAATAAATTTTTTCTTTTTTTTCTTTAAGAATTCTTTCTACACTATCAGAAGAAATTCCTAATTTACGAGCAGTTTCTTCAATATTTTTAATTTCTTGATAAGAAGCAATAATTAAATCATAATCAAGATACTTTTTACCATCTCCGCCTATTGTAGCATTATATCCCCATTTAAAAGAACCTAATTTTTCAATCCAATAAGTTTCTCGATTATTAGCATCATCAGTTTCTTCAATTAGTTCAATATGAAAATGTTCTACTCCATATTTTCGCATTGCTGAATATAATGGACGTTTTTCATTGCGCTCTCTAAAAGCATCTTTACAATGTTCTTTAAAACGTTTTTCAATAGAAAATTCAGTTTTACCAACATAAATTTTCTAATTTATATCATTAATAATCTAATAAATGTATGCCATAATTAAACAGCTCCTTTTTATTTACTTTATTCTACATTAGTTAAAACAAGATACACCGCGTGAAGGTTGTAGAATTTGTATCTCTACTCCCAGCCGGATTTGAACCGGCGACTCCAGCGTGAAAGGCTGGTGACTTAGACCACTTGTCGATGGGAGCATATTTATTCATCAGAAATCATTTTTTCAGATTTTTCTTTTTCCTTCGCTCTATCATATTCCATGCCCTTACCTTTCTTGGCAGGCACAATTGATCTACGACGGCGGAACAGAAGATACTCGTTCAACTCTGTGCTGTCCATTTTAATTGCAGGTTTCTTAGTAGTTGCCATTTCAAATATCTCCTTTATTATTATATATATATTATATAATATTTTTTTTAAATTTTCAAATTTATTGGTGCAGGATATTGGATTCGAACCAATGACCTCTTGGGTGTAAACCAAACGCTCTAACCAACTGAGCTAATCCCGCATACAGTCTATTTAACTAAACTACCAAGAAAAATTAAATAGACCTTTATAAAAATTCCTCATTGGGTATGGAGGGTGTATTAAACTGGCTTTTACAGTAAGCCCAGTAAAATGGACCTGCCTGACTTCCACAATAATGGTACTATCGGTCCATCTGTCCGCCTGATTTTACAGGGAGTTTATAAGATTTATACTTTTTAACTCAAATGGTGCGCCAGGCGGGGATCGAACCCGCGTTGCCCTGCTTATGGTGCGGAATATTGGATTTGAACCAATGACCTCTTGGGTGTAAACCAAACGCTCTAACCAGCTGAGCTAATCCCGCAAATTAAAACCTTGTTGCCTAGACTTTGACTATACATAGCGTTTGGACAAGGTAACTCAAACCTCGGGTTTCACTGTTACGTCGCTCCCCTAAGAACCAACGGAATATTTTTCGATTACATTCAACGCCTTCTTTTACCGTCCAAGTATGGCAGGTATCCTTTCCATCTTTTATCTTGTTCAACACAAGATGTGCTACCTTTATTGGTATCTCATACGCACGGTCTCCCGCGATATGACCTTGCCATTACTCTTTAAGATTCTCTAATAGGATGAACTACGAGAATTTTGCTATCTTATATTACTTACGCGTTTTCATATAAGTGCCATTTAACGTCAGCGATGCTTTATGAAATTTCTCAAACTTGACCTGGTGCGGTTGGGGAGGCTCGAACTCCCGACCCTTTGCTTAAAAGGCAAATGCTGCTACCAACTGAGCTACAACCGCATATCGCATTTCAGAGGTTCCGGACCCTCCTGAGCAGCGTCACTCAAATAAGATTTTGTCACCTAATTTTAAAAATCTTATTAAAAACAAACCGGTTTTATAGCTAAACCTTTAACTCCCTTTCCGTTTTTACTTATATGTCAAGAAACAACCAAAGAGAAAGTATAAAAAGACAACATATGAAGAATTTGTTTATAGACAAGCTTCAAACACTCGTCTTGCGGTCATGTTATTTTATAATCAAGTAAGTAATAACTTCAACCGCTTCCTTAATCTAAATAACCTTTAATAATAATCCTTTATTTATTTAGGCGATTATCATTTCCTAGCTTTAATTACTCCTTCTATCGGGATCGAACCAATACCTCCGCCTCTTTCAGGCAGTATGCTTCCATTACACCAAGAAGTAATATACATATGGCTTATTTACATAACGATGGAGCCACCAACCACCGAGCCTTGATTATAATGAGTATAGCTACTACTTCACTGTTGGTACCGGTGAAAGGATTCGAACCTTCACACCTTATATATTAAATATTTTTCCAATCTTCATCAGAAATTTTTTTAATTTTTAATGACTAATAAGGTAAATCATAATTTTTACACCATTTTCTGACAGCATTATCAGAAACTTCATACATTTTCCCTATAGTTACAAATGGTGTAGTTCTAATTAATTCTTTTAAAATTTCTCTATCTGGAGATTTAGAATTTTGTCTAAATTTAGATGCACAAGATTTACATCTAATAGCTTTTAAACATATCTCTTTTCCACAATCACAACAATAATTTTTCTTTTGAATATGATTGGTGCGGGATGAGGGACTCGGACCCTCACACCTGTCGGCCTCACCGTCTAAAGATGAGTTGTCTACCTATTCCAGCAATCCCGCGTATTTACCGATATTTGCTCCACTATTTCCATTTTGAATTGAATGACAATTAGGACATAAAATTTGTAGATTATTTAAATCATTATCAAAATGGTTTCCATTTTTATGATGTAATTCTAAAGGTAATTTAATTCCTTGCCACATAGAAATACCACAAATTTCACATTTGTCTTTTTTCAATCCATCTTTTACTAATTTTTGTCTTAAAACAGAAGAGCTAATATACTTATGATTATCAATATAATAAATAGCTGGCTTATAACATCGAGGATTTTTATTCTATCCTTTTTTATAAGGCTATCCCTTATATTCAATATTCATTTTCTCCAAATAAGAATTTAAAGTTTCAGGTTTACAATGCAACTATTCACATATATAACGTTTAGATTTTTCTTCGTTTATCCACTAACGAATTTCTTTTTCTTTTTCTAAAATATCTGAACGAGCCATAACAATCTCTCCTTTCATAATATATTAGAAATTAAAAATTATTCATTAATGGAATTGAACCAAAAAATTTTCAGTTCAATTCCATTCGCCTATGCCATTCGGCTACACCGGCTTATGGTGGAAAGAAGTATTTCACCTTTTATAGCACGCTTCTCCCCGTTCCCGTGCTACCTCTCTCCCAATTAGCTTGATTACAAGAGGATTTCATTATGAAGTTCATCATAACTACCCGATTTCCCTTTGCCTCAGTTTATTTTTAATTGGTCTATTGCCAACGGCAGGTGACTAATCTGCCTAGTTCAAATCGGAAACCCCATGTGTAAGACCAATTGGTGGGACAGGGAGGTATCGAGCCTCCATCCTTTGGTTTTTCAGACCAATGCTCCGACCTCGTAAGCTACTGTCCCATACAAATGAGAATTTATTTCTCATTTATTTTGTATATATATTTTATAATATTTTTTTTAATTTTTCAATTTTTCAATTTTTCAATTTTTCTTTAATTACAATATGCCAAGTCATATTATTAGTATTACTTCTTTTTCTTAATTCACCAGTTGTTTTACTGATAAAATAATCAAAAGGATTAAATATTGAACAATAAGTACCAAATAAATTTTGATCAGAACAAAAAACTTTATTATTTTCTTGATAAAATGCTGTATTAAATTTTAAAAGAGTTTCTTTATCTTTAATTGGAGCCGATGAAGTGCCGCTTCTTTTGCAATAAGGTTTTTGAATTTCAAAAGTATAATTATTAAAAAAATCATCAAAAGCCACAAGAGAAATATTATTATTATTAATAATGATAAAAGCTCCTACTCGTTTAGCTCTATAATGCTCTTTTACAAAATTTATACAAGTTTCTTCATCATTTTTACCCAAATAAATAGCTTCAGCATATGGGTTATTACTGATGGTACTTTTAGTAAATTGCCCGCATCGAGCACCATTAGTAATATCTTTTACTTCAATATAGCAATTATATAAAGGAGAATAAATATCTGAAATAGTAGAATCATTACGTCCTTGATAAATCGCATCATTATCATAGTTATTTTTAAACCATTCAAATGCTTTCTTTTCACTTTTCTCCCAATTCATCATAATATTGTTCCTTTATCCCTTTAAAAATATGAATTAACACATTTCTATCAATGGCATTGCCCAAGCAAAAACCCACTTCTCTAGGGGTTAAAACAGAACAAATCTTTTCTGCTTCTGCTTTAGTCCAACCCATTATTTTACAAATCTCAATTGGAGTAAGTTTATAAATACTATTATTACGAAGATACAAACCACCGCTTGATCCGGCTTTTCCTCCACCAGAAGCAGTTAATGTAACTCCTTGCCCAAATATAGAATAAATTCGATTTCCTTGACCACCATTTTTATAATCACAGAGTTTTTTAGCTCCATTATAATATGGTGTAGTAATATCACTTGGGCCATCATAACTATCAATGAAATATTCTTCGTTAATTGGCTCTAAAAAATCTTTTAAAGTAGTTTTAACATTTTCAGCTAAAGGGAAAATAAACTTTTTTAAAGGAGAAATTACTGAAACCATGAATACACGATCTCTAATAGTTGCTCCGCCATATTCATAAGCTTTTATTTTCTTCCAGCTAGATACATAACCTAATTCAGCTAAACTATTAATCCACTCTTGAAATTTTGGCATAAAAGTATTATTACAAATATTGGCCACATTTTCCATTAAAAGAATTTTTGGCTTTGGAGAAGAAAGCAAGAGACGATATACCTCATAAATTAATGAAGAATTTTTTCCTTGAAAACCTTCTTGCTTCCCTGCAATAGATAAATCAGTACAAGGGAAAGAATAAGTCCAAATATCTGCATAGGGTAAAATATCAATTTTTGTGATATCACCAAAATTATTATATTCACCATTCAAAACTTTATATGCTTTCAATGGTCGTTCATCAATTTCGCTAATACCTATTGATCTAATATTTGGATCAATTTTAACCAAAGCTGAAATCTATGTCCCAATTCCCGCAAATAATTCAATAATAGTCATTCTTTCCCTCACTCTCTATATAATATAATAATATTTTTATTAAAAATCAAATTTATTAAACTTCAGAATGACGAACAAAAAATTCAATAAATAAACCTTCATCTTGCTTACTATCACAAAAAAGTTCCAGTTCATCGCCATGCTGACCAAGTAATGCACCAAGTGCAATATACTGTGAAAGTGCAGATTTCATATTGTATCTATCGCCCTGCGGACTAACCAGCCATACATTACTATGAGCACGATTAACTGCTGAAATAAAATCTTCAACCTGCTTAATATTTGTCAACTTCATTATTTTAATTCCTTTCTATTGGAATATGGTGCTCCCGTCGGGATTTGAACCCACATCTGGCGATTTGGCCCAAAATGTTAGATTTGAACTTACATCTTTCTTGCGCATAAACTATTTTACCATTTAAACTAATTTTGGATAAGTCGCCGGCTCTGACCAATTGAGCTACGAGAGCATTTATTTAATTTCTTATTGATTACTTATATATTATATTATATTTTTTTAATTTTTTCAAATTAAGAAATTTACCCAAGACTTTTTATACTTGGCTCCAAGGAAGGAATTTGAATCCTTATTTTCAGAATTAACTCTGATGAATTATCCAGTTATTCGACCACGGAAAAAAGTTTAAGTTGCTGTAAAAGCCTTTCTCTTTTCATATAAATATTATATAATATTTTTTATTAAAAATCAAATAATTATTTTATTCAAACAAGACTTATTTGGTTTGGTTCCGCTGGGTTTAACCGCTTCCCTACCTCCGCCATATAGTGGTGGGGAGGGCAGGATTCGAACCTGCGTAGCATTCGCGACGGATTTACTGTCCATTTCTTTGCTGTTAAAGTCTTTATTTTCTTTATTTTGTATATATATTATATATTAATTTTTATTAAATATCAAATTTATAAATTTTTTCTTGTGAATGATTATCAATAATTTCAATTAATTCATTAAGATAATTTTTATTTTCTGCAACTTTATCAATTTCAATAGCTAAATTTAAAGCTGTATAACTAAAAGAGAGCTATTCTTTAATTCCAGGAATTTTTTTTATTTCTTCAGTAAATTGCTATAAATTACTTTTATTCAAATAAAAATTTCCCAACAATAAAAATAAATTAGTTTTACCATTAATTAAAAAATAAATCTAATCTAAAATTTTCCAAAATTGTTTATCTATTTTTTTAAAATTATTAAATAGTAATTTTAAACAATAATTTATATAACTAATATTTTGTTCAAAATTAAAATTATTAAAATCAGTGTATATTAACTAATTATCAAAATTATAATTATTATTAATAATCTACAATAATAATTTATATCTATTAATAAAAATTTTATCTTGAATTTCCATAATTTTATATAATTCTATACCTTTATATTGTTTTAATATATCTTTATGTAAAATATACTTTTGAAATAAATATTCATAAATAGATAAAATCTAAATATCCATATCATATTTTTGAAAGTTTATATTTTTATAATCACTTATACAAAATAAAATATTATTTTGTATAAGATACATATAATATATTTTACAATTATATATATTTTCAATAAATGTTTTTAAATTATAATGGTTCATTCCTACCAGTTCCACTACATGTGCCAGTACAACTTGTGCATAATCCAGAACAACTTCCTCCACACAATCCAGTACAATCGTTAGCACAATGTCTTGTACAGCTACCGCTGCATCCGCTACACCCAGTCTGGCATCCACCTGAGCAAGAACCACTGCATCCATCACAACTGCCACTACAACTGCTTCGACATCCGCCTCTGCAAGTGTTTTGGCAGCCTCCTTGGCAAGTATTCTTACAACTGCCTAAACAAGTTCCCTGACATTGTACTCCACAACTTTCACTACAACTAGTAGAACATAATCCAGTGCAATAAGCTGAACATCCAGTATTCGAATCAGTTAATCCCATAGCTTGATAAGCTGTAATTTTTGCCTCTAATGTACTTAAATCATCATCTTTAATAACATTTATATTTTCATTCTGATTTTCAATATTTATTGCCGCCATAGGTTCTACCAGTTTTGTTATATGTTCTTTTGAAATAACTTTTCCATTATTAGGCTAAGTAGTATAATCATAAGAAGTCCCTCCATATGAACTTACACTACCTATATATTTACGACGTAAACATTCAGCCTTTATTTTTTTCTTTAATTCATTGAATCTATCAGAAGTTATTGTCGTGCCTATTTTCATTTGTCATTGCCTCCTTTATTATATTATATTCATCCTAAGAGATAATTTTTAATGCTTTTTCCATATCTCCATTAAATTTAAATCGTTTATTCGAGTTTATTTTTTTTAAAATAGAATTTAAATAATATAAAGAAGCTAGAACTATAGCATAATGCATATCACAAATATAAGTAACTCTTTTATTAACATTACCTGTTTCTTGATAATTATAAGCTGTACACCAAGAGCATCCTCCAGAAATTTCACAATCTAAACATTTTTGAGGAGATTGACTAATAACTGTTATTTCAGATAAATCTTTTAATCTATTGATGGTTAAATTATCTTGGCCTATTCCCTAATAAATATCTCCAATATAATATTCTGGCTGATTACTTATGCTATCTTCCATATAACGTAAACAGGGATAATATTTACCTTTCCAATTTAAGGCTAACATACGACCATTCCCGCCGCACCAATTATCATTAGATAAATTTTTACTTCCATCATTAATATAAAAAATAGATAAATAAACTTTATCCCACAAATCATTATTTAATAAATAATCAGCAATTTTTTTTAACTAATAATATAATGTAGTGGCATGGTTAAGTTCCCAACCTTTTTCATACACACAATTTAGATTGATTTGACTATAACCATTGTTTATCATTTCTAAAACAGCGTCATATAAATAATCTATATTAAATGGAGAGATAGTCATTTTACTCCCGATCCATTTGTTATAATTATGGCTATAATGTAATGCGGCGGACAATGCTTTATCATAACTACCACTACCATCAGGGAAAACTCTACAAGCATCATGTAATTTTTTATTTCCATCAATAGAAATTGATAAACTTAAATTTTCATTATTTTTTTTAATATACTCTTGTACTTTTGGTTCAAAATATAAAATACCATTAGAACTAATTGAAATTTTATATTTAGTGGCCCAAGGATGCCGCAATTCAATCATTTTATTAATAAAATAATCAGTAATCTAATCAATTAATTCAATTTCTAAAAATGGCTCTCCACCTATAAATTCTATTACTACTCCTGGTATTTTATAAGAGTCAATATAATTAATAACTTTACTGTCTCTTGTTAGTATCTAATCAATCATCTATTTAGCTGTATTAAAGGATAATTTATGTTTTCCTTTATGTCCTTGATAACAATAAACACAATTTAGACAACAATCATCTGTAACCTAAAAAGTTAATGTAAATACAGCCTAAGAATTTAAGCAATCATTAGAATATAAACGACTTATAAAATCAGAAAATTCTTCAGGAATATTAACTATCTTAGGAAATAACATCAATATTTACCTCGTTTGTCTAAAAATCTAAATTCCAATTACAAGTTTGATTTCCAATTACTGGTTTAATATAATTATTTTCTAATTCTAATTTAGCTAATTCATATTCAGCAAATAATTCTATATACTCATTATGATAATCATCAAAAGCTTTATTTCTAATATTTTGTCTAATTAAAAATTGACATAAATTTTTTCTAGCTTCAATTTCATAATTTAATTTCTAAAGATAATTTACTTCTTCTTGAGGAATTATAATCTTCTTCATATTTTTATTCCTTTCTTATATAAGAAATTTAATTATTTAATTAATATAATATGCCCTATATAAATAATTATAACATAAAAATAAGAGAAAGTCAATTTGACTTTCTCTTACAAACCAAGCTTTTCAATTAAAGCTTTTAAATTTTCTTCTTCTTCTGGACTAATTTCTGTAGCCTTTTTCGCAGGCTGAATTGTTGCTCCATCTTCAAAATTAAGTTCATTATTACCAAAATCCATAGAACCAAAAGATTCAACTGGAGTTTTTGGACAAGTCAGACTAATTGCAATCTGAATATATTGTCCATTTTCTTTAGCTCGCACATAATACTTTTTATCATAAGATCCGAGGAAATCTTCGCCAAATGCTTCTGCAATTTTTTCTACAACAGCATCTTTAGCAATACTACCTTTTGCCATTATTCATTATTCTCCCTATCAAATAAAATTTCATCATAACAAGCTTCACAGTAGTAAGCATTGTTTTCTTCATCATAAATTAAATCTTTTTTATCATAATACATATTACAATTATCACATATCTAATAATTATCTCCGCAATTGCGACATACATAACCATCATCATCATCTAATGATATTGCTTCAGGAATATAAATACGTCTACCGCACTCTCTACAGAAAGTAAAATCTTCTGTTTCTTCTGTACCATATTTAAGTTCACAATCAATACAAAGCATCGTATCTGTTAAAACACAATCATTTTTACCACAAATACAGCATTTTACATCATGTCCTATATTAACTTTAGTAGTGGTACGAGTTCTTGGAAGAATTAATTTATCTTGCGGAATACCTTCTTCATGCCAATAAGGTTCACTATAAGCAATACTGAACCAATAGTCATATACAGTAGAATGAAGAGGGTCATTGTAATGTAAAGGATTTTTTGGGTCAACAATAACCTTAATATCTGGAGTCATTACATATCCAGTAGGCAATAAACGGCTATCATTAGAAAAGATTTTATCATTTATTGTAAATGTATTATATTTTTCATGACACCAATCAGTAAAACGGTATCCTTGCCCGAAAAATGTTTCATATAACTCAAGAGCAAAATCTTGCAATCCTTTACTTTCATAAGGATAATGCCGACCTGAAATAACCATAGTGTCATCATCAGATACATGAAGAAGCATACGCCACTTCTTATCTGCCCATGGTACATCATCTGGGAATCTAGGTAAAACCGCATCATGTTCACTCTTAATATAGCATATAATTGTACAATTATCTGCCATATAAGATAAATTACCAGCACGGTATTCTCCATCAAGGGCATGGCATGACCGCCAATTATGTGTATTTTCACTCAAACTAAGATAATCCAATGGATGAACTGACATACAAAAATATCCACTAATTTTTGTATTTTGAATAAGCATACTAGCTTTATCTTGTATTTCAGTAAGAATTTCCTTATCTTCTACAAAATATTTAAATGCTTTAATTATTTTCATTCCTTTTGGAATAACAGTTCCATTATTCATTGAATAATCTTCATTTAAAATATTATTATAAAAATTTTTTCTATTATTTTCAACAAAATCTCTTAATTCAAATAAGCCATAACGCCAACGAATATTATCAATAAAACAATCTAATTCAGCTTTTTTATCATCTTCTGAAATAGACATTGTAATAGGTGTATGGCTTTGATAAATTAATTTATTACCAGGAAGCCTACTATAAAATTTGCATTTATTCTCTTCCCAATCATTCATTAATTTATCAATATTTAAAAGGTTAATGTCCAGCCCCTATGAATAGGCAATAACCTTCTTTACTTGTTCTTTAATTTCATTTAAATTACAACAGGGACTCGACATTTATCACATACTCTTTCTCTCATATTATTTGAATAAAATAAATTATAGCACTTTTCACATTGATGAATATTAGGATCAAGGGCCAAACATTCAGGACATACATGAACTTTTACTCCATCAATATCAAGAGGAAAATCTTCCCACTCATAATACAACTGATTACAAAAACTACAATTAAGAAGTTTATCATCATCAAAATCATAAGGCATATGATATTTATTAGTTAATGTAATCCACTGAAGATATTCCTTACTAGGAATAAACTTATATTTATCTGCATTTTCGATATCATCAAGCATTTTACATACTTTATTAATTGTATTATACAATGTTCTAATATGTAAATCTTCATTTTGAGTATGTTCATGATGATAGCCAACTGATAAATTTACTCCGGCAATTTCCCATTCAGGCATAATAATACTAATATCTGTAAATGATCCAATTGCTTGCCTAAAACCAAAACTTTCAACATAATCTACAAATGTAAAATTTTCACATTCATAGAAAACACAATCTTTTTCACCAGCTCTATCCAGCTCAATCATATATTTAATATCTGGGGCTACTGGATGTGCTTCAATGAACATATGGGCACCATAACCGCCCATTTCTTCATCTGTTGTAAAAAGGACATAAGGTCTATACTTCTTACGCAAAATTTGAATAATCGCAAAAACACCTGCTCTATCGTCTGCTCCAAGACCTTCCTTGCCTTTATAAACAGCTCTTTTCTCATTATAAGTAAATTGACGAATTGGCTGTCTAAATACAGTATCTACGTGTGCGATAAGCATTACAGGAATATTGCCTTCAGCGTATACATAATCTTCTGTAATTTCTACATTAGAATATTTATTAGATACAAAATCACCAAGAGCTTTTAAAAGACCTACTTCACTAATCTTGAATAGCCCTTCCAAAAGCCCTCTACAATTTTCAGTAAAATCAGGAACTAAAACTTTTTTACCCATTTCTTATTCCCTTCTATTATTATATAAATATTATATAATAATTTTATTAAATAATCAATTAGGGCTTATCTGTTCTTGGTCTTCTCCCTCATGTTCAGCAATGTACTCCTTGGCCCATTGACGTCCGGCCCGTTCGAAATATAATACTTTATCACACATTTGACAATAGGGCTTAGGTGTTTCACATACTTGTTTACAATTAAGACGCATTTCATCAAGACCTTCATATACTAATCTATCATCAATATTAGTATTAAGACCAAAAATTAATGAATTCATGTCATTCGGCCAAGACTTATCTTCAAAATAAATGCGGTAAAAGGCTCGTTCTTGCGTAGGTCCATCATTTTCAAATTCACAAACATCAAAATATGGTTCATAAATATCAAGTTTTTCCGGACGGACCCAAGTGCCATGTAAGCCACTCAGTTGTGGAATATGCCCTTGAATATATGCCCGATTTGGCACAAGTCTTAATGGAATATCTATTTTTTTTACTTCATTTAAATCAAAGAAAATGGGAGCATCAATATAAGCATATGATACACCTAATTTTTTTAGATTATACAGCTCATAATATGTTTTTGCCGGTTCACTATAAAAAAATTTAAAATCGTATTTCTCCATCCAGCGTAATGTAAGCAAAGGATTTAGATCATGCAGCCGAATATAGAAGGTATGACCCTAATGCAGGCCGGCCTTGCATGCGGCTATACTTTTCCAATCCATTGGTTTGCCTTTTGGAGCATCTATAATAAAATCTTTATCAGGATATTTCTCTACCAAATCAAGAAGTTGATCAATATATGCCCATTTAACTTCAATCTAATCTGCCTTTTGGAGATACTGTTCTTCTTGATTATGTCTTAAACAAACTTTCATTTTTATCTACTCCTTTTTATATTATTTTACCATATTATTAGCATTTAGTCAAAAAAATTCTTAAAACGCCTTTCAATTTGGATGTTCGGTATAGACGCCTGACCTTGGCCGGAGCAGCACCTTAAAATGGCAAAACAAAAGGGTCGGTTTCCCGACCCTTCATTTATTAAGCTCTCGCGTAGCACATGGCGTGCCGCGTCTTCTCACCCTCGCCGCCGGGGACCTTCATCTCCTGCTTCTTCACCAGACCATCGCGGACAAGACCTGCCAGACGATGACGAACCTTGCCAAGGGTAATCTCTTCATCATCAATAGTATCATGAATCACATCGGCAGTACGGAACTGCTCATCAACTGCGGCAAACACCTTCTCGCGTGCAACATCAGGCTCTGCCTTCTTAGCTTCACGCTTCTCACGGTCCTTGGCGTTACGCTGATCAATACGATCAATCTCTGCCTGACAAAAATCGACCAGAGTCTGTGCATCAACTTCGACCTCTTCACCACACAGCTTGCCAATCAGAGCATCATACAGCTCACGCTTTGTAAACTTCTTTTCCATAATTTAATAACTCCTTTTATTTTTCCTTTATTTTATGTATATATTATATTATTTTATTTTAAAAATTTCAATTAAATCGCAATTGACTTATTGTAACTATAAAAACGCTCAGGATAACGACGAATAGCATAAGTATAATCAGTAATTATAGTAGAATAAGGATCATTAGAAATTATCTTTTTAGCCTCTACATTTAAATCATCTTCTTCAATTAAGAGAGCCACCATACCATAATAAGGACCGCCATCCAATCGAATTGTTTCAGCTCTAATATCAGTATCTCCTAGATACTTTAAATATTCTTTATTGGCAAGACATTCATTACAAATATAATGCTCATCATAATCAATATTAATAGTTTGATTGTCAATATGTCCAATGAATACGGGAGTGAAATCTTCATCAAAATGAACGTCCTCGCAACATAAGCATCTATGTAAATCATGATAACAATCTTCACAAATCCATTCACCATCTACTTCAATTGCATCATTTACGTTAACTCGTTCACCACAGCAATAACAATAAGTGGGTGGATCACAATCTTCACAAACCACCATTTCAGTGTCATCAGACCAATAACCATTTTCGCCACAACACATACAAGTCATTAAACCAGAATAATTAATTGCGAATGTACGATATTTATTGTCTGGTGGATTAATTGAAAAAATTCCATAATTTTCTGTATTACCAAAATCATTATACATTTCATTTGTTTCAAAATCCAACAGGAAACGATTATCCTTATCTTCTTTATCTTGCCAAGCTTCGATATAGGAACAACTATCTAAACTTTCTTGTGGCTTTTTTCTGTTATAACGCCATTCAGTTTTTTCTTCAACCAAATTAGCAAGCCAATTAACAAGAGCTTTATCAAATGCAATATTGTAATAAGGATAAGATTTTACAGAACAAATAGCTTTTGGATGAACAATAATCAATTCTCTCCAACTTTTGGAAGTCCACTCAATTGAAGTATTTGCTGGATAATAAGGTTTAGTAGTAATATATGCTACAACAACTAATGGACTATTCATCATTTCAATAGTGCCTGCACGGTAAGAGCCTGGCCCTTGAGTCCAGTTCATACAACTTTCCCAACCATTTATATTATCGCTCATAGTCATATAATCCAAGGGATGAATAGATAAAGTAAATTTAATTTTAGATTTACGTACTTCAGTAATACGTGAAACATGATTGCGAAAAATTTCAAAATCAGGCAAATCAAATTCTTTAGCCATTTTCTGAAGAACTTTCATTACCTTAGCTCCTTCTGGAACTTTAACTACTTTACCATCTTTATTGTGATAAGTAAATCCTTTAACAACTCTATTAGTAAAAAGTTGATAAGCTTGAGTTAAATTATATATCGCATGCCTTGTTGCATAAGTATTTTCAAAATAAGTAGTATCAGATTCAAATAATCTACAAAGATTTGTAATAAAATTGATACCAGGATTAGTGCTATAGAGATACTCATTAACTTCTCTTACTTTTTTGTTATCTCCATCTTCAACCTGGATTTCCTTCTCCAACATTAACTTTTCGCCAAAAATATTAAATAGAGTTTGTTTACTCTTATTCCATTCTCGAAGGATATAATCAAGAGATGCTTTGAGTTTAATTGGGGAATTAACGCCACCCCATGTTTCAATATATTCAGTAATATATTCCTTATCTTGTGCAGTCAATGCTTCATAAGGTGTCATGATTATTTACTCCCTTTATTTTTTCTATAAATATTTTATAATATTTTTTTATAAAAATAAAAAAGGGATAAAGAATCAAATCTTTATCCCTTTTTATCTATGTTTAATTATCTTTTTTCTGATTATATGTCACAATAGGTTCACAAACGAAGCAACACATAGCACAAGAAACTTTAACAGCTTCTTCTGAATCATGTCCAAGATGAAGTGCTGTCAAAGCATAAGGAGCGCCAGCACCGATAGCATAATAATCTTTAATTTCTCTAACTAAGTATCCACAAATCTGAAAAAGATGACCTCCAAAAGCCATTAAATAACTATTCCTAATCTCACGAGTATTAGAAATCTCGCCTTTCCATTTACCAAATTCAGTAAAATAATTAAGAATTTCTCTTTCTGTAGCATTAAGTGGTTGATGATTTTCCATATACAGCCACATAAGACTACATTCATCCGCATTACCAACGCTACCGACAATCATATCATTTAAAGAAATAATTTTAGTAAAGTTAGTGTTAGGGTCTTTTTCCCATCCATTAGTTAAAATACTGTCCGCAGACATTTGAATATTATTATCATATACCTTTGCGGCAACTACGCTCATTTTATATTACCTCATTTAATATTATTTTATTTATAAATTGTTCCTTTTAACAAATCAGGTAATTCATTATTAAGAACTTCTTTCCACCCAATTATATTACCTTCAAAACCTTCAAGGTCTTTGAAATTGCCAGTTGGGCAAGTTTGACTAATCTTACTATCTACAACAAGCTCAATTAATTCATCACAAATAATACCGTGAATTAAATCCCAATTTTTTGTATGGCGGTCTTGCTTTTCATCAGCTTTAACTACCTTAATTTCTGAACCATCTTCACAAATAAAAATCCATTTTGAACCAATCTTACCGAAGTACCTTCCAAGAGCACAAGCAGTATAGCCATCATCAGTAGCTAATGTGCCGTTCTCCTAAATAGTTAAATAATTATGAATTAAATCCCATTGAGGACTATCAGTAGATGTAATATCAGTCCACCATTCAAAGGGTTTATTAGTATGGTCGATTCCGCAATTACAATATTCTGTAGGACCGTATTCGATTTCTGACCTGCTTCCGCCATCAACACTATAACTTATTACGTTAAAAGCATTTACTGGCATCATCATTAAAGCAACCATAGCGATTACAAGAATGACATTTAAGAATTTTCGCATATTAATTCTCCTTTAATATAAAATAAATAGCTAGTAAATAATACTATATTTTATATGAAAAGTCAAATTTAATAGCTAAAAAGAATTGACCGTTTAGATGCGGTCAATGTTATTTACAGTATCATCCATTTTATCATGCCAGAGAAAAATATCCTCTAATGAGTCAATGCAATTAAAATAGAGAATATTATGCTTATTGATAAATCGGTCAACATGATAATGCCCACTAAGCCATACATCATATGTAATCATATTCTTAATAGTTTCAAGCCACTCTTCCATAGATGTATCTACAGTAGATTGGTCTACTACTGAAAGAAATTTATCAACTGGCCTAAGAGAATAAGGGCAAGTGTGCGAGAGCACAAGGTCAAAATGCTTGTTAGTCTGCCGAATAAGTCTCTCTACTTCTGACTTCTCTGCATCAGTCAACTGCTCATCTTCCCACCAGAGCAGATTATTTTTAAGACGGTAATATTTATCAACAGAGTAAGCCCCGCAGATGACCAACGTGCGATATTCTCTATCTTCTGTTTTAAGATAATAAACCCCATAATTATCAAAATATTTAATCAAAGGGTAGGCCGGCTCATACCATACGTTAGCTTGAACATTACTATCCCAAATGCGTTCCATACCTTCAACATTCTCAGGACGTACCTCATGGTTACCACGCACGCAATAGATAGAATATCCAAACTGGCTTGCATACTTTTTCTTCATATCATCCCGGAATGTATTGCCACTATTGAAACCTACGTCACCAAGGATAATAATTGCGTAGTCTTTTGGATTTAAAATTCTAAACATTCTTGCGTTAAGCCATGTAAAATCGCCATGACAATCGCCTCGGACAACCCAGTCCTTGAACATTGAAGTTCCCTCCTTACGTATTTTCTTCTTTAGCCAACTCTTCCTTTAATTCTTCTACTTTTTCTATAACTGCACTAAGCACAACAGCTTGAGCACCAAATCTGGTAAAATGTTCAGTCAGCCATTTACCAAGATCATCAAAATTATTTTCAATTTCTTCAATATCTCGACTATCAATTTCAATAGTCATATTATCTTCAGACATTTAACATTTCCTTTACAATTCTTTTTTTCATAATAAGATAAACAATCTTATTCATAAAATCTTCAAGCTCTTCATTACCTTCATCCTTGGTCTTAGAACAATAATCATCAGCTACTCTTGTAATATTACTAATAGCAGTATTGGCTACAATTCGTGCAGTTTCAAGATTATAATGATAATTTTTTACATCAAGAAGATAATCACCCATTGGGGCTTGAAGACAATCTGCATATTTAACACCATCAATATAACGTCCAAGGTATCTTTCAATACGAAGCAGATGCATAAGCTGCTTGCTATCATAACCATATGTATCAATCAGATGGGCCTTAGTAGGATATCTATGTTCCATTGCATGGTATTTTTCCATAGCAATACCCTTCATTGTCTTAACTGCCTTGTAAGGATTATAGCGTGCAATAGCTTCACGCTCATTAAGCAGTGCCTGCCACTCATTCCAATACGTACTTGATGCCATTTTATAAGGCGTGAAGATACATTCAAGATAAGCCATATTCTGTTTCTTCAAACAATCAATGAACAAACGAATATCTTTAAAATCAATGTGTTCATCATTAGAAAGAATCTTGGTATAAGATACCGGCTTCTTATTCAATACAATATCTTCAAATGAAGGAAGAACAATAAGGCGGGTATCTACATCAGAATTTTGAGTATCAAGACCATAATTCTGGCTACCATAAGCCATTAAACTAACCCAATTTTCGCTTCTAATATTAGCTGCTTCTAAATGAGTTTCTACCTTATCCATAACCCATTTATCTGAATGGTAATTCATAATTATCACTCTCCATACATAATTTCAATTAAATCTCTGGTCAAAGCCGCTTCATTTTCAAGGCTATTAACCTTATTCATATATCCATCAGCATCCCAATCCAAATCTCTGGCTCTGGTACGAAGCTGAACAGGTGTCATATCCAGAAGTTCAGGATGCTCTTTAACCGAATCAAGAATATCTTCTTTCTGATATTTATTCCAATCAGTTTTTTCAACCAGTTTAATCAATTCTGCTATATTCATCGTCTTCAAAAATCCCTTCATATACAAATCCAATAGTATCAGAATAAACATTATCAATAGCATCATACTCTCGCACGTGTGAATAGCCCCAATAATATCTACTCTCTCCAGCGGCTTTCCGAATAATTTGATTAGCATATTCAGCATCAAGGGCAGCAACTAGACTAAATCCATGCCAACCTATCTGCGGCGGAACCAGATATACTTTACATTTATATTCAGTCATCAATAGTCTCCTTTACAACCCATTTGTATTCATTTTCCTCAGTAGCATTTCTGCAATGGAAATCTGGACAATAGCCATAACTTTCAGCAATCATTTGATGGTCACTATCTTTATGGAGAGAACAACCATATGGTCCACCATTTACAATCTGCATATTTCCATCTTTATCTTTCTCAAAAAAATAATCTAGAATAACATATTTACAAACATTACAACAGGCCAAGCGGAGACATTCTTCTGAGCATGCAATCATTTTATGAATCATTTTTCTTCTCCTTATAATAAGGGCATTTTGAACAAGTCCAAGAAAAAATTTCTTTTTTCTTTTCATTCTTTAAACAATAATACTTATAATCAGGATGATCAAACACATCACCGTGCCAAGGAGTCGTATCTTCATAACTAAAATATTTACATTCAGCCATATTACTCCTTAATAAAATGAATAATTAAATCATATCCATCTTCTGTTTCAATCATTTCATAAGGATGCATTGTATTAATTTTATAACCATCACGTTTCTGAATTTCAACACCCTGAGAACCAAAGGTATTAGGAAAAATACGAATTTTATTAGAAGTATATTTCCAAGACGAAATAAGAAGTAATCCAACAGTTACAACTAATAGAATAGTTACAATACATTTTTTAAACATCTGACATATCCTTCCAAGAGCAAGTATTAAGCCAATATCTTGTATGGTTATTTTCATCCTTAGAACTACCAGCCAAGCCTTGACCAATGAGACCACGCATTACACCCGAGGCACCCTGTGGTGTAATGTCAAAATCATACTTACGTTTAGCAAATGCAGAAATCTGTTTTGCGGTCAGAGTACCGCACTCACTCAAAACTTTAATTACAATCTTTTTCTTTTCCATTACATCCAATCCTCACTTGTTCTGTCATCATCAGGTCTTTCAAGATTTTCCATATCATTAATTCGGATAGGTTCCCAATTATAATGTGCGTGATGCAGCCAATCTTCCTTGCTCCAATTGACTACTTCTTCTTTAATCTCTTGGATTTGCTGAAGTCTATTGCGTGTTTCTATAATTTTTCGTTCACACTGATTGAAATTATTTTTAGAAGCTTCTTTACTTAACTGTCCATGTTTTGGAGCATGAAGATAGAAATTACAGCTTTGAATATATCTATCAAAACTTTCTTTGTAATCTTTCTCTGTCTCATTGATACCATCAAGATGATTATGCTTATGCTGTTCCATCCAAGAGCTATTGTAAACAGCATTGAGATATTCTTCCAACTTATCTTCTGTAAGATAAGCAATGTCATATTCATCCCAAGCATTGCCGCGGCTTACCTTATAAATTGTCATTAGCAATCCTCCTCATTAACTTGTCTGATTACATTAAGTTCAATCGGCTCCCAATTATAATCAGCCCAATGAAGCCAATCAACTGCCGTCCATTTCTTGCATTCCTCAAGCAGCATATCCGCTTTCTTCATTTGCCATTTACAATCAATGATAATGCGTTCATATTTCTTATATTCTTTCTTGGCATTCCTATATTCAGGACTTGCTTTGCCTTCCTGAAGGATGGGAAGATATTTATTCATATCCTGAATAGCATTATAACGCTTGGTTGCATATCTAATCTTTTCTGCTCGGAGAGTTTCAAAATGACTATGAATACTATCTTTCATCAGAGTTGAATGAAACAACTCTTCAAGATAATCATTCAGCTTATCTTCTGTAAGATAACCAAGTTTCTGTTCTTCATAGTCAGAACCATAAGTCAATTTATAAATGCGTTCCATATCTCTCCCATCCTTTCTATATATATTATATCAAATTTTTTATAAATTTTCGAGTATTCAATTTTGGCAAGAATTTAAACTAAACATAATCATCAGGGTAAGTTGCCTTTAGCCGCACCTTGGCATCAGCAATTCTTTCAAGGGACAGAAATGGCTCCCATACCTTCTTATCTACCTTGTCAACATCAATATATTGAAAATCTCCCCACAAGTCTGGTTCCTTTGGTACATCATCGAAACAATAATCTTCATAGCAATCATCACAGACATCAATCGGATTTCCAATATCTCGACGATGCTTACCATTAGGAGTTTTTACTTCAAACATATATGGAAGAGCCTGCTTCTTGAAATCATAATCAAGCCATTTAGTTTCTCCGCAGCAGCTACAAACCTGGGTGCGGCCCTCTGCACACCAACTACAATAAGTTGCACCATCTTCACTACAAAACCAAGCATCTTCACTATCAATCCAAGCACCGCAATCATCGCACTGGACTTTGCCTTCGCAGGTTGCACATACGACTTTATCACATTCTACAAATGCATCTACATTTCCACTCGGGTCAGCTTCGTAGCCTTTGCCGCAACACATACATTCAGCTACACCAGAATAACAAACTTCTACTTCTTTGACTTCTGGATTGATATAAGCATAATGATTATCATAATAATCATTATACATAGCTCCGGTCCTCATGCGGATATAAACCTGACCAAAATCAGTATCATTATTCTGGTTCTGCCAAACCTCATACATTTTATCATCATAATGCCAGCCCATATTCTGTTCAGCCAACTGCTTAATCTTATTCAGCACATAGTCACGCAGATAAATGTTATTATAAGGATACTGTTTGATTTCAGTGATAATATCCTTATTAACAATATAAAGACACCGCCAACGCTTATTGCTCCAAGTTCTATTATCACGATCAATAGGACAATAAGGATGCTCAGACTCAACATATGCTTCAAGGATAACAGGGGAGTTCATCATTTCAACAGTACCAAGACGATAATCGCCACCCTGATACCAGTTCATACAGCTCTCCCAATCACAAGCATTGTCACTCATAGTAAGATAGTCAAGCGGATGAATAGACAATGTAATATTAGCATTAATCATACGATCATTCAAAACACGCGAATGAAGAATACGGAACTGTTCAAATGCTTCTTTGTCCAGCTCAAACCAATCGACAATTTTAGCCATCATTCGCATCAACTTCATATCACTCTTCAGTTCAAGCGGCTTTGAAGTATCTGCATGCGGACCACGGCGAATAGTAACAGATTTGCGACCCCAATCAAACATATACACATTTTTATTGGCTACGAGAGATTCACTATCAAGGCAATGCTCAATCATGCTACAACAATTAACACGTTCATCCTTATCAAGAGTGGCATCCATCCAAGAATAATAAATATTAGTAATCTGCTCGTAAGAGTCAATGAATTTTTTAACGTTTGCTAATTCAGGATTATTATAAATTTCTTCATACATTTCACTGAACTTATCCATCAAATCCTCTTCAGATGCCTGATAAGCAATATGGTCTTTAACCATCAGGTTGTTGCCCAACAGCTTATACAGGTCGGGCTTTTCGACAGCCCAAAACCGCAGAAGATGATTAATTTCATCTACTGTACAGTAATTATCAGAATGAAGGTACTCTTTAATATAATCGTGCAGCAGGTTCTTTTCTTCTTCTGGAATAAGAGTCCTCAAATCTGTCATTTTAATTCACCTTTTCCTTTTAATTTATATATATATTTTATTATATTTTTTTATAAAAATAAAATAGACCCCGGATAACCGAGGTCTATTTCGTAAAGGAAGTGATTTTCTAAACTGGCAAATATTTAGAAATATCTATACTAACCTTACTTCTTCATATTCATCATAAGAAGAAGAGGAAGCATACTTTCATCATCACCCTTGCCGTCCTTCATCATGAAGTACAGCATCATCGGGTCCATTGTGCCGCCGGCATTGCCATTCATCAGCATCATCATCGGCAGCATATCTTTCATAGAGGACTTATCATCCATCATTGCAAACATCCACATATTACCGAAGGGATTTTCAGCAGAAGGAGTACCGCCAAGCATGCCATCAGCCAGAGACACAACCTTCGTAATGAAATTAAAACCGAAAGGACTACGTGTCGGCATAATAGTCTTCTTCTCACCCATTGCAATATCAATTGCAATTACATCACCCTGCTCAGAGAAACCAAAGACAAAGCACGGACGTCTGTTGAAAATAATTACATCGCCAGCTTCAATAGCGTCAATACCAACAGGCATCTTGAAGAACATATTATCAGCTTTAAAGTTGAAAATATCAACATCCATAATTTCGCCGTTCTTCTTATCATATGCCTGATAAGTGCCATTAACATTCTTAACAGCCAGACCATACGGCGACATACGGACAGCATCATTATCCTTAATCGGACCAAAATCAAAATTAAACATCTTCATATTATTTCCTTTACCTTTCACATCATCATTGTTTGTTTCAAGTTTATTAATTCTTTCTTCCATTGTATCAAGACGGCTAGTTAAACCACTATCAATTGAAATAGTTGTTGCATATGAACCATCATTGCCAATTTTAATAGTATTTTCCGCAACGCCTCCACCAATAATAGAACTAGCTGTAGAAGCGGTTGGACGATATCCCCAATCTATACTAACAGAAGCAGTAGAAGCTGTTGCATCTTTAGTATCCAGTTTAGCTGGATCAATAGGGCTAACATTAATAGTTGCCGTATCAGAAAATGCGGTATTTTTTACTCTATCTACATCTTCATATACTTTATTAAGCCATTCAGTATTTTCGTTAATTTTATTATAACAATTATTAATAATTTCAGTAGTTTTATTAAACTCGCAATTGAGTTTCTTTATATCTTTTTTTACATCACTAAAAATCACTTGACCAGTTGTACCCTCCACCGCGGGATTAAGTGCCCAATTAATAGCACGCCAACCGATACTATCCTCTGAACCATATGCTCCTAAATTATTCAAGCCAAATAATCTATAATCATCTGTCTTTCCAGTAGTTTCCATACAATCAAAATAATCATAGAATAGCATATCAGCCAAATATGCACCAAATGAATAAGCCTCAGAAGTATCATACTTCTTATCAGTACCTACCATTCTAAAATTATCTGAATCTTTTAAATATTTAAATTCCTGAATATGAGCTACCGTAGGAGCCAGATATACATTATCAATTTCAAACCAGACTACCTTGTAATCTCCATCCATCAGATGAAGAACTCTCCAATCAGCATAAGGTAATTTGCTATAAGTTCCTACTTTAACATTCTCGTTAAAATCTTCTAATAGTTTTTCCCAAGCTTCTTTATCATAAACCTTAGCATCATAAACTGGACTATAAGTTCTTTTCTTGTCCATCGGCCATATGTCTTTTAAATAAACTTTCATCCTCGGCTATACATCTCCCATACCATATCTTCTTCGGCAGGTGTAATATCCTCAATCCCGCACTCTTCACACATAATATTAAAATTTTCCTCAACATACCATCGAGGACTTTCTTGCATCTTACGTACCAGAGTATTAATACATCCAGTACGAGTGTTTACCATTCCAGTACCCTCTGCTTCATTCATGAACAAAAAATAGCTATCATCAAAACCAAACATATTAATTACTCCTTATCTTTTATATAAATATTATATAATATTTTTTTATTTTTTTCAAATTTATGAACAAGTAATAGAACCTTCCGGCTGTTTACTCAATTGTGCAGTTGCAGTATAATCATATTTAACAAGTTCAACAGTGCCATCTTCATTAACTACACACTTATAAATATGTTTAAGTTCAGCATCATTTTCAACCGTTTGCTTAATAAGCTTGGCACTATTAATCGCCGCCTTACGAATTGCCTCTTGGCTTTCTTCTTTAAGGGCTTGACAATCTTTTTTCATAAGATCGCAGAATTCAAGACCTTTAAGCAATTCGTCTTCTTGTTTTGCTTTAATCTTTTTATTTTCCCACCATTGGATAAATTTACGATATTCCTTATAAGAACTAAAATACACATAAAAATTATTTTCGCCACCATTACGAGTACGCTTACCAGTCTTATAAGAAATGCTATTACCAGTAACACACCATTTATCAGGTTTAATAGCAGAGTATTTCATTACTTCATCGAAGGTAAGCTCAACAGTTTTTTCATGCCATTTAATAGCTCCTTCTTTAAAACCCTTATAATTTTCCCAGTCTTTGAAATAACTAAATACTGTAAAACAGATAATAGCAAATACAATAAAAATACCTAAAACAATTAAAAACATTACTTATTATCCTCCTTCTCCTGCCGCAAGTCATGGTCTTCACCATCATAAATTTCACGATATTTAGTAAACAGAGAGCCATCATTATAATAATATCTAATATTATTCCAACCATTATAATGGTCAGTCAAATTAGGCCAGTCTACAATACGTGCCTGCCGTTCAAGCTCCTGCTGCGGCACTACTCTATGTCTCTGGGAGTTCCATTCCTTTGAATTTTCTACGCTAGCAATAATAACCATAAGCTGATAGTTATCGAAATGGGGGAAACGGCTTCTGATTTCTTCTCTCTGTCCAAGAGTCAAACAGTTAGTATCAATGATAATATCTGCATTGTCCAGTTCTGCACAATGTACAATCTGATACAATGTCTGCCAAACTTCGAACTTATGACTACGGTTGCATTCATCACCATTAAAGACAGCATACAATTCATCAGGGTTTACATACCGGATGTGATTCATCTTTGCGAAGGATTTCGCGAATGTAGTCTTTCCATTTGCACTCAAGCCGCACATCATATATAGAGTCGCCATCAACTTCATCTCCTCTCATTCTGCTTGCCAATATATATTCCATATAGATAGAATCTACTGTTGGATTTTCTATTCTTTCTATACTAATTACATCTATTTCTGATATAATTACAATATAAAAATCATTAAGACATTTAACTAATGCTTTATACCATTCATGACCATGCCAACACCAATAGTCTTCAAGAATAACTCTGCCTGATTTAAGAAGCATATGGTATTTATTTAATGTGTCTTCTTTCTTAATACGACCCATTAAAAAATCCATCTGATTAAATACAAAAGGATTGCCTGGACCAGACATTACCTTGCTCATGTCAAATTCCAATTACTCATTTCAATCCTTTCATTATAACTTTTCTTGTCAGAAATCGGCTCACAAAAAATAACTATTCCATTACGCATCCAATCTGCATAAACTATATCATCCCAAAGGATTATACGCAAACGATAATAGTTTCCATTCTCTTCACTCTGTAAATCAATAGCAATCTTACCATATTTAAGAGCATTAGAATGCTTTTCAACAATCATATGCTGATAAACTTCTTCAGCATATGCATCAAATACGTCCATCCAATTATCCAACTTCACTACACCTCGTCAAATAAGTAATTTTCTGCTTCTGGTAAGTTCCAAGAGACTTAATAGTTCCCTTAATGGTAAGTTCCTTACCAATTTCCCAATTCTTGGCAGCTGTACTCCAACAGTACAGATTCTCATTGGCATCAATGAATGTCATAATATGGTTAACACCATAATAATTTTCTGCTTCAATGTTTTTAATTACTTTTACATCACGCTCAATCTTGTCCCCAACTTCACCCTGATAGCGGCTATTGCCTTCATCATAAATAAGGTTTTCAACTACCTTATTAATAACTACTGCATCTTTCAGAGTGCCGTCGTCATTACCTACGAGCTCCCAAGGCAGCTGCACTGGCGTAATACCTTCCGGCACATCGGCAGGAACTTCTTCTGTAGAAACAACATACCACTTAAACATAGTGTGGAAACGAGCATTAGAGCGTTCAAACCATTCAAGATTTTCATAAGTATTACCCTTAAATAGAGTAATATAACCATTATCAAAACCAAGAATATGCTTACGATTGCCAGGTTTAATAACTTTCACAGGAGGATAATAGCGGTCATACTCTGACTGGGTGTAGCTCTTAACCTTCTTAATCTTGCCATCCTTGGTCCGCACATCACAATAACGCTTGCCATTTTCAATATAAGTATCACGAACAATTTCCAAATCCTGATAAGACTTAGCAACAAGAGCCATTATCTGTCACCCTCCTCAAAAAGCTGCTTATAAAGAATATCAAGAGCCATGTCAATTTCTTCCGCTTCATCATTGTCAATATACTCATAATTACTTACACAGAGATCAACGACCTTATTATAAGCATTGACAACTTCTTCGTTTCTAATCTTGTCCATAGTATCGTCTCCTTTAAAATTCTTTATATCTCTCATTTCTTTATATATATATTTTATAATATTTTTTTATAAAAATAAAAGAGGAGTCTCTTATCAAGACTCCTCTGTATAATCAATCAATTCAATTTCTGACCAAAATGGCTGCTCATACCAGCTTGTCCAAGGATTACTCCTATAAAACTGGTGAAAACGTACTTTCTCATTAAACTCTTTTACTTGAGTATAATACAATTCATTTACACCAACTCTTGAAGTCTCAAGAAAACTATCATGATGTTCTACCTGATAAACAATAACATCACGTTCGGCTTCAATATTTGCACGGTCAATAGGTTCTCTGACTCCTTGACTGATAAAAACAATAGTGCTAATAAATACTACAAGAGCCGTCATAAAACCTACTGTGAATGGAAGAACACTCCAATCACTAAAATTATCACTTAAAATTTTTCCAATGATAAAACAAACTACGCAAACAACAATAGCCAACAAATACAATAACATAATTATTCCTCCACTGTTCTATAACCTTCAACATCTACATCAGCCATATCGCCAATGTCGAAATCATCATCATCTTCTGGAACATTATAGTCTGCCTTGGCAGCATCAATAAAATCTCTAATAGAATCTCCGTACCAAGTCCAGTTGTCCACTCCTGAAACCTCTAATGCTTGAAGCTTCAAACTATCATAGAGCAAATCTTTTAGTTCATCTTTTGGAACAAGGCAATAAATCATATTAATACTTGGTTCCTTTCTTATAGTTATAAAAATACAATCCACCAATGATGCCAATAGCAATAACAAGAATAATTACGGGGTCCATATTAGTTCTCCTTTTCAAAATCAAAAATTGTTTTTAATTCGTCTACTTTATCAAGTTGTTCCCAAGGACTATTGCATTCAATACGACCAAAATGACCAAAACAAGCATAGGGTAAATAGCGAGTATGCTTTAAATCAAATTTATGAATAATACTACGCGGTGCAAAATCAAATGTCTGATTAACTGCATCAAGAATTTCAGCAATAGGTTTCTTTTCTGTGCCAAAACAATTAATATCAATAGATGCAGGTTCTGTCTGTCCAATGATATAAGCAACTTGAATCATACATTTATCACAAACGCCAGAAGCTACAAGATTTTTAGCTACATAGCGTGCCATATATGCACCACTACGGTCTACCTTACTGGGGTCTTTGCCGCTAAAACAATTGCCTGTAATAAAAACTCGATTATTATATCTTAATACAAGATTATGAGAAGGTACATTAATACAATACATCCAAGGATCATTATCTTCATAATCTTCAATAGTTAGATTGGCAATTGAAGAACCTGAAGTTCTGAATGGAGTAGAATATTTATATTTACCTTGTCTTACTTCATAACAAATACTTCTACGAGTATAATTTTCACTGAATGTTTCACCTATTCTATCATCAATAGAAAAATGAGAAGATGTGCCATAAACTGCCATAAAAATAAATTGAATAAAATCGGCTTCATCTTTATGTGTGGTTCTAAAAACACAATCTCTATCTCCATCCCATTTAATTACTTCATCAGCAATTATTTGAGCTTGATGCAAATTGCATTTAGATAAACATTCATTCATTTTTTTATTTACGAAGGAAGGCTTATACCAAAAAATACTACAATCATTATCTGGGGTTTCCTTATAATCAAGTCCTGTTGAAGCGAATAGTTTTCTTAATGCCTCTTTTTTATATTTCTTTTTAACTCTAATTCTTCCAGTCCATCCTGAATTCTCTTTTAGAATAGTACCATCTGCACAAAATGCTACTTGAAGTCTAATTTCATCATCAGTTAAATCAAGGCCAGGATTATCCTTAAAATCATAAGTAAAATAAATAGGGATTTGAATACTTCTAAACCCATTATTTTTATAATAATAGTCTAAAATTTCTTGACAAGTTTTCTTCTGATAATTTCCTTTAGATGTTTTATAGAGAACATTATGATTATCAGATAATATCATATCCAATGATTTATTAGTAGCAATATGATACATTTTAGTTTTAGGTAGCCTTACAAATTCACCATTAACAAATGAAATCTTGCCATCATCCCATTGAGCTACTTTATCATCTGAAGAAAATTCAGAGATTTTTTTCCACCCATTAAGGGTTAAAAATTCTGTATCTCCATTTACGCATCCACCACCATGCGGAGCGTAGCCACCATATGTATCTACAACGATTTTACGTCCTGTTAATCCAGTATCAGCCTGGGGACCGCCCTTCACAAACTTACCTGTTGGGTTAATATAAAATTTACAATCTTTTTTAATGGCATAACCTTGAAGGGCAATATTACAAATGTTCGTAATATCGGGCGTTATTTCCTTAATACTATACTTGTCTTTGTGTTGGGCCGATACGACAATTGTATCTACCCCTTCAAAGTTGCCATCATCATCGTATTGGACAGTTATCTGGCATTTGCCGTCAGGTAATGCCCAAGGTAGCAAATCATTTTTATACTTACTAAACATAATGACCGAGATATTGTTAGCAAGTTGCTGAGCGATAGGCATATAATTTTCTGTTTCATTGGTTGCATAACCAAACATCATGCCTTGGTCGCCAGCACCATCCCTATCAACACCCGCAGCGATGTCAGGGGATTGATTTACTACATTAATAATATATGAACAAGTGTCGCAGTTAAATCCTGCTTCATCATTGTCATAACCAATAAATCTTAAAGTCTCTCTTGCAATTTCCTGATAAGGAATAGATTGTTCTGTTTTAGCTGTGATCTCTCCCATAATATGGAAGATGCCTGGGCTAATAGTACATTCACAAGCTACTCGTGCATCAGGATCAAGCTGGAGGACATAATCCAGAATAGCATCACTTACCTAATCACAAACCTTATCAGGATGACCGGCAAAAACGCTTTCACTGGTAAATAAATAACTCATATAATATTTCCTCCTTTATTATATAAATATTATATAATATTATTTTTTATTTTTCAATTTTTTCTATTACACAATAACAAGCGTTATAGAAATCTTCCTTATCATCGTATTCATCACGATGCTCCGGCCACCAATCAGCTGTTAGTTCTTCTTTCATCCAATGCTCAAATTGCTCTACACTATTAGAACCATTAGCAATAAGCCAAGTGCTATATTCTCCATAAGGAGTATAACCTGTAAGTCTAAAACAATCTTTATCCTTTTTATAACAAGCTTCATCTGTAATTAAAGTTTTAGTATAATAACACTGACTCAATACATCAGCTACATCGCGATACTTATCTGAATGTTTCTCATAGCAATCACAAGCTACATCCATTAACATGCTGCCAGTGATATCATATCTTCGTGCTTCGGCAGGTGTTGCACACACTTTCTTATAATCGCCTTCTGGCGACCAAAATTCATATAAATAGTCCTATGACATATTGTCCTCCTTTGCCCAAAATGGTTTGACATAATTAAAATTTTTTTGTATAATATATTTAGAAAATAGTTCTATATAAAATTTAATCTTCTAAATGTAAACGTAAATAAATAGCTACTCCTAATAGAATTAGACCCGGAATGAGAAACCATAGCGGGTCTATTGTAGAATGGATAATTGCCAACATTAATTTAATGACCAAAATACAACCACCACTTTGCCGTAGATACTTCTGCAAGGGCAAGTTTACAATTCTTAATGCTCACTAGATAATTATTGTAAATTTCCAACTGCCGTTTAACTAATTCACTACTGGACAATTCAGGATAAATAGATGCGAAGATAATAGCATTTTCAGGAGTCAATGCAGCATATGTATCTTTTTCGTGGTCAAGATAATTAGCGACTACATCATTAATTGTCACTTGGATGGTTTGCATTTCAGTTTCATATACTTCAATTTTCTTATTGTATTCAGGCACTTTACTAATTGATAGAGCACAAACGATAATGCCAACAGCTGCAAAAAATGCAAGGATGCCGCCAACTACTACCCAGCCTACGCCTTTTTCTTCATAAGAGCCATATCTTAAATTAAGCATGACACCAACAATAATAAGAATAATGCCAATAACAAAAGCCACAATAGTCATTTATTTATCCTCCATATTGCAATCACAAACGAATTGATTTACCCATTCCCAGAAATGATACCCATTGAACATAGTAAAATCAAGGTCATCAAATCTTTTACTGCCAAGTAGTTTCTTTTCTTTATCCCAAATAGTTAGATATACAATGGCATAATTGCCGCTGCCATCTTCATAAGTTGCATGAAAAATATCGTCACAACGGATTTCAAATCTGCCCTGCCACAGAGGATCATCGTGCAAATTCTTATTCATCTTCTTGATACGATGAATAATCTTACGTTTCAGATTGTTCTTACTGTTGGAGCTATGAGAACTATTCCAATATTTACAATTCTTATCCATTACTTTTTCCACTCCTTAATTCTATACTGATACATACCCTTAGAATAATCTACTGGGTCTTTAATTACAACAAAAATTGCATCGTAATAAGGCGGATTATCAATAACAGTATAATCAATATCCTTATGACAGCTGCATCTATCAAGTGCAATTTTAATTGTTTGTACCATACCTTCACGTACAATCCAAATACTATGAGTATTAGTCAGATTTGCCTGTACCATCATAGCACTATCAGGAATAGATTTCAATGCCTTATAAATAACTCTACTCGCACTATCTTTGGGACCAATTACCCCTTCAATAATCAATTTATCCTCGTCAGTTATTACCATTGTTTCACACCCTCCACATAAATAAATTCAATAAATTTGTCTACATAAGACATAAATGCCAATTTACCTTGCCCAAGCAGGCAAGACGTTTCGTATAGGAACCACTGTTCTGCCGCTTCAAGACTTGTTTCATAGATTTGCTTCTGGATATAATAGATAAGGTCATCTGCTACATCCTCCACAACCGTCCGCCGCACTTCTTCAATCTCTTGGAATGTTTCTTGCCAAGTAAGCTGAGGCGTTAAGGCAATAAAATTATATGTATCCATAAAATCATAATTGCCTTCATCAAGCGGCAAATGATTAATAATAATTAAGCCATCCATTAATATGCCCTCTCTACAATATAGCTACTAAAAATTGGCGGATATTCACCAAATACTTCATTAAACTTTTTTTCCATTTCATGTTCTTTATTTACATCAATTTCAAAATGGTTAAGACGATTATAATTGAATGATGAATCAAGGTCAATACTAAAAAGACGATAACCAAAAAAGATATGATCCAGCCAATCATAGCCATAGCAATCAGAAATTACAAGGTCATCTTCTTGAAGAATTTCAAATGCTTCATTCGGGTCAATCTTTACTCGTTCGCAATATTCTCTGAAAGTAGGAGTTCCGTCTTCACCAAACATAAAACCACGACCGACAAACGCTTCATATTCAACACTCATGATATATGCCTCCTTGTTAATTTTTTTATTTCTCATTTCTTTATATATATTTTACAATATTTTTTTATAAAAATAAAAGAAGCCGAATGGCGTTAACCAATCGGCTTATGTAATAGGTTTATAAACTCCAGGAGGAAGTGTAATAAATGTTTCATTACTAAGGGCATTCCAGAGACAGAGCCATTGACGATAATCATTATATTTTGTATAATTAATTGTTTTTACATTAGGTACTTCGCCATCGGCACAGGTCTTAATAAATACTGAACTATTATCAAGCTTATATGTCTGATAATAACCATTATCTAAAAGAACAATTGCGGAATTGTCGCTACCCCATTGGATATAAGTACCTTCTGACATAGGCTTAAGTTCATGATAATTTTCTATTTTAGTTACTGAATGTTCTTTGCCACTGGGACTATCACAATAAATAACAGCTAATAGTCCACTGATAGCGATAGCGACCATACAAGTACAAACGGCTGCCCATAGAAATTCGGACTTAAACCACTTCCAAATTTTTGAAAAATTATAATATTTAATATACTGCTGAATACTATAAACAATAGTGATAGCTATGGCGATCAAGAAAAAAATCATTTTTCTACTTTTCCTCCCATAAATTCAATAAAATCGCGGTTTTCGAGAGCATTAATAGTAAGTTTATACCTTTTTGATAAAGATTCAACCATTGTTAATTCGTACAAATTTTTTTCAATTTTAATGATATACATAATAGGAATAACAGCAGTATTAACATGAATAGGATATGGATATCCTTCAGCTTTAATTTTATAAATCATATATTACTCCCACAATTTTTACAATAGATTTTGTCATCCACAATAAGGACTTGATTATTTTGAAGGATAGTGCCGCACCTGGTACAATGCGGCGGGTTAGAGCAGAAGAATTTGCAGCCTGGGTCTTCATCATCGACACGTAAGCCAGAGACGATGCGGCATTGGCCTTGAACACGATAGCCGCATCTGCCGCATCGACGCAAATTTACCACAGCACATTCTCCTGAATTGCATCAAGTGCTTCGGCACTTACTTCAAGACAATCATCAGGAGCGAATGCTTCAAGCTCTACTTTATTGATGCTATCAAAATACTGACAGATCTTTTCCATAGCATCAGTATATCCTTCATCAACGTCATTATCAGAATACACAAGTCCTGTCTCATCTTTTGACTTGTCATCAAAATTCCAGTTTACTTTATATCTAAAATACATATTTAATCCTCCAAACTTGGAATAGCTCTAATGTAGTAATTAATTCCGCCAAAGAAAAGAGCAATGCATTCATTACTACATTGATATTTCTTCCACCAATCACGTAATGTATCTGTATATTCTTCAAGAGTATCGGCATCATCAAGTTTGTTAATGCCATAATTATATTCGATAAATGCTTCTTCCTCGGCGATAGATAGAACAAGTTCTTCGGCAGAAATTCGGTTATCACAGCAAATTAAATCATCATTACAGCTATTCCAAACAATATATTTCATTTAATATTCTCCTAATTCTTCAATAATAAATCGACCACTCATAAACCAAAGAGCTGTGCCATAATGAGTTTTACATTTCACTTCTGGATGGCGGGATCTTCTGAAAGCAAAACTATAAGTAAAGAAATCATCTACGCCATCGTACATTGCTTGATTATATACATCTTCTTCAGTTATTGCAAGAATAAGTTCTTCGGCGTCTGCCCGAGTGTTGCAAATATATCGAGGGATTTCGCAACAAGCATCATCATCAATTTCAGAAATTAAATATTTCATTTAATACTCCTCTCCGATAGAATAGTTATAATATTCACTAGCCATAAGAAGAGTCCAACCATAGAAAGAAATATTTTTATCATCAAATGGAAATCTAAATTTATTATACTCTTTCCAGTCAAGAATTTTATCATTGAGATAAACTTCCATAGGGTTTTCACCAGGTTCTACTGTAAATCCAGTTTCATCATAATAATAATCATCAAGGAATGCCCTATATGCTTCTTCTTCGGCGGCGGCAAGAATCAGTTCCTGCACATCAGCTTCGGTATTGCAAATACCAAGAATGCCAGGATAGAAATTATCAAAATAATCATAAGCAACATACTTCATAATTTATTTTCTCCCTCATTTTTATATATATATTTTAACAAATTTTTTTATAAAAATAAAAGAGCCAGATTTGCTCTGGCTCTTTGATTATTTATTTACTTCTTCAACGATTACAATAGCGTTATGAATTACAATACGATTACCATTATAATCAAAGAATGTTTCATTTTCTGACTCGCTAATGTCAATCATTGCCGGACCATATTCCCGCAAGAGATTACCATTGTAATCATAGACAGACACAATACGATAAAGGCCGCCCGTGTAATTACTTCTCCAACTCTTGATGGTACGTTGGAAATTCGCACCACTGAAAGTAAGAACCAAAAGGCCAAGTACAAGAATAATTACAACAAGAATTACTGCGACACTACCACTTCTACTTCTCATATTAATTCTCCTTATAAATCGTTTGTTTTACAAAATAAATACATTACGAATGCAATGATTATAAAACCAAAAATAAGTATTTTAATCATTATATAAACTGCCAAGAGCATAAAAGATAAGACAAATAAAAATGGTTAAGAAAAATAGTCCCATTAATCAGTAGCCCTCGCTAATACAATTCCTACAATTGCACCAATTAAGACGCAAATCATTCCAATAATCATTAATTATCCTCCAGAGTCATTTCTTCTTCAATTTCTTCCATGTCCGGCACTTCGGCATCAACCTTAATTAGATTCTCAAGTACCTTAAAATTATAAGATTTATCTTTTGCAACGTCGAAACGTGTACCATTCATCTTGCGAATAACTACACCTTCAATTACATGAGAAGAATCAATCGTAGAAGGAATATCCTCATACTTGGCAATCCGTGCGAGGAAATCCTCTTCAGTGGTGTAGATGAAACGTTCCAGTTCAGGCACAGTTTCAAAACCCATCTGTTCTGCACGCTGCTTAACAAGGTCCCAAGGATATTCAATTACTACACCTTCAGGAGTAGTATAAGTCATACGGTAAACAAAATAGCGGTTAAGCGGTCTTTCTTCATGAGTACCATCACCATAAGTGTAATAACCAGTTTCAGTACATCCATAAGAGAAAGTGGTAGTCTTACCATACTGCTTAATAAATTGCTTATCTTTTGTTTTAGTATTATCTCCACGAGACATGATAGGAACTGCACCGCCATAATTATCTTTGTAGAAGCCTGCAATTTCACCGAAGCATTCCTCATTAGGCAGAAGCTTACCCTTGAAACGCTCGCCCCAAGCCTTACGGAAGTCATCATTGTCATAAAAGCCGCCGGTGCTATTGTTAGTAAGGACAGTGCGGCGAGTACCAATCAGATAACGCATTTCAGTTTTAGGGGTAAGGTGAGACTGTGCGGACATACGCCACTTCTTCGGCAGCCAGTTGCTATGTGCAATAAGCTTGGTAAGGAAGAAACCGTTTTCGCCAACAATTGCAGTCTGATATGCGTTTCGAGAACTGGTACCATGGACCTTCTCGGTCAAGCAGATAATGTCGCCCGGCTTAAACATATCCATATTAAAACGAAGCTGGGGAGTATCAATATGTTCTGCGAAGAATGGATACTTAATGCGGCATTTCTTTGCAGACTTATGGTTGTGTTCGCCGCGTGCAGTAGACTCTGAAACTCTGGGCTTATGCATCGGCACATACTTCTCGGCGATTACATGACCATTGAAGGTAGATACAATATCACCTTCGGCCAGATTACTGATGTCACCAAAAGGTGTAAGGCAAGTAAGTGGAAGGATAAGACCTTCGGACTTATTACCGCGAAGACGAATTGCACCAATATTACGCTTCACAGGGTCAATGAAACCGCCCGCCGGATTACCATTCTCATCCTTGCGGCGGAAGAGGTCATTTGCCTTACCAAACTCTTCACTAATTTGACCATCCGTGGGGAAATAGACGTAGAGGTCATTTTCATTCACGGATTTATCAACAATGGTAGTAATACCAAATACTTCACAGGCATTCAGACGATTAGCATTCTCCGCAGGTCTAATGTTTTTTACTTTACAAACATATACATTATACATTTACGTCTATTCCTTTCTTAATTTTAGTTAGTTTTCTACTGGAGTAAAGAAGTTGAGGCTTTCGGTTAGCCATCTATTTGCTTCGGGATCAAAGTAAAGGACACGGAAATATCCGCTATCGTCTCGGAAGATTTGTGCGATCGTGTAAGTCTTACCGGAGACATTGTTTTTCATTTTCATAATTAAATCCTTTCGTTATAGGGGATGCGGCTATAACCCATAATCATAGGCCATAACATCTTAATCAAATCTGGATAAGAAGTTAGAGTGCTTAAATATTCTATCTTCTTTTCTTCTACTATTGGTGTATATGCCGGACGAGAATGTTCTTTTTTAAGTTCTACCAAGTTTTTTGCCAATTGAACTCTTTCGTCCAAAAGGCGTACTATCTTCTCATCATATGCGGCAATCTCGTTTCGCATTTCAGTTGCACGATCAAGGTATTCATCAAGGTTCATGCGTCACGCCACCTAACAATCATTGTATTATCTTGGAAATATTGAGTTGTAAAGTTATTAGAATTAAGAATTTCTTGAAGTTTCTTAACGGTATAATTGTTCGACGAGGGAGTATCATCGGGAGAAATGACAATGGTATAAGCATAAGCACCATTTGTTGCCGCTTGCAGCATGGCCGGTGTGTTATTTGCGATGATTTGTTCTGCCTTTTCAGTTGCCCGACGCTCTTTATTGACTTCTGCTTCTGATGTAAGAGTAGTTAATTTAGCGAATAAATTTTTATCCATTTTTTTCTCCTATCATTTATATATATATTTTATAATATTTTTATTTATTTTTCAATTAAAACGGATAAGCAATATATTCGTGTAGTTTTTTATATGCGGCACGGCAGTAATCTTCATCATCAAATTTGATAGTTTCTTTTTGATTATTCCAATAGTAGAGATTAATGGTGCGTTCAGTAGGGTAGAAACGGATTGTGCGAATGTTTGTCGTCTTGACATGCTTTTGGCGTTGCAGGCCTGTGTAGATTTTTACCATGGGTCAACATCTCCATAGTTACCATAATATTTCATATTGGTATTATTTGCTGCTTCATTGCGTGCGGCCCGCATAATGTCCATCCATTTATCTTGTGCAGCATCCCAATATTTTTTGCTTTTAAATGTATAAGGGGCAATAGTATCTAATGCAGTATTTTCTGTTGTTTGGATTTGCATTCTATATTTTTCATTTGAGTCAGTGTAAAAACTAATATAGAGGATGGCTGATGTTTTATAACAGCAGAAATTTTTATTATCTGTTGTAAATGTGAAATATGGATTAATCATAGGTCATTAAATGCGTCTATAGCGTCTTGATAGTCTCTTATGTTATCAAATGTAAATGTTTCAATGCCGTTAGATTTAGTTGTAAGTTCCATAGTTAATTCATTATTTAATTCATTTTGAGTATAGAATTTTACGTTTACAATATCATTAACGGCATAGAAAAATATATTATTATCGCCTAGGACAAACTACATAAACTTTTTCATGTAAGAGCCTCCAAATATTTATCTACTGTTTTAGTATAGTCGGCATAATTAATTTGTGTATTCCATTTTTGAATATCGGCAAGGATATCATTGATGGTTGCAAGAGTAGGGGCGTTACCATAATTAGTAGTATCTACTTCAAATGTGGTTTTAGGAGTAGGCTTAGGGGCAAGTGAGAATTTTTCGCACGCGGCAATATTTTTCTTGAAATTCACTTTTCCATAATTGCCCATAGTGCCAAGGCAGTAGAGGTTGTCGCGGTCATTAGGGTTAATCATATAGGCGTACATGCAGTCGGGCAGCAGCTTGTGATAGGGATCATATTCTTTAAGGCAGTAGATAGTAGTAGCATTAAGTCCGCCCTTGGTGAGTAGCTTCTTTTGGAACTCATTACCATTAAGGACCCAGACTTTTAAGTTGTTGTAGCTACCAACTTCGCCATTCTGTTCACGATAATTTGGCATTTAAGATTTTCCTTTCTTATCTTTTATCTTATATATATTTTATCAAATTTTTTTATATTTTTCCACTATTTATAAAACCAATAGGTATATTTTTATTTCAACTTATATCAATTAAACTTGTTATAAATTACTTAAAATTTTTTGGGCCACCGCGGTTAAAGATATTATTTATATTTTTATATATAGTAGATTAATAAAAGAAAAGGAGAATATATATGCCAAGTAAACGTGAAGGCTATCATAATATTGCAACTCGTGTTAAGGATGAAGAGAAGGCACGTATTGATGAATTCTGTAAAGAAAATGATATGAGTGTTTCGCAATTGATTAGAAAAGCCATTAAAGAATATATGGATAAGGAGAAGTAATACAAAGTGAACAAAGAACAAAATAAAAATATGATTATTTATTCATTAGCTGTTATGGAAAAGCTGGTGGAGAATGGTCATTTCCCTATATAGACTATGCCCAATCCTAAATACCCGGAGTATAATTGTTGGATATTTAAGGTTGATGATGATTTTATGAGGGATTTTGTTGAAGCTCAAAGGAGGTAATTATTTATGGCAGTTGAAAAGCCGAATAAAGATAAATTTACCTTCTGGGCTAATATGAGAGAAACTATTGAATAGAATGAAGATGTAGAATTAAAATATAAATTATATAGTGCATTAACTAACTATGGATTGTATGGTATTGAACCTGATGAGAATGATAAAGACTATGGAGTTATTATGATGTTGTTATAGTCTATGAAACTTACTATTGATAAATCTAAAGAGGTTAGTGAACAAAAGGCTGCTTCAGGGGCTAAAGGCGGAGAAAAAGAAAAAATTACTGATGGGTAGATGTTAAATGCTGTAGTTGAAGCAACTAAAAAGAAGAATAAAAAACCTACGTAGAATGATGTAATAAATATGTGTTAGGAGTTATATAATATAACAGTTAATAGAAAAACATTAAGTCGTCGTGAAGGTATAGGGGATGCTGAAGGCATAAAGAAAATTAGTGATAAAGTGTTAAAAGGAACATTCGTTAATTAGAAAGATGAGTTTAATTTTTGAGACACAAGCAAATAAATGTCTCAAAAAAATGGGACATGAAAAATGTCCCATTTTAAATGGAATATCATAGATAAAATGGGACATTAGGACATAAGCACTGGATGTTTTATTTAAAATTTTAAGTAAAATGGGACATTGGGACATATGGGACATAAGCGAAGTAAAGAAGATGTCCCGTCCCAATGTCCCATTTTTATCAAAATGTCTCATTGGGACAGACAAAATGTCCCATTTACCCCTTCGGGGAAAATAGGACATAACGGGGTGTGTTCCTGAATGGCAGTATTGACCTTGTGGCAGTAAAGAAATGAATTGAAAAATGAAATCAAAAATTGAAAGGAAAAAACGAAATGAAAATTGATAAGTTTGGATTTAGTGCTAATATAAAGAATTACGATGAATTAGTACAGATTATAGAGAAGTTAGATGGGCCTATTAAGAATTATCCTTCTGCTAAAGGGTTTAAGAGAGTATGGGTAGTATAGAATAACTATATGTAGATAATTAGACCGCATTAGGATAAATTAAATAAACCATTCTGGGAATTTAAGAATAAGGTATTTGATATGGTATGCACATAGGAAGAGTATGAATAGATGATGGGTAAGAAAGCATTAAAGAAAATGACTGAAGGTGGAGTATATGGTATTTATGTCAATGGGCGTTTATATTATATAGGTAGTACATAGGATTTTGAGAAGCGGTTTAAGGAACATTAGATTAAATTGAGAACAAATAGTAAAGAATTATATGTGTATAAGCTTATTTAGAAAGGCGATGTAGTTGAATATAAGCCATTGATTAAAACTAAAGATGTAAAAGTAGAGAGATAGTTAGAACGTAGAGATATAGAGGATATGGAGCTTGCACTCATTACATTGTATTAGCCTATTGGAAATATAGCTGGTAGATTATAGCCGTATAGGTATCATGAAACATAAAAAACCCAGATAAAAATAATATCTGGGTAAAAAAGATAGGGTAGAGAGTGTAAAGAAAATGAAAATTAAATATAAAGTTAAAGAAATTGGTTATGCAGAAAATTGAAGGTCAATTATTAAAGATTAAATTATTTAAAGAATTGAATTAAATTACTAAAAATAGTATTAAATTGTATTAAAATAATGCCAAATTAAGCTAAATTATATTAAAATTATATTAAAATGAGGAAGTGGGTGTGGCCCTACTGCACCAGTGGCACCCCTATTATTGCTATATCGACCGACAACAAATAATCTCTACCCTAATGCAATTATATCTTTTTTTAATATTATATCATATTTTTTTATAAAAGTCAAATTTGACTTTCCAAAAATTTCCATTTTAGGCTAAAAAGAAAAGGGCATAAGCCCTTTTCCTCACCACCCCATCATATCAAGGAACTTATCAATGACTTCATCAGCAGAGCCATTGACCTTGTATACCTTGGCCTTTACTTTTTCAGCAGGCTTCTCAACCGTCTTACCAAGGTCCTCAATGGCACGACCAATCTTATCAGCCATATCAAAAACCTTCATCAGGTCTTCCGGCTTAACCTCAATGTCATAGCCATAGTAATCCTTTGCAAACTTCGCCAAGCCAGTGCAGATAGCCTCTGCATCCGCGGCCATTGTCTGATCTCTCTTGGACTTTTCAGCCTGAGCCTTCAACTCTTCTGTTCTCTTGGCCTGTGCCTTGTTCAGTTCATCAGTGATGCTCTTGGCAATATCCTCTGCGGATTCACCCTTCATCAGACGATCATAAAAATCATACATATGTATATTACCTCTTTATAAAGATTTTCAGAACTCTTTATTCTGTATATATATTATAAAATATTTTTTTAAAAATTGCAAATATAGTGAGCGAAGCGAACCAGTTTCGGGAAAAACATGCGGCATATGAGAGGCCGCTAGATTGAGCAAAAAATTGCCATATGGTAAGTTTTTCTAGAATTCCGGTCATCACTGCCAGTGACGACCGGCTGAAATTACCATCTGTTCCAATATTTTCCTTGGAAAAATTTTCCAATTATAATTCCAAAAATTGGAATGGGAGAAAATCCCATTCCAATTATTTCCTTGGACGCATCAGGGTCAACCGGTATTTAATTCCATTGTAAATAAATTCCATTTCTCGTTCTGGATTTGTAATGGTAATATTACCCAAATCTAAATCAGGGTAGGCATCTTCCAAGGAACTTTCCAAATACTGGATTAGCTCCCTTTTATCTTCATCAGGTTTGCGTTCCCGTTTTACATTTTCCACTTTCTTCCGGTCAGCACGTCTTGCCTTTTTCGCTCCTGCTTCAAACTCCGGCGGCAACTCAAACAACTTTTCGCCCCTATCAATTCGCTTATCCATTTCCAAAACTTGGTTAGCTTCTTCAATGGAAATTTTAAGCGAATTTGCCAACTTTTCAGCGGTCATTGACATTTTACCGTCCTATTAGAATTTTCTTTGCTGGGAACTATCTGGAATTAGCTGGGAGAAGTAAGGGGAGAAAACTCCCCTTACTTCTTTTTCACTTATGCCTTGGTGTAATAGACACGCCGCTTTTCAGTAGTCTTGATAACCTTGCCATCTTCCACGAGGGTTCTGAGCAGATTCGCCATTCTCTGCGTGGACATATCATTCTCATGGTTGGCATTGAAGTCAGCCACAACCGGCAGTTCCTTAATCAGTTCGGCAATAGAGTAGGTGCGGTTGGCTTCCATCTCCTGATAAATCCGCTCCACCATCTCGGCGTTCTCCACCTGCTGTGCAGTTTCCTTTCTCTCGCCGGACTTCTTGGAGACAGAAGCAAGCAGAGCTTCCAGCTTCTCCCGCACATCAGATGCAAGGATGATGTTCTCATTGTTCAGAACGGTGTTCAGAGCCTGAGCATAGGTAATCTTCTTTTCCATAATTATCAATTCCTTTCTAGCGGTAGGTCGCAACCCTTATTTGTTTTGTGTTCCTCTCTTGGAACAATTATATTGTATCACAAACCTATTGATTTGTCAATACCTTATTTTGAATTTTCCACGATTTTTTTTCGACTTGAATGAAGTATCGCAGAACGCTGGAAGTATTTGTCAGAATGGCAATTTCAATACCGTAGCTATGAAAATTTTGGGAGGGATGGGAGCCTTTTACAGCTCCCAATCACTGTCAAATCTTCCCAACTTTTTGTAGGGGAAATATTCAATACCCATCTCAAACTTGTGCTTGGTCTTTTCTCCAATGAGGGCAAACAGCATGGATTCAATGATTGCGTCCTCGATTGCAGTATGTGCTTCTTCAAAATCTTCCTGCTGGAAACAATAGGCAAATGCCTTTTCCGCGTTAGTCGGATAATATTTGCCGCTTGCCGTTCTCCACTCATTATCATAGCACATCTGCTTATAGTCAGGATTATTCAACAGATGTTCACAAGACAAGCCCCACAGGTCAAACAGCGGATACGCCTTGCCATGGAAGCGGAAAATATCAGGTTCAAACTCTTTCTGCAAATGGGGCTTGCTTCCATGGGCGATTGCTTCACATCGTTCATTCTGATAAGATTCCCATTCAAAGAAATCAGGCGAGTACAGCTTGGAAACATACAGGTCAGTGAATGGAATAGCCTTCTTAAAGTCGAACATACTGTTATATGCTCCAACAGCTACAACAGCGTCCAAATCTTCAATCAGTTCTGCGACAGCCGTATTCCAGTCCGTCAGCTTGATTTCTCCGGCTTTTAGACGGTCAAGATAAATCGGACGCTTGCTTGCATAATATGCAGTATTGAAAACGGCGGGAACACTGAAAATCTCAGAAATGAGATAGGACGCACGCTTGTAGACCTTGCCCCGAATATCCACAATCTGCCATCCCAAATCATAAATCAGCGGCTTGGCGATTGCTACATTCTTCTTCATATCTGCGGGAAACTTTGCGGCATACGGCAAGGTAGCCGTCTCACAATCCAGAATCAGGTAATACTTTCGACGCTTATCAAGTTTAGTCATAGGGTTTCCATCCTTTTAATAATGTCAATCAGGGTTTGCCATCGCTCCCTCATTGCTCTTATATATTATCACACCTTGCCCAAAATGTCAAGAAGAATATTTATTCATTTTCAATGAATATTTATGCACGCTTTAACACTTTAATGTGGTAAAGTGCGGCACTTTAAGGATTTAATACTTTAATCAAATGAAGCAGGGTTTTGGTAAAAAAATTGGTAAAACTGGTAAATATTGGAAATTCTGCCCGGCTAGGTCGTGGCCGGGCAGCTCAAAATAAAAAGGGGCATTTCTGCCCCTATGCGTTCGCCATTACCAAATTGTAATTATTTTCAAAAACTTGTAAATCTTCGGCAGTCGGTTCAAACGCCTCGAACCTATCGTTTGGAATAAATTTCCGAGTTTTTCTGAAATAAGCTCTCATCAGGTTTTCCAGAACTTGGGCAAGGTCATCATTCGGCAACTGGTAAGACTTTACAATTTCAATGTTAGAAATCTTTACCCTGCCGCCTCTTTTGTATTCACGTTTAAGAAGCCCTTGCATCCTCTTTGCAATTATATTAGCCTTACCAATTTTTGTAAAAACCCATTTGCCTGCTTCATCAAACATTTTGATTAGGTAGGTGTTACTTGTTCCTTCTTCTTTTGGCCGTCTCTTGGTAACAAACTCACCAATGATAAGGATTGCTTGATTTACCTTGTCCAGAATATACTTTTTTGCCCAATCTTTGCAAGCGTTGAAAATTTCTTCGCAAGCTTCAAACCAATGAGATTTCCAACGCTTGTTTGCATTGTCAAATCTTTCCTTTGCACCCTCAAAATCGTTGGACGAAACATAATCAGAATACGTGGGATTTTTTGCCATTTTTATCACCTTTTTCAATTTTTTTGGAAGAAAATGGGGAAAAATCCCCATTTTCTTTAACTTTTCGGCTTTCTTTTCTGGATAAGGGTCAATTCAAACCGTTCGCCGCCACTTGTAAACATAATTGTGCGTTCTTTGTTAGTGATTTCTTCTTCAATCACTTCAAAATCTGCCATTTCTGCCAAATATTTTGACAAACCGGCGATAATTGCACCTTTAATTTCATTAGGTTTACGCGGGCGGTAAACATTGCTTTTCTTGACCGTATGCTCTTTGACATTAGCAAGTTTCATCGCTTGCTTATGTTCTTCTGGACTTAAATCAAAATCAACTTTCTGATTGCGGTCAATAGCTTTGTCGGCGTCCAGAATGTCAACTGCTTCATCAATCGAACATTCCAGCTTGTCAACAAGATTATCGACTTTTGCCCATTCCTTTTCAGTCAATTCTCTCATAGGCTCTCCTTAATTAGTGGGGCGGATTTCTCCGCCCCTTGGTTTATCACGCCTTGGTGTAGAACACGCGACGCTTCTCCGTGGTCTTAATGACCTTGCCACCATCGACAAGCGGCTTCAACAGACTTGCGAGCTTCTGAACCGACAGCTCGGTTTCATGGTTGGCGTTCCAATCGCTGACAGCCGGAAGCTCCTTCATCAGCTCTGCGACGCTGTACTTACGCTCGAATGCCATCTGCTCATAGATTGCATCAGAGTAGGCGGCGTTTTCTTCCTGCTCTTTGGCCTGCTTCTTGTTTTCCTTCTTGCTGTCCAGAAGCTCAATCTGGTGATTGACAAAATCAATCAGGGCAGTATCTGCTTCATGTTCTGCGAGGAAATCAGAAACGCGGGTGAACATTTCCTTGCGGGTGGGGGCTTTAATCTTTTCCATGGTATCAATTCCTTTCTGGTTTTTAAGTGTTTCCTTCACTTGTTGACTTAATTATAGCACATCAGGTGGGGATTGTCAAGAGGGAATTTTATTTTTTTTACACACGAACCGCGGAAGTTGTGTAGCCCGGCTAATGATGCCAAGCACTTTTAGTTGCTGTTCCCTCTTGACATTATGAATTATACCATGTTTCAGGATTCTTGTCTATTGGCAAATTGCACAAAATTTGCATGAAAAAATTGTGCAAAATGCTTAAAAATTAAAATGCCGCCCAATTGCGTTGGTAATTGGGCGGCTCAAACGAACCGCCCATTTTTTTTAGGAATTTTCATCCAAACCGCAAGCAATTTCCAGAAGATTACAGATGTTCAAAACATCATAAATGTCTGGCTGTTCAAAATCATCATCATCTTCCCACCATTCCCAGCAAATACAACCACAGTATTCACCATTGGCATTCAATGGATAACAATACCAGCCATTTTCAATTTTTGATGCTTCTCCTAAATTTTTTGGAAACCAGTAATCTTTTACCGTGGTATTATAACTTGTAACGGGAAGACCATCTGCACCATAAATTACAACTGGCATTTCATTTCTTCTAAACCAAGCCATAATAACCTTAATAAAAAAAGCCATTTTCAATCCTCCACCAGATTTTCCCTGATAAATTCATCATCTTCATAGAAGTATTCGCCCCAAGAGTATTGGCAAATCCACAAGGCGTCTGTATCATCCCACTGGATGACTTGGGCGGTATAACCGCCCTTGTTAAATCTCTTTCCTCTCATTCGTTAAAATCCTTCTTTCCATCAAGAATTGCCTCAATTTCAGAGGTAGTTAGTCTATCGACCTTTTCTTCAATCTCATTGAGAATTTCTCCGTCATCCCCGCAGATTTCATCGGTGATGTTCAACCATTCATCATAGATGTGAAGCAGGACAAAATCGCCCGATTCGATTGTTGCACCACAACAGCCGCAGATAATTTCATCTCTGTCCTGATTCCAGATACCCGTTTGAACAGTTCCTTCATTGTCCATGAAAATAACCTGATAATTCATTGTATCATTTCCTTTCCTTTTGATAAATCAATTATATCACAGGTCAAGGGGCTTGTCAAGCCCCTTGATTAAATTTCTTGCCAATTTCCTGAATATCTTCAAGAACTTCTTCATAAGACCGCCACTCGCCATAATGGTATTCAGGGTCATAATACCACAGACCATAGTAGTCAATCAGTCCCATGACAATTTTAATGGGAACTTCATAGCCCATTTCATCAAAATAATCATTGATGAATTGTGCTTGGGCATAAGAATGAATTTCCACCGCCCCAATTTCATCACATTTAGGATAATTAAATCCCTCAATTTCCTTGCCTTCAAGGTCGAACAGCGTCAACGGCTCGCAATTTTCAGATTTACATAAATCTTCGTATCTGCATTTCCATTCGTGATGAATACATTCTTCTTCATCGTTGAACACCTGCCCGCAGAAGTCGCACTCATAGGTTGTAATTTCAGTCATGTTTATCAATTCCTTTCACTTAATTTCACCATTTTTGAAATATCCAGTTGCTGGTACTAACTTTACTTCTTTTGGATTTATCCAATGCTCTTTCATGTATTTTTCCGCTGTTTCTTCATCTTCAAAAACAAGTCCTGTGAATCTTAACCCACATTCGTATTTCATCAATGCTATCATAGTATCAATTCCTTTCCTTTTGGTACTATTATTATATCAAATTTTTTTTAATTTGTCAAGCCGGTTGGGAATTTTTTTTTATAATTTTTTTCCCAACCGGCATTTTTTATTTCATGATTGAAGAAAATTCTTCTGTGTGTCCACAACTATCGCAAGTATAGTAATAATCTTTTGAACCGCGATAATTTGTAGCACTTGAAAATTGATACTGACCGCCACATTCACAATAACCATTATTCCAGCGGTCATGATTGCTTTCTTGTTCTTTGTACAATAGAGTTGCAACGCCAAAACCAATAGCAATCGCAATCAGAACAGCAACAACTCTACCATGCCAAGTTTCAGGGGCAACAATGGCGATCATTAAAGGAAGAATGGTTAAAACTAACCAAGCAAAATAAAAACCCGGATTTGTAAGCATTTGTATCACTCCTTAAATATAAATGATTCCATTGCCACCAGCAGGCGGATTCAGATTGTCTACGGTGATGTCAGTAGCCGCGTCCTGGCCATCTTCGTCTTCATACTCAACATGGAATGTCAAATCTCCAACATTATCCAGATAATCCTGAACAGACTTGATGATTGCGGCCATGTATTTTGCTTCTTTCTCTTGGTCTAACTGGTTAATTCTTTCCTTGGCTAATGCAATTAAGGTCTGTAATTCTTCCGGCTTCTTGTTATTTATGTAGTCGTTCAAGTCCTGCAAATTCATTGCTTTAACAATAGCGGCGTTCATAATCATTTTTATCAATTCCTTTCTTAATTTGTATCTTAATTATACACGATTTCAGGATTTTTGTCTATTGGCAGAATAACCAAATTTGTGAGTAAAAAATTGTGCAATGTGCCAAAAATCTAAAAATCCTCGCGGCTGGACCGTGGCCGCGAGGCTCAAAAAATAATACAAGAGGCTTATTTTGTCAAGCCTCTTGTATTATTTTTTTAACATTCAGACATAAGGTTGAGGTAGCGGGCAATCATGTCCATTTCGCAACCCATGTCCTGCCGGTCGCAAACTGTATAACCCACAAGCTCGCCGTCCGCACAAATCGGGTAAACGCCATAAGTGTTATTGAAAACAAACGGCTTTCTTTTAAATTCCCACTGGGTTGGAACATAAGCTGGAAAGTTTTCCATGCCCTGCAGTTTCACGGTAGTATCATAGATTGCGATGGGACGCAGACCGGAATTCGACGCCATTTTAATAGCAATTCGCATAGCATCTTCGGTCAGCGAACCAAGCACCGAATACCTCTTAAAGCAAACGCAGTTATCATCTTCAATAAAGATTTCAAGAGGGTCTCCCTCGCGAATCTTCAAGTTACGGCGGATTTCTTTCGGAATAACAACACGTCCAAGGTCATCAATTCTGCGAATAATGCCAGTTGCTTTCATTTTTATCAATTCCTTTCTTTTGATAAATCTATTGTATCACATTAGGGGTTGTTTGTCAACCCCTAATTTATTTCATAATCGGGCAAGTGTTCATTCCATTGTCTTTCATCCAACGAATAAAATCTTCTGCGGACAATTCTCCCGACAACTTCTTGAAACTCATGTCATAATCAACTGGCTTATAAATTGTTTCACGTGAAACAGGGAAACTGATTTTTTCGGGCTTGTATTCTTCGCCTTTCCAGTATCTCATATTCTCGATATGGAATTTTTTGATTCTTCTGTCAAAAGTTCCACGCTTGATAAAACCATTAACATAATTACTGCAAATAGCTACAGCAAGGTCTGTTGTGTTTTTAATTGTCAATACTTCATTTTCAGGCGGTTCGGGGCGATAGACAAGTTGCGGGTCCCAATTCAGAATAGACTCTTGACCATCATTCATTTTCATGTAAATGCGTTTCCAATACAGATTTTTCATAGTTTATTCTCCTTACTTATTATCTCTTGGAACAATTATAGTATAACAGGTATCGGGAGAAAAGTCAACTGTCATTTTGCACAAATTTCCGGGCGAAAAATTGGTGAAAATGCTGAAAATCTAAAATGCCTGCCGCGGCGTTGGTTCGCGGCAGGCTCAAATAGAATTTCCATTTAATTCCAATAGACAAGTAAGAAAATGGGAATCCAAAATCTGGATTCCCAAATTTTTCAAATAGGAAGTGAATTGAGAGGACAAGGAAAAACTGTAATACCAACATTTGGTTTCAGCAAGAATTTGGCATCTTCTCCGATATAATCAAAACTGAAAACAGCCCATTCATCTTCGATATCTTCATCATCCAGCATCAGATTCTGCCAAGCAGGATTTACTGCGGAAACTTTGTCAAAAATTGTCTGGACTGCTTCTTTCGCCATTTCAAAACTGTCGAATGCACAGTCCAAGTCGTTGAAATCTGCTTCTTCAAAATGAACTACCCAAATAAATTTTGTTTCCATTTTTATCCATCCTTTCAGCCCAAGGCAATTAAAATTTTAATGTCCGTTGCTTCTTCAAGCAAAATGTCAAGCTGTTCGTCATTCATTTGATTCTTCTCCCCAAGTAATAATTTTTGTGTAGGTCTTTACTCCGAACATAAGTCTTTTCATGTCTAAAATAAATGAATCGGCATCACGTTCTGTGCGAAAATCTAATTCATTGTTATAATATACTCTTTTTTCATCATAGCCTGAATATTTGACAGTAATTTTTTTAGGAATCATCATCTTCATCGTCTCCCCAAATGGCAACAGCCAAAGTATAACAGTCATTTTGTAAATCAGAATGAATTTCAAACAGTTTATCACTTAATTCTTGTGCGTTTGTAAAATCATAAGGATTTGAGATATTCTTTTTTTCACAGTAAATTTTTCCAGCTAATTTTCCAATCTGGTTTGCCAAGTCTGTAAGCTCTTTAAGAATATCATTCATTTCATTTTCCCCTTATGGGCTGGATTATTCCAGCCCATTCAAAATTTCTTTCAATACTTCCAGAATGTCAACCTTAGTCGGGTCGATTGCTCCGCCCAAGTCCCAATCCCTGCGGACTCTTGCATCATCATCAAAAATCAGGGCTTCTTCATCATCAGCAAGTCTTGCGGCTTCAACCTTATGCTTCGGCGTTCCATAAGCTACACATCGCAGACTGTCAAATGGAAAACCATATTCTTTCAGCCAAGCTCGTTTTGCTTTTCTGACTTCATCATCATACTGCTTGTTCGGCTCTTTTGACAGCCAAGTGATAACTGCGACATTGATACCGCAGTTCTGCAAGCTACGGAGCAGACAAGCAAGTTCTGCCATATCAACCAGCGGTTCGGCGGTCTGATAGGGTGTAGGGTCATAGGCTCGAATTTTATCAAGCCAATCTTCCACACCATAGAGGTCAACCAGAGTTCCATCAAGATCGAAACATAATTCCTTAATCATTTTATCATTTCCTTTCTCTTTTGGAGTATCTTTATTATAACAGGTTCAACCAAATTTGTCAAGTGTTTTTTTCAAACTAATTTAATATTTTTATAGTTTTCAATAGCCCAAGCACTTGCAAATGGCATAATAGACATATCTTTTACACCATTATTTACACTCATTTGGATATTTTTCCCAAGAGCATAAGCATATCCGATTTCCCAAGCTGTTCCAGAATCAGAATACAGACCATCATATACAACAAACACCATGTCACATTCTTGAATGGCGGCAATATCCATTTTGAAAACTTCCCTTGCCCAATCCTCTTGCGACATCTCCCAAGCGTTCGGGACTGTATGTTCTTGTGGCACAAATACATCATACCCAAGCCGCCGGAAACCAGCCGCATATGAATCAATTCTTGATTTTGTTTCAGGACGGAAGAACGCACCAGCCATATAGACTTTCATATCAGATTCTCCTTTCAAGAACCGATTGACAAAATATTTCCATTTTTGTCAAATTCAAACATAATGTCTTCGCCTAAACAGGCGTTCTCAATTTCGACATATGTTGATTCATCAGCAACAATAGATTGCAAGTTCCCATTCAGATGTTCCAGAATTTGGTCGAGGGCTTCGCGGTCAGTCATTTTAATCAGTTCCTTTCCTCTTGGATTGTTTATAGTATAGCACAGGGCAAGCCAAATGTCAAGACATAAAATGGAAAATACTTTCGTCAAATTACACAAAGATTTTGGGAAAAATTTCCAAGGGCTGGGCTGGAAGGATTTGGAAAACTTTTTTACGTTAGCACTTTAATTCGCGAAATTCCAGCCGCGGCGTTGGATCGCGGCTGGCTCAAATGAATTCCCAAATTATGGGATTGCCAAAATTTTCCGCATTTGATTTTTCGACTGGAAAATTATAGAATTGAAACAGAAATAAAAATTATTTTTTTTATATAAAAAATTATATTATTTTTTTCTATAATTTTCAAATAAGAATTTCCTCCCAAAATATGGGAGGAAACTCAAATTGATTTTAGAATTTATAATGCGGAATTTCGGAAGCGTCAAGAACTCTTGCGATAGGTTCATCATTTTCGACTAACATATAGTCTTTTCCACAGTGCTTCTGAATATGGGATTCAGCTTCTGAACGGCACGAGGCATCTACAAAAAACAGACGCGGCCAGTCTTTTGTGGGGAAGAAGTTAATTACCAGATATTTCCACGTCTTATCTCCTTCCATTTTTACCACTCCTTAATATTCAGTGTAGCTTCTACGGCGTAGACTTTTGCATCATCAGGGAAACAGTCAAATTCTCCGGTAGCTAAATCAATTGCGTTAATTTCATCGCCCTCATTGTCAATACATTCTGTTTTCATATGAATTGTGTCTGTCCTTGGGTCGCGGAAAACAGTTCCAACTTCCAAGGAAGCGAAATGTCTAAATTCTTTTTTCTGTGCAAATTCGATTTTCATTTTTATTTTTCCTTTCTATGTTTAATTAGCTTTTTTGCCATGTTCTTCTGAATTGCTTCATATACCACTTTCGGCATTTTCATCTGCCCGTTTCGTCTGAAAATTGCAGTTGCTTTGTCCATGTTGACATAATATAATGTGATTAGAAATTCCATCCGGCTATCTGTAATCAAAATCACTCCTGTGCTTGTAATAATCTGCCATTTGTCCTCATATTTGAATTTTGCAACAGGTTCGCCAAGTCCGGTATTCATTTGAATTTCAACATATCTGTCTAGCCGGTCTTCCTTGATATGCTGACTGACTTGCAATTTTGTAATATCCATTTTAATTTCCTCCTTTTGGAAGAGGGCTTTTTAGCCCTCATTCCTATCATCTTCAATCCAACGGTTAAGGAACTGTTCGCAAGATTCATCCGGATTATCAATAACCGCTTTCTCACAAGCCTTCTGAAAAGGACAGGCTTCACAAGAAGGAAGGTGTTTAATAAGTTCAATCAGCATTTTCTTATCAAGAATGTTGTTTGCAAATTCAGACATTTTCATTTTCATTTCCCCCTTAATCAATATAAGTAGACATTAGACAAACCCATTCGCGGCTCTCATACTTTGGGCTTCTCTCCCTAGCGTCTGCTAGGGAGTAGCCATATGCAGTTTCCGTTTCACCCGTGTTGACGTTGTACATTTCAAATTCAAACATGATGTTAGTCCTCCTCGATGCAACCGCAGACTGTGTACCACAGACCCATATACTCGTCGTAGTTGCGGGCATATGTGTTGCAGAAGTCATTGATGGATTCCGCACTGAAATCATGGTCATTATCAATCCATTCGTTCAGCAGTTCAGCGATTCTTTCAGTAGTCATTTTTTGTATCTCCATTTCATTTTTTATCTGTTCCCTTGGAACAATTATATATTAGCACACCCTATGGCAAATGTCAATAGGAAAGTCAAATTTTTTTATTCGTCAATATGCACAAAGATTTTGGAAATAAATGGTATGGAATTATATACCATAAGCTGGTAGGATATGGGAAATGGAACATAATGTCAGATATGGTAAAATTTGACTGGAAATATTCGGAATTGGTATTAAATGGAAAATGCGGGGCGTGGCGAGCCTGCTGTGGATATAGCAATTTCGCCACGCCCCGGCGAGGCAATTCATTTGATTAAAGTGATAATGAATTAAAGAAAATGAATATTCATTTTGAAATGTATAAATATTCATTTCCAAAAGATAGAAAAATGGGGCTGATTTCCAGCCCCATATGGAATTAAATGTAAAGGCAAGCCGGATTACCACGCCATCTGTAAATCGAAAGCTGATTACATTTCTTGCCAATTTCAACCGCCTCGCGTTTTGTGGAAACTCGTTTGGAAATGTCAATGTAGTATCTGCCATTTTCAAGCCAAATGCCGCATGTGCCCTTAAACTCTCGAACCGCCTGTATTGCCATTTCAGGACTGATGACCTCGACGCCATTAGTAGCTACCTGATAGCCGCTCTTATACCTCTTGATTTTTCCATTTTTAAGAGTCAGGCCATCGCCGTCAGCCAGTTTCTTGATTGTTCTAATGTTAATCATATTATCAATTCCTTTCTGTTGGTGAAGAGGGTCTTATCCCTCTTCACTCCAATTTGCCCTAGACCTATCAAGGTCTACCTTAAAGACTTCCCAATGCTGGGGAATGATTTCAAACTCCCGTGTTGAGAGGTTGAAAGCATTAGAGCCATCCGCCCAGCCCTCTGCACCAACTGGGATATAGAGAATATCATCCCATTCCCCGTTGAGAGTAAAGAGGTCATGTGCTCCAAGGGCTCCTTCCTGTGTCCATTCACCAGACCATTTATGATTTTTCATTTTAATCCTCCATCATCACGAAAAAGTTCCAAGAGGGATATTCAGGTCTGCCGCCAGCAGGGTTATTGTGGCGGACCACCTGACAAAATGAAACAGAAATCCAGAACATAATGATAATGCCGGATAGGGTTAATGCGAGTTTGAGATTTTTCATTTCAAAAATTCCTTTCCGAAAATTCAATTCATGTGCTCGATTGTGCGGTTGGTAAGCGGTAGAGGGACTCAAATGTCCCTCACCACTAACGTCAAATGGTCTGCCATATGTTCAATGCACTGCACCATCTGATAGCTTGTGAAATGATAGGTTGTCAGCATACCACCTTTGAATATCGCAGACCTATTGCCAAACCCTACAATTTCCAGTTCCTGCATGATGTAGAGTTTTTCTTCGAGTTCGCGGTAGAAGGCAGGCTGCCAAGGGCAGTTGAATGTAGTGGATAATTGCCATCTGCAATAATCAGTTTGAACATTGTTCTTGTCAAGAAAACGGATCTCAGCATAGGGATTTCGTGCAGTTGCCATAGTGTACCATCCTTTCTATTGGAAGCCAAGGGTTTTAACCCTTGGCTCTGTAAGTTTCTTTGCCTTTCTCGAATGTGCTCATGACTTCACCAGTCTGCATATCAACGACATCTCTGTCGTTCCGTGCCCATAGACTGTAAGCATGTGCCATGGCTCGTGCTGCGGTCAGGCTACGGTAGATTGTGCCATACTGGCCAGTCGTGTGATTATAGATAGAGTACATAATGTTATCCCCTTTCTGATATTCTGGTTGAGCTATTAGCTCAACCAGATCTGCTTGCTTGTTGCAATAGTCCAGCGACGCCGACTTGCTGCCAGCCGTTCGACTTCCCACTTGACCCATTTAGAACAACCGCATTCGTCCATATCAGCGAAAATACGTTCCAGCTCCATATGGTCGCTCTTCATCGAGGATTCAGTGTAGTTTGCCTTAGCAATCTGCCGTGCAATATAGTCCTTCTGATCCAGCAGCTTGTGAAAGGTGGCTTCGCCATCAGGGTCAGAGAATTTGACCCTGTTCATGGCATCGTTGATGTGAAAGATGGTGTTCATCATAGCTTCCTTGCGTGCGGTTCTTCTGTTGATACGGTTCATAGTTTTACCTCCATATAATGTCAGTTGGTTGTTAGGTGAATGGGTGAAGAAGCTTATGCTTCTTCACCATATAGCAGGTCGTGCAGTTTGTAGAAGAAGTCTTCGAGCATATGTTCAAAGATATCCGCCCATTCCTCGGCCTCGTCTTGCAAGTCTGTCAGCTTCTCATAGGCGGCCTCATATGCGATACATGGATTGCCAGTTTCCATATCCATGTTATAGTCCGTGTGCTCCAAGTCATATTCAGCACTATGAATAGCCCAAGTCAGGTTGTCCCACTGCGGGATATTCTTCGCCGCATATTCATGATACTTGTCCAGCATACCATCATAGTCGAAGCTATTGCCAAGCATATGGTATTGCTTGACATATGCTATCAAGTCTTGTGCCTGTTCTGCTAACTCTGCTTTGATAGCTTTCTGTTTGTCCTGTTCGCTTGTTTTAATTGCATATACCATGATTTTACCAATCCTTTACATATTATTTGACTGTTAGTTGTCAGCTGTCCGTGGTGCTATCTGCCGTAGGCGATGGACTGCCCTACCGCTTGCACCGCACTTTCCATGTTCTACCATTGCGTCCGCTATGCGGTGCAGACGTTCGGCTTAAATTCACTTGTCAATGTTCAACGCCGCTCGGTGCTTCGGCCTCTTTCCGGTCATTCTACTACACTTGCAAGGGCTTGCGTTGTTTGTTTTTCCCTTGCTTCGTTGTACTCATTGTACCATAGGATTTTCGGCTTGTCAAGAACTTTTTTCAAAATTTCTTGATTTTTTTTCGCTTGCCTTGCGGCTTGCTTTGCGTTGTCCCGTGGTCAATTTCTGATTATAGAATAGCACCTATGCCCGAAAATGTCAACTACTTTTTTTCAAAAATCGAAATATTTTTTTAGGGGGTTAGTCGTATCTAACTTGCTTCATTTGAATAAAGCAAGACAATAGACTTTAACATTTTAGTCAAGTGAAGTGGGGGGCAGGGTTTCGTGTAAAAAAAATGGAAAAAATGGATAAATCTTCCTACCTGGCAAAATAATTTCTAAAACCTTTTTTAATTTTAGAAATCGGAACAAATTTCTAAACTCATTTTTAATTTCAGAATACGGAATAAATTTATAAAAAAAATAAGCGGGAAAATATTTTCCCGCTTTAATTTTATTCCTTAATTACTCGATATCCATTCTATTCCAATGTTTCTTTTGCAAGAGCTACGGCATCACTGGCTTCAGGACATTCAATACATAAAAAAGTCTTACCATCTACTTCATCAATGTAAAATTCATAATTATGACCATTTACCATATGCAATTCTTCACGAAGTTTAGAAGGAATCATTAAACGTCCAACTGTATCAAGTTTTCTTGTATAAGCTGTTTTCAGCATTTTAACTCACTCCTTTCTTTTTAATTGGGAGAATATGAGCCATCCCATAAATTTTTTATAATTCATTTTACAAAATTTTTTGTTCTTTGTCAAAATTTTTCTTAACAAAATCTTAACACGAATTAATTAAAAGGAATAATACCTTCATTAGGGTCAATTACTCCTCGTTCTTGATGAAAGCGATAATTGACATATCCATTTTTAAATTTATAAACTTCTACTTCAGGTATAATATATTGATCTTCTTTATCTACAATTTTAGAACCAAGAGTAATACCAATTGGGTCACCCTCTTCTTCATATTTAGATAAATCAATAGACATTAAATCTTTTTTATTTTTAATGACATGGACTATTCCAGGCCCAATATATTTTTCTTCTAGTCCTTTATTATATTCAATATATTTCTTATCGCTTTTAAAATTCATAAAATCTTCAAGGGCTTTAGTATAGTCTTTATAAAGCTTTGCTTCAATAATTTTACCACAAATAAATCTGGCCGCACATCCTAATCCAAGTGCCGCACCACTACCTAAAAGAAGCCCATGGACAAACTTCATTAAATCACTTCCTTCAATTTTTAAATATAATATATTTACTTTTTCTTACGTTCCTTAATAGGATTATAGGCTCCCTGCTGTTTAGGGTTTTCGCCCCACATAAGTTGATAAACAGCTCTAGTTGCACTATTAATTGCTCTACGTTTAGCTTTAGAAGCCATACTACCTAAAATACCACGAGGTTTTCTCATAAAATTATCTCCTTTAATTTTATATAAATATTATATAAAAAATTTTTATAATTGTCAATTTTACATTTTACATAATTTTTTTACTAAATACCATAAAAATTTTTGGCCATGGTTGACTTTGCAAATTTTTTGTGTTATAATTTTTTTAGAAGGATTGGAGGTATTAATCTTGATAAAATTAGATTATACTCTTGAAACTCCTGAAGAACGAAATGAATTAGTAAAAAAAATTTTAGAGGAAAATCCAAATCCTAATGAAAAGTATTTAGAAATCCTCGCAGATTATCTAATTCTATGTATGGAGAAACAAGAAAAAAAAGAAAAGAAAATATTAACTGATAATAGATTAATGACAGTTAATAAACGTGAAACTTCTTTCGAAGGACTTGTTTCCCAGTTAGAGAATGGTGAAGATGGTATATATAATTTAATTAATAGTGATAAAAATATGATATTTTAGCCAAAAGTTACAATTACAAAAAAAGATTTAGAAGAAATTCCTAGCTTAAAACAATTAAAAGACGCTATTACAACTTGGGAAGCAAAAATGAAAGTAGTGAGTGGTAAAGATGCTTTTACTATAAAAAAAGCATTAATAGAAATGCGCAAAGACCAATATGTTATTAAAAATGCTTATCGAAAACCAATAGTACCAGTAAAGCTTACACGATCTAAATATAAAATTAAATTAGATGAAGATGTAAAAATGTTTGATGATGATGGATATCCAATTCCAGAAGGAATTTCATTAATGAATCCTGAAATTTGCTCTTGTATCTTATGTAACTATTCTCGATTAAAAGAAGATAGTTGGGATCGTTTTGAAGATGATACTTGGTATCTTATTTATGATTTTGAAAATATTTGTGATGAAGCCTTAGCTGATTATCCTATGTTAATGCGTATTGTAGAATGTAAAATTGATGGATTACAAAATATAGAGATTCAAAAAATTTTACAAGAAGAATTTAATATTACCCACAGTTTAGAATATATATCAAGTTTATTCCGCAATAAAATACCAAAGCTTATTGCTGATAAAGCTGTTGATAAATATTTAGAATGGTATTATACAACTCAAGAAAAAGGTAAGTATAAAAAATGCAGTAGATGTGGACAAATTAAATTGGCTCACAATAAATATTTTTCCTATAATAAAACAAGTAAAGATGGATTTTATAGTATATGCAAAAAATGCCGAAATAGTTCTCGTAAAGAAAAAATGAAATCCTAAAGAAAGGAGAAATATTGATTGTCCAGCGAAGGTAAACAATATTACTGTGAAAAATGTAATAAAACTATGGATGGAACTTAGTTTTATACATCTAATAATTTAGATAAATATCCTAATGATGGTAAATTACCAAAATGTAAAAAATGTATAACAATGCATGTAGACAATTGGAATCCGGATACTTATCTATGGATATTGCAAGAATGTGATGTTCCTTACATTCCTGAATAGTGGAATTAGTTAATGGGTAAATTTGCGAAGGATAGGACAAAAGTCACTGGAATGACAATATTAGGTCGCTATCTCTCTGCAATGAAATTAAATCAATGGAAAGATTATAGATGGAAAGATAGTCAATTCTTGCAAGACTTACAAAATAAAAAAATAGAAGAAACAATGAAGCAATAGGGATATGACATTCAAGATATTACTACAGCTATTCAACGTGCTTCATTTGCTTTGCCATCAGAAGAATTAAAAGAGCCGCCTCCTCCCGCACCTCCTCCATTAGATTTTGGGAATTCTGGGGAAGATTATTTTAAAGATAAATTAGATTTTGATGTTCCTGATTTAGGTGCAGAGCTAACAGACGAAGATAAACGATATCTTTATTTAAAATGGGGAAAAGGTTATAGTCCTGATGAATGGGTGCGCTTAGAGCAATTATTTAATGAAATGATGTAGTCTTACGATATTTAGTCCGCAGGCCATATTGATACATTAAAACTTGCCTGTAAGACATCATTAAAATCTAATTAGTTATTAGATATAGGTGATGTAGACGGCGCCCAAAAGATGATTAAAATGTATGATTCTTTAATGAAATCGGGCAAATTTACTGCTGCCTAGAATAAAGAAGAGTCTGGCGATTTCATTGATTCTGTTGGTGAATTAATAGAAATGTGTGAGAAACAAGGCTATATCGAAAGATATTACATTGATACTCCAAATGATAAAGTAGATTTTACAATTAAAGATATGCAAAAATACACTCGTACTTTAATTGAACGAGAAACTAATCTTGGCAATATGATTGATTAGGCATTAAAACAAAACGCTAAAGAAGATGAATAGGCTAAAGAAAACGTCGAAGATACAATTGTTGATGATGTTGATATGTCTATTGAAGACATTGAAAAAACTTTAGAAGATAAAGATATTGAAGACTTTAGTGAATTTTTAGATAATGAAACAGAGTTAGATATAGATGCTTTCTCTGATAGGGAAGATTAATGGCGTTACAAGATTTACTTGACCTATCTACAAGTCGAAAAAAGATAGGTCTTTCTGAAGAACGTATTAATGCTGTAATGCCAGTCATTCGTAAATATACTGCCTTTTGGCGCGAATATCCAGATTTATTTGTTGATTTTTTAGTACGAGGAACACGTACAGAATAGAAAGAAGGAGAATTTAAATTTTTCTTCTATTAGCGTGTTTTTTTAAGATGTGTAATGCGCTATCAATATGTTTATGCAGTTTTCCCTCGTGCTTATTCTAAATCATTCTTATCAGTTATGGCATTAATGGTTAGATGTATTCTTTATCCTGGTGTTCATTTATTTGTTACTTCTGGTGGTAAGGAACAAGGCGCAAGTATTCTACATGATAAAGTTAATGAAATTTGTGATTTAATACCAAGTTTTAAACGTGAAATTGATTGGGGCCGAGGTAAGAGCCAAGAGAGTAAAGATAAAGTACGTTATGTATTTAAGAATGGTTCTGTCCTTGATAATTTAGCTGCGAGAGAAAGCACTCGTGGTCAGCGTCGTCATGGTGGTCTAATGGAAGAATGTGTAGGTATTGATGATTAGATTTTGCGCGAAGTTATTATACCAGTTATGGCTATTCCTCGTAGAGCTAAGGATGGTACAACTCATGAAGAAGAAGCGGTAAATAAATCATAGATTTATATTACTACTGCTGGTTATAAAAATACTTATCCTTATGATAGATTAATTGGTTTATTGGTTCGTATGATTACATAGCCTGATAGATGTATGGTATTAGGCGGAACTTGGCGAACTCCTGTTGCTGTCGGATTACAGCAGAAAACATTTATTACTGACCAGAAAAATGAAGGAACTTATAATGAGGCTTCTTTTGAACGTGAATATGAATCAATTTGGTCTGGTACTGTTGAAGATGCTTTTTTTAATGCAGAAATATTTAATAGGAATAGAATACTGAATTAGCCTGAGTATGAAGCTTCTGGCCGTTCAAGTAAATTATCTTATTATATATTAAGTGTTGACGTAGGCC